TTGCCCTCACGGCCGCACTGCTGACAGCTCTGCTGCTCCTTGAGGAGCGCCCGGAAGTACGCCTCCGCGGTCCAGCCACGTTCCAGGCCGAACTTCTCGGCAAGGATTCCACCATCGTCTGGCAACGTGACGCCGGCCGCGACGAGGTCGTCGTTGATCTCCATGTCCGTCGCGATGTTCCACAGCGGGAAGAACGCATCGTGGTCCAGCCCCAGGCTGCGGGCCAGCTTCTCTCCGCGCTCGGCATGGCCGCGAATGGGGTGCTGAACCTCGTGGCATAGGACGCCTTCCAGCTCGGACACCGACCAGCGGTCCAGCGGTTCCGGGTCCACCAGCATGACGTAGTTCGGCAGGATGCCGACCGTCCCGACCGCGCCGCGTTCGACCCAGACGGGAACGAGCTTCACGAAGCTCGCCCCGTAGTAGCCGAACCGCCGACGCGCCATGTACCGCGCCGTCGACAGCTTCTGCTCCGGGCTGAGCCGCTTCGACTTCTCGACCGCCGCCCTCCGCTCGTCGCGCCTACTCATGGGCACCCTCCTCCGCTTCCGCCATCAGGATTGCCTGCGCCACGTTGGCCTTGAGCGAGTCGAGCCGCGCGTCGATGTCGTCGAGCTTCGTGTCGAGCAGCTCCGCGTACCTGTCCAGCTTGGCGCGCATCTCGTCGCAGTACCGCACGCGGGTCTGGAGCGCCCGCTTGCCGAGCTCCTCGCCGTCGTTCAGCTCGCGCTCGATGCTGGTCGCGAGCGTCTTTGCCTCCTGCGTCACGGCGTCGAGGATCGCGTCCACGGCGTCCTGCGTCTGCATCGCGGGGAGCTGGAAGATGGCGTGGTCGGAGACGCTTCGAATGACCTCGACCATGCGGTCCCAGACGGGGATCATGTCGCGCGGAAGGAAGTACACACCGCCCTTGTCCCGCAGCGACACCGCGTTCATCTTGGGCAACAGGTTCGTGAGCCAGTACGAGGTCGCGCCCGGGTCGTGCTCCATGCAGGCGACGCCGAACTGGCGCTGAACGTCGCGCTGAACGCCTCCGTTGGCCCACCCCGCCGCGTCCAGGTCGATGATGTTGAGCGCCGGGCCGGGCCGGACGTCGAGGATCGGCGTTCCAGCCTCCGTCCGCTCGTCGGAGATGGACGCGGTCAGGATCGTCGCGTGCTCCAGGTCGCGGCCGTCCGCCGCCTCGTGGACCAGGGCGAACCCATCCACTCCGCGGCCCAGCGGGCGGACGAGCAGCCGCCGCTTGGAGCGCGTGCCCGTCAGCACGGCCATCGTTCGGCGCAACGAGTGAAGCGGGCTCGGCGGCGAGGGCAGGAGCGCGAGGTCCAGGTCGGCCTCGGTCCACGCGTCCACGAGTACCTCGTGTTCGACGGTTCCGGCGAGCCGCCAGTAGACGACCCTCCCGGCTACGTTTCCGGCGTCCGCGACGACCACCACCCCGGCGGTCCCGTTCTTGATCTCTTCTCCCGTCATTTCAGCCTCCGTCGGCGCCACTCGGCACCGAGTTCATTATTGTGCTACGAATGCACCGAACGCAAGGGAAACAATCAACGCACCGTACAGGGAGTGATCCCTCTTCCCCTTCCGCCGCGTTCCGCGCAATGATCGAAGTGTGGAAACGAACACGCGACGTACCGTAGACCTCCTTGCCGCCCGCTTGGAGTGCCTTGCCGTGCCGGTCGGTCAGCCCAGCGTGACCGCCCTGGCAATCGTCCTCGGGAAGCTCTGTCGGAGATTCGGCGTGGACCCAGGCGAAGCCTTCGCCGTTGCCCGGCTCGCACATTGCGCCTTCGGTGCCGAGCGGAGGATGAACTGATGGGCTCGAGGAGCGCGCGGAAGGGAAAGGTCTGGGAACGGGCGGTCTGTCGGCTGCTCCGCCCCGTCTTCGGCGACGGTGTGCACCGCGGCGACCAGCGGCGGCAGGGCGGCTCGGCTCCCGGCGAAGGATGCGACAACGAAGGCACCCCGTTCTGGGTCGAAGCCAAGCACGAGCAGCTATCGAACCCGCGTGCCGCGCTCCGCCAAGCGCGAACGAAGCAGGCCGAACGGGGCGACCTCCGCCCCGCGGTCGCCATCTGCAAGGACGACAAGCCACCTCCGGGCTGGAAGGTCGGGCGGGCGCTCGCCCCGCCAACGGTGACGATGGAGCTATCCGACTGGATCGCTCTGGTCGAGGACTGGGTCCGCCTCCGCCGCCTCGCCGGGGAGCCTGTCCTGGCTCCCGTCGGGAGCGGTGACGTGCGGAACGGCCGGGTCGAGCCGTAGGTACTGCGCGCAGAGCGGGTCCATCTCTTCCGCGCATCCCTGGGTACCAGGAACACACCAGAAGGCATTGAGTGTCTCGACTCCCGTAACCCGGGCGAGCCCGCGGCCACACGCCACCGTGTCGTCGCAGGCTCCGCGCTCGTCCTCGCAGCGCCCGCCCCAGGTGATCGGCCTGACCCCGGGGAAGGGCATGGGCGGCTCGTCCCCGGCAATGAGCCTCTGCGCCAGAGCAGCGGTGCCTGGGCAGGACCGCCCGTACTGACTTGCCCAGGATGCGTCCGATCCTGGGTAGCTTCGCGGCCGGGTGCAATCGAGCTCGAGCTCGGCCACCCACTGCGTGCGCCGCGACCGCGGCGGGAGCATCCCTGTGGCGAACCTCTGTGCACGGCGCATCACGGACAGCATCGTCTCTCCGTCGTCGTCGCATTCCGTGATCCGCTGCCGGAAGCCCTCCCTGGTGCAGCCCCGGCTGCGGATGTTTCGCAGAACCTGCCAGATTCCAAGGCAGTCGAGTTCGCTTCCGTCCGCCTCGCACATGCAGACCCGGAGCAGCGCCGTCGCCTCTGCCTCCGCCGACTCCTCTTCGGGCACGTTCCACAGGCGAGAGCGCACCTCCGCCGGCGACTCCCACGCCCACCGTCGTAGCTGGCGCTCGCGCAGCCGCTTGGCGCGCAAGGCCTCCGCTTCGGCTTCGGCCGCCGCGACCTCCTCCGGGGTTGCCCGCTGTACGTCGGGAAGGCGCAGCTCCCCGCGGATCGCGTTCACCCTGGCTTCCATGTCGAAGTCGTCGAGGGCGACGCTCCGCGGTACGGACCGCGCCCCGCGGTACGGTCGAGGTTGCTCGACCGGTGCGGGTTCGGCGCCGCAACCGACTCCGACCAGTATCGTCCAGATCAAGAACATGACAGCCCGCATGAGGTACCTCCTTGTGTGGGCTCGGGCGCAAGCCGCGGCCGGTCATTGGGCGGCACGCGCCGTCGGTGCTCGGTGATGGTAGGCTGGGCTGTACACGGAGGCAACCGATGCCCGGGTCGAACTGGAAGTCTGTCGAGTGGCGCTGCTCCACGGTGGGGTGCAAGCACGCTGTCCAGCAGCGGTTCCACGTCCCCACCGACGGCGACCCTGGGAAGGCCGAACCGCCCGCGCCCTGGACGGTCGCCCAAACGGACGATGGGAGTTGCTTCCTGTGTCCGGACTGCTCGAAACGCCGAGCCGCCGAGGCCGTCGTGGAGGACGACCTGACGCTCGCCTACGCGGACGTGCCCCGGGAAGCGGCGGAGGCGCTCTGGGCGTCGCGCCACCTGTGCTTGCGGTGCGCGCACGCCACGGTCTGCCGTTTCGCCCCGGACGCCGACGGCTCCACCATCCTCGTGACGATTTCTGCGTGCGGGGAGTTCATCGCGGAGCCCAAGTAGCGGTAGAATCGGAGCCGGCCGTCGTCGCGTCGATTCCGGGACCTTCCCCCCCGGGTCGGGGCGGCGACGGCTTTACCATTCCGGGACTGCCGACAGGGCGTAGGCCGTCAGCGCAACGAGAGCAGCGGCGGCCACGAACCCGACCACCGTCCAGAGCGCGGGGTGGCGCCACCATGCGCTGGCCCTGTCCTCCGCCGCCTGCCTTCCACGGTCCGCCGCCGCAAGTGCGGCGACCGCCCTAGCCTCCGCCTCCTCGGACAAACTGACGATCCTGTGGAGCCGTTCGACCTGGTCGTCCCGGAGCTGCAGCCGCTCCCCCATCAAGCCGACCCGCTCCCGGAGCAGCGGAAGTTCCTCCAGGTCGGAGAGCATCTCGCGGGCGACGTCCGCGCGGAACCACACACCGGACGCCCCGGCATAGGTCAAGGTCGCTCGGCGCGGCGACTCCGCCGGCTGCTCCTCGGCGAAACACGCCCCGGCCGCGACCAGGACGATGATGCCGAAGGCGATGGCGAACACGACAGCGGCAACCCGCGCCGACGTGCGTGTGTCGGCGAAGACCGCGTTTGCCGCACGGAGCGCCCGCTCCTCATCCCTGGTCAAGCGCATCAGTACCCGAGCCTCTCGAACTCCGCGGCAAGCTCGGCGTCCGGAACGTCCGCCTTCTTCCGAGCAGCCGCGATGGCCTGGCGGTTCTCCTCGAGCTTCGTGTCCACGACGAGGACCGCCGCCGCGTCGTGCTTGTCGGCGGCCAACAGCTCGGCCTTCCGCCCGCGCAGCTCTGCCACCTCGCGCTGTGCGTGCTCGACCGTGACAGCGTCACGGAGAGAGGATACCCTCCGCTGGTATGCGCCAACGGCGATGGCTGCGCCGATGGCAACCCCAACGACTCCAGCCACCACACCCCACCATCGGCGCAGCCACCGCCAACCCTTGCGGAGCACACCCGTCGTCACACCGGCCCGCCGTTCTCGGACCCGCCGCCTTCCCCGCCGGCCGCCACCTCTCCGCCTCCCTCACCACTCCCGTTGTTGATCCCGGTGAGCACGATGCCTCGCTTCTTCGCGAGCCCTTGGATCACGTCGAACGCCCAGCAACTCGCGAGCCCAGCCGCCGCGTAGTACACGGCACGCCCGGCCAGCGACTCCGCCGCCGGAACCGTCGTCGGCATCCCTGGGATGAGGCCGAGCAGCGCCCCGACCACGAACGGATGCAGGGCGAGCGTCTTTCGCCCCCACCAGAACAGCCACTGCCAGCGTCCCTTCGCCTCCGCCCGCCTCTTCGTCCAGACTTCCGCCTTGAAGACCTGGACCGTGAGCCCCGCGACCAGGGCGAACGTGATGAACGGCCAGTGAGCGAGGACGTATTCGTTGACGAACTCCATCACGCGACCTCCCGCCCCGAGTGTATCAGGCCGGGAGCGCCCCGGCACCGCGGCGGAGCAGCTCCGCCCACCGGGCGAGCACCCGCCACTGCCCCGGTCCGACGAAGTTCTCCGCCCACCCGATCATTCCGCGGACGGGGACCGGGCTGCGCACGAAGTCCATCAGGTGAGCCTCCAGCTCCTCCGGCGTCTTCGGGACGGCCTTCCGGTTGGCGCCGGTCAGCGGCAGCCCGGGGTCGCGCTTGACGAAGCGGTAGCACCCAAAGCTCGGGACGACTGTGTCGAAGCCGATCTTCGCGTAGTCCGCGAGCCCTTCCAGCACGCGCCCCGCCGGCACGTCGTAGAGCTGCGGGCTTCCGTAGTCGCATTCGAGCAGCCGCCCCGCCTTGCCCGGCTTGCCGAAGGCAGCGAAGGGGAAGTTCCGGTGGCCCCGCGGCAGCCCGTAGGACGTGAGCCCGAGCACGACGGACGGTTCGCCGACCGCGTCGAGTGCCGCTCTCGACTGCCGGAACAGGCGAGTCGCCTCCTCGGTGTGGCCTTTCAGCCCGAGTTCCGGGTCGAGCAGCCATCCGGCGAGCCCGACGCCCCGGCCGCTGGCCAAGCACATGTCGTCCACGAACTTCTCGACGCGGTCCCACCACGGGTAACCCCAGACGTGCGCCCCGATTCCGCAGCAGGCGATGCCGTCGAGCGCGCGCTGGACCGTGGCGGGCGGGTTCATCCAGCGCTCCCCGGCCCGGTCGTGCCAGGGTCCGGCGACGGCGACCCACGACAGCCCGTTGTCGGAGAACTTCTTTCCGAGCGCCCTGGCGTCGGCGACGGTCTTGATCTTCAGTGCACGGAGGTAGAGCCCAATCCCGGTTGGTACTGGCATGTCCTTCCCCTTCTGCGCCGAGCGTACCGCGCGGGCGGCGCGGCAAGCAAGCTCAGTCGTCGGGCGGGTCCTGGATGAACATGGTTGGCGGCGGGGTCAGCGTTTCGCGGATGTGGCGTTTCATTCGCTCCGGGTCCGCGCTTCGTTCGAGGCTGCTCGTGAGGCGCTCGGCTTTCTCGCCGACCTCGCGCAGATTCCCCGCGCTCTCCTCGACACAGGCGTCGAGCCAGCGCAGCATCCGCGTCACCTCGGTCATGTCGTCGTCGAACAGCGCGTCGAAGTCGGGTGCCTCGGCACAGGCGTTCCTGCGTACCATGCTCACCTCCCTCCGTCCGTGATGCGGATCAGGACGTCCACGGCCGAGCCGAGCTTGCCTACGGTCTGGTCGATGCTGGCGATGTGGCCGATGGTCTTCGTGGTCAGGTCGCGCATTTCAACAACTCGTCGCTCGTGCAAAGCGTCGAGTCGCATGGCGTAGCTCGAGGCTTCCGCGCGGACCTGCTCGTTCAGCTTCCGCAACTCGATCTCGTGCTTCCTTCGTTGCTCCGCGAGTTCCGCGGTGAAGCCCTTGAGCAGCGTGGTGCGCTCCTCCTCGAATGCCTTGTATGCGTCCAGCCGCTTCGTCGCCTCGGTCTGGTGGCTGTGCCACATGGCGCGGAACGCGAAGGCCACCCCGATGAGCGTCAGGAAGTACAGAGCAGCGACGACTCCGGCCTGTTCCAGCACGTTGCTCAGGAAGTCCCACACGGCCCCGCTCCATGTCGACCCCCATGCTTCCAGGCTATCACGTCAGGAGGAGCAGCACAGCAGCGCCGAGAGCCGCCCAGTAGGCGAGGACCAGGAACAGGAACGGCGTCGCGACCTTCCAGTCCACGTTCGAGAGATCGGTGTCGTTGACTCGGCGGTACCGCCCGAGCACGCCGACCGTGGAGTTGACGGCCGGGAGCGCGGCCGCGGTCGCAAGAACCCATCGCGGGGCGTCGCTGGGCCAGAGCGCGAAGCCGGCCGCGACGCCGGCCACGACGAACGCGTCGAGGACGAACGGCGCGACGCGCACGATCGTCGAAGGCTCCCCGTCGAAGGCCACCCACGCGAAGGCGAAGCGGCCACTCGGCATCCGGTGAGGCCAGGGTTCGAAGGCCACCACGCGGAGCCCAGACGCCCGGGCGGCGAGCGCGTGTGCGCCTTCGTGCACGACCGACCAGAGCAGGAAGCCCGGGAGAGCAACGGCCAGTGGCACCCACCAGGGCACGGGTCAGCTCACGTCCCGCTCTGCTCCGCCGATCAGGGAGGTGAGAACGTATGTGCTGCTGAGCTGCACGAAGCGGCCGCCGATGAAACGCAGGATTGGTCCCCACGATCCGCCAGCCGGGGAGCCGTCCTCCGTGTCCACGCCGACGTAACCCCACGTCGTTCCGCCGTCCATCGTGTACACCTCTCGGTCGACCGCCATGTTTGCGAGGACCAGCCCGTCGTCCGCGGCGGCGATGCCGTCGGCCGTGTCCGCCGTCGGCATGGCTCCGGGAGATTGGTCGGTCCAGCCGGAACCCGTCGCGGCCGCCCTCCAGACCTTGCTGCTCTCGCACCCAATCCAGAAGAACCCGCCGACTTCGTCGAAGCAGCAGCAGCGGGCGTCCGACCCGGTGAGCGTGGCGTTCAGCGTCCAGGTGGCCCCGCTGTTCACGGACCGCCAGGCCTGCCCGTTCCCGCCCGTCCTGACGGCGGCGACCAGGGTTCCGGTGTCCGGGTTCACCGCGAGGTCCACGACCTCCACCGCACCGCCGGGCGTCGTGGACGCGGCCCACGCGGTGCCGTTCGCGGAGGTGATGATCTTGCCCGCTGCTCCGCCGGCGATGAACTGCGCGCCGACCGGGTCCCAGATGAGGCTCTCAATCTGGTCGCCGGCTGCGAGCATCCCCGTCGCCGTCCGCTCCGTCAGACCGGCGAGCGTCGTTCCAGTTGCGATGTACGCCCCGAGAGCAGCCGAGACGCGCCCCGCCACGACCCAGAGGTTCAGCGTCGGGGAGTAGGCGATGGCCCGAATGCGGTCGCACGTTCCGGGCAGAGCAGCGCCCGCCTGCCACCCGGAGAGCGGACCTTCGTTCGAGTACCGAACTTCTGGCGCGCCAACCGCCTCTGCGACGGCACCCCACTGGTGCGTCGACGCCGGAGGCGCGCTCATCGCGACCGCCTGCACGTTGACCCCGGCGCCGGAGCTGACCATCGCAGACATCCGGAAGTTCGACGCCCGTGCCTTCGAACCAACCGTTCCTGTCCGCTTCAGCATGTCGATGTCGGTGAGGAGCTGGCCGATCTGGTCATAGAGCGACCCGTTCGCGACGGTCGCGAGCCCGACGGTCTGGCCTTCGATGCCGATCTTGTCGCCGCCGCCGAGCCCGAACGTTCCGACGTCGGCGAGCTTCACGATGATCTCGTCGATGGCCTGTTCCACCGACTCCGGCACCGTCAGCGTCGTCCCATCGTGCCACGTCGGGCTCGACGCGTACTCGACGGCGGTCGCGTTGTGCTCCTTCGTGACCGCTGCCTTGTGAGCAGCCAGGTCGGTGCCGCTCGTGGCGATGGCCGTGGCCAGTGCTTGGACCGCCGCCTCGACGGTTCCGCAGGCGACGGCCGTTCCGGAGGTCGTCTTGATGGCCCACTCGCGCCGGAGGGTGCTGATGTCCGCGTTGAAGACCTGCGTCGTACCGAAGACGAGACGCACGTCTGCCAAGAGAATCTGGCTGGCTCGGAGCGCCGGCCTCGTCGCGGTCGGGATGACCGCCTCCGCGCCTTGTACCACACGGAGGGCGAACGAGTCGGTCAACTCGTAGAAGACGGTGTTTCCGTCGCCATCCAGCCGCGGGTCCGACTGCACCTGGACGTAATCAGCGAAGATGGTCAGCCACTTCTCGTTGCCGGGTGCCGCCACCGCAGTCGGATTGCTGTTCTCGTCCACGGCGCAGTTCACGTCCTGCGTGCCGGTCCATGTGACGCGGTTCCCGTTCTGGTTGTAGATGGACGCCGGGCCACCGACGTCGACCGTCAGGTTCGGCGTCCCGGCGTTCTCCGAGACGGCCGCTCCGCTCGTGATGCCGACGACCCCGTTGTCCAGCGCCCAGTCCTTCAGGGCATCCTCGACGGCTGTGAAGGCAGCGTCCAGCTCCCCTTCGGTGACCTTCTGCCGGAAGAAGAAGTTGAAGCGGTCCATGCTTCCCTCCTAGTGCAGCCGCCAGTTGCCCGGCGTGCTCGCTCCGCCAAGAGCGGAGAGGCTCAGCTCGAGGTGGTCGATGACCTCCTCGGTCTGCGGTTCGATGATGCGCCCGAGGTGCGTGTGCGCGGGCTTCATCAGGTCCACGATGTCTTCGATCCGGTCGCGCTGTTCATCCGTCAGGTTGACCGCCGAGATGATGTCGAACGTGTAGAGCAACCGCCGCTCTCCCGGTCCCAGCACCGCGTAGTTGGCGGGGATGACGTAGTCGTTCGAGAGCTCCTTGCCCGGGCCGGGCGGTGGGCTTTGGCCGTCCAGGGTTGGGTTGTCGCTCGCGGCAAGCTCCCAGCCATCGCCGTTGAAGACGTCGACGGTAACGGTGAGGCCGAGCAAGAACAGGATGACCGAGGTGACACCGACCTCCGTCCCCTTGAGCTTGTAGATGTCGATAAGCACCCGGAGCAGCCGCCGCTTGTCGACCTCCGTCAGCTCGAGGAAACGGAAGGGGTTGCCCATGTCGGCGAGCATCGCGTCGAGGAAGTCCTCCGGCGCGAGGTCCGGGTCGAGGATCGTGGACCAGCGGTCGATCTCACACAGGAGCAGCCAGATGACGTCCTGCTTGCAGGCTGCGTACATGGCGAGTTCGCCGGTGACGTCCTCCGTCCTGTTCATCTGCGGAAGCAGTTCGAGGTACAAGAACCGCCGGCCGGCCGGAGCACACCCCGGGAGCGACGTGAAGCTCGCACTGTTCGTCGGCGGGGACACGGCGTTCCCGACCAGGTCCTCGACGGCGACGACCGTGACCTCGTAGATGGACCCGAAGGCGAACTCCACGTTGACCGTCACGTCCACCGTGAAGGCGTCGACAGCCGCGACGCTGACCGCCACAACGTCCACGGTCGGGACGGAGCCCGGCTCGAACTCGTAGTTCTCCGGGTTCAGCGCGTCGTCGGCAGCCGCCGCGTCCGTCATCTTCACCGGCTCGGCGAAGACGATTCGGACCACGTCGAGCGTCTGCGGTGTCGCGGTGAGGACGGACGGCGGAGTCTCGTCCGCGGTGTAGAAGGCGTAGGACTCGGCCAGGCTGCTCACGGCCTCGGCGACGTCGACCTCGACGCGGGAGTCGCTGACGAAGTCCGCGGCCGGGACGATCACGATGCGGAGCGTGGCCGCGTCCGGGTTGCTTGTCGTGCCGGAGAACCCGGGCTGGAAGCCGCCCGCCCCGCCGTCGTAGGCCAGGACCAGGTCGATGGCGACCGTCACCCCGGTCGACGCTGGCGCGGTGCCGTCTCCGTCGTGGAGTTCCAGCGCGACCCCGCCGTCGAGCGGGTGGCCGACCTCTGCCGGCTCGGGCAGTCGGTTGATGAGCTGCACGACCGGGGCGAAGTCGGTCCCGCTGTGGAGCAGCAGATCAAACGCGAGCCCCGCATTCGCCGTCCCGCCCGTGACCTGGACCGAGCCGACCACGCCCCACGAGCCCGTCGTGAGGCGGACCTTGCCTCCGTCCACGGAGGCACTTGCCCCGACGAGCCCGCCCGTCGTCCGGTTGATGCAGGCGACGACCTCTTCGGCGGTGGCCTCCGTTATGTCGTCGAAGTCCACGGCGGCGAAGGCGACCGTCTGACCCGCCCCTCCGTCGGCCTGGATGACGAGCGTCTGACCGTCGAGCAGCGCGAACGGCTCGGCATTCCCGGACAGGACCGTTCCATGGACGGCGTCCCCGACGTCCTCGGCAACGAGGTCCAGCGCGATGCCTGGAAGTGTGACCGTCGTGGCCATCAGGCAGCCTTCAGCTCCAGCCGAAAGGCGAGCGTGTCGCCGCCGCCAGCGGCCACCGTCGGGACGGCGATGTCGCGCAACGCCAGCGTCCGTGGTTCGGCACGCAAGCGCCTCGTGTAGCGGACCGACCCGTTCAGCCTGGCCGTGAACTCCCATTCCACAGCTGGGCTTGTGGGAAGCGTGGCTGGGAGCGCGACGTTGACCTGGACACGGACGAGCGCCGCTTGCCCGTCGAAGGTGATTCCGGTCTGGCGCACCTCGACGTAGTCGCCGATGTTGAAGCTCCCGCCCTCTCGGCGCGCGTGCCCAAGCTCGAACACGTAGCCCCCGGACATCTCGTTGCTCGGGATGCGCCCCTGGTCTTCAGCGAGGTCGCGCTGGAATGGCGACAGAGCCACGGTCCCTCCTTACAGCTGGCGGGCGATCTCGAGATGGTCGAAGAACGCGCGCCTCGTCACGTCCTCGACGCGGAACGCGAACCCGCCCCGGCCACTGGTGAAGGGCGGGCTGCCGGTGTTCACGCCGAGGGCATCGTCCACGAACCCGGCGATGGCTGGGTACTGTGGCCCCTCCATCCCTGGGATGAGCGCCCACACAGGCGCCGTCACCGGGTTGACGCCCAGGTCGTTCTGGAAGCACTGGAGCAACACGTCGCCCGTTCCCTGGACGATCATGTCCAGGCGGAGGTGGTGCCACTCGTCTTCCGAGAAGCTGGCGCTGCTCCGCAGCAAGACGTCGGTCGTCGGCGGATTCGGAACGTCGTCTGGCAGCCCGCCCACGATGGACCCCTTGCGGAGCACGATGTGGTGCGGGTCGTCGTCGCCGAGGCCGAGCAGGTACCCCTGATCCGTGACCGCACCGCCCTGGAGTCCGCCGAACAGGAACGGCGCGAAGCCTATCGGCCCGCCGCCGGGAGCGCGCTTGATCGCACCGCGGATCGAGCAGCCCTTGACCATCGGCACGAAGCTCGCCTGGTTGTTGTGGAGGGCGACGGCGCCGTCCACTATGGCCCGGCTGTTGAAGCCGTAGACGAAGGAGCCGCCTCCGTTGGGCTTCGCCACACCGGCTGTCACACCCCGAGCCACGCTCCCGATGCCGAGGCCTCCGGTCAGGAAGGTCCACTCTGATTCAGCCATGGCGTTCTCCTACACTCCGGTCAACTCCGTCGCCCACCACCAAGTCGTGTCGTGTCTCGCCGAGTGCTGTCCGAAGCCGACGTCCGTCCCGCCGACGATCGTCCCTCCGGCCACCGCCGCGAGCTGGAACGTGTCGGCCGTCTTGTTCTGGACGACGTACTCGGTCTCCGTGAGGAAGCCGTTCGGCAGCCGGCCTCCGGAGTTCGTGAGCGTGACCGCCCAGCCGTTCTGAAGGCCGTGTCCGACCTTCGTCCAGACGTCCGTCGCCGGCGCAAAGATGGCGGCGACCAGGTCGAGCAGCGTCCCCTCGAACCCATCGTACCCGGCCACGCTCGTGTATCCGATCGCGAAGTAGGCCGGACCAATGTCCGTCAGAAGGCCGACGAACGCCGGGATGAAGTCCTCGTTGTCGCGCCACTCCGTCTCGAACCCGTCGTAGGGCTGCGGGCTCGACCCGAACGACGCGAAGACGATGTTGTCCCCTGGGATCAACGCCGGGATGAGCTCGTCGCTTACCGTCGGCCACGTCTCGAACCCGTCGAACGGCGGGTCGTCGATGAGGAACTCGTTGAACATCGCGAACACAAGCGGCAGCGAGTAGTAGGTGAACGGACCCATGCTGGACTCCGGCCAGCCGTTCTCAAAGTCCTCGCGCGGCCGCCCTCCCGGGGCGCAGAAGAAGGCGGGGTACAGGTCGTCGAAGTAGCTCGCGTACCCTTCGATGACGCCGACGGTGAAGCCGGCCGGCCACTCGCCTTCGAACGTCTCCTGTCCCCGCGTTGCGGCGTCGGCAACGGCGACGGTGAACTCGGCGTATTCCTCGGCGGTGTAGACCTCGACGACGTCCCAGCCTTCGGCTTCTCCGGGTCCGCCGCCCGTCTTCCGCTGCTCGAAATCGCCGTTCGAGATCGACATCGGCTACACCAGCACCCCACCCGTGTCCCCGTTCAGCAGGACCACGGTTCCCAGCACGGGGAACTGCTGCACCGCGATGGCGACGTCGCGCTGCTCGCCGTTGAGCAGGAAGCTGCCGAGCCGGTCGCCGACCTTCCGGACCCCGGTCGTGTCGCGAACCACGTCGAAGACGTCGCTCCAGGCGATCTCTCCGGCCGGGTCGCCGTTCGCGTTGCGGTAGTTCAGGCCGAAGTCCACGGTCAGGTTCGGGCTCCCGTCGTCGTTCTCCAAGGCGAAGAACACGGCGAGGTTCGCCCGGATGGCCGCGTCCACCGTGGCCGGCGCAGCGCCCTGTGCCAGATAGACCGTGGCCTGGACGTTGACCGTGAGGTACTCGGGGTCGACGACGTCCACGACGAACGTCAGCGTGTGCGGATACGTCGTGGTGACGGCGGCGAGGACGTCGTCCTTGAGTACTGTGGTCGGGAGCCCGCCTCCAGAGGGGACGACGTGGAGCTTGCCCGCGTTCTCGTCGATGACGGCGCGTTCGTTGGACGTGAGCATGAGCGCCCGGGCAACACCCGCAACCTGGCGCGCGACGATCTCAAAGTCCTCGCGGGCGACCGTCCTGTTCAGCACCCGGATGCTCTCCGGTGCGTTGTACCGAATCTGCTCGACCGTCTCGCGGTTCGCACCTCCGTTGGCCGGGTCGGTGTTCGTCACGGCGGTAAGCGTGACCGGGTTGCCGAGGTTGTCCGTGTAGTTCCTGTCCGCCTTCTGGATGGCCCCGGCGACGACGTTCCCGTCCCGTCCGCCGCCCGTCTTGTAGCCGACGGTGATGGCCCCGCTCGGGATGGTGCCGTTGATGCCGTTTCCGAAGGTGATGGTCGCCCGGTCGTTCTCGTCGACCTGGAGGGTGAAGTGTCGGTCCGTGCTCCCGCTGGTCAGGAAGTTGTCGACCTCCGTGTACGTTCCGTCGGTCGCAGTCACGACGGCCGAGCCGTCCAGATAGGGCGAGTCGCTGAAGACGATGGACTGGTTGGCCAGACCGTTGCTCGAGAAGACCTCCGAAGCGTTCGCGCTGTGCTCGACCGTGAGGATGATGACGGGCGGGTTCGTTCCGGCAGGCATGGTAACGCCGGCGAGCAACTGAAACACGACAGGGTCGGTAATCTCCAGGGTTCGGAACGTGTCCCCGGCCGCGAAGGTGACGGAGCCGACGGGCGGCACGGCAAGGGTCACGGTGACCTCCGCCGCGGCGGCTGCTGCTCCGCCCGGTTCGTAGCCGATGAGCTTCACGAGGCCGAGCAGGTTCTTCCGCAGTTGCGCGGAGGTGATGCGGCTCTCGTCGGCTTGCCTGTCTTGGTAGAACAGAAGGATGTCGCCAACGAAGGCAAACGATTCCAACAGGATGTTCCCGATGTTCGCGATGTTGAAGTCGGTCCACTCCGGGAAGGCTGAGCGCACGAGCGAAATGAGACGCGCCCGCAGGCTGTCGAAGTCCTTGTCCGTGTAGTCGACGTTCTGCCCGAGGAGTGCCATCGGGGAGAGCATACCGCAGCCGGAGCTACAGAGCGATATCTACCTCGGCTCCGGTGAGGATGACGGCGTTGCCCGGGCGGTTGCTGCTCACGACATCGTACCGCACGCGGAGGGCCATGGCGACCTCGCCGAGCCCGGGCACGTCCTGCGACTTCACCTCGACTCCGGTGACCCGGACGCGCGGCTCCCACCGACCGATTGCCTCTGCAACGTAGACGCGGGCCAGCTCCCGGGTCGTCGGATCGTTGTTCCTGTGCCGGATGAGGTACAGGAGGCTTCCGAACTCGGTTCTCCAGCGCACCTCCCCGCCCGCGTAGTCGCAGTCGCAGCGCGTTCCCAGCACCTGTCCGACGCACGAGGCGATCAGCTTCTGACCGCCGGCCGTGGCCCAGTCGTGCTTGATGTCCCGCCGCCATGGTCGGACTGGCCCGAAGCCGAGGAAGTCAGCGAGCCCGCCGGGTGCCGGGCCGGGCGCGAACGTGGGAGCAGCCGGCCCCGGAACCGCCCCGCCGCCCGCGACTGGGTATGTTGCGTCCCTGCTCATCTCAGACCATGTTACCGCTCTTGTCGACCGACCACACGCGAAGCGTGAGTACCATGCCGGCAGGCCACCCGCCGGCTCGTCGCAAGAAGTACCGGAACCCGTCCGTGATGGCCGTCCTGTAGGAGTGGCCGACGTAGCGAGGCATGAAGCTGCTCCCGTCGTGGACCAGCTCCACGAGCTCCGTCCCGGACTCGATGATCGCCAGGAACGTGAGCCGCAGGCCGGAGCCCGGATCGGTCACGTCTACGGTGATCGTGCCCCCCGGCTGCAGGGTCGTCCCCGGCGTCGGGGCGACGAAGGTCACGACAGGCGGGTCCGGGTCCGGGGTTGGCGGAGCTGGGCAGGGATACGGCCAGGGGTAGACCAACTCCCCGATCGGGTCCGTTTCTGGGTACACCGTGGCAAACCGCGGGTCCCCGTCCAAGAGTGGCCCACCCCCAAGGAACTCCACCAAGTAGATAGTTGTCGCCACGAGTTCCGCCTCCTACGGCGCGAGCGCCTCGCCGTCCCACTCCCAGATGACTCCGTAGCCGAGGTGCAAGAAGGCATTCGCGTCGAAGGTCAGGATCTCGGCCATGTTCGCCCGCCCCTGGTGCTGCCCGAAGTCGCTCTGCCAGTAGCTGCTCTGGCCGACCGCGCCCACCGGGTCGCGCATGACAATGAACGGACGCATCCATTCCGTCCCGTCGATTGGGTTGGCCTTCGCCAGCGAGTACAGCTCGGGCTCGTAGTCGTCGCTCGTCCCGAGCCCGAGCCCAAGCTGGGCGATGCTCAACTCGCAAGCGAGCCCGTCGCCACCGAACCCTGTTCCGCTGTACCCGAACCGTGTTGCGGCTGCGTCGAAGTACAACGCGCTCACGGAAGAGAGCACTTCCCACTGAGCCAGAATCGCAAAGGTCTCCTCCGCGCTGTCGAGCCACGCGGGGAGGTCCGTCCGCGTGAAGCCGACCGTGAACGCGCCGTGCTCGTGCGTGCCATCCGCGTCCATCACCGCGAAGGCGAAGAAGGAGCAGTCCTCGTCGGTCATGACGAAGACGCGACTCTTCGTGTCCGCGGTTCCGTAGGTGTAATGCCCTCGCCAGGTGTGCATCAGCGGCGTGTTGCCGCCGCCGCTTACGTTCCGCGTCCACGTCGCGCAGCGATTCCGCATACACGACGCCCCGGTCAGATAGAAGTGCCCGTTCGAGAAGTCGAAGTCCGTGTCCTCAGGAGCAGCCCAGAGTTGCGAGTTCTTCGAGGCCTGGGCGGATGTCTGGTTCTGACGAAGGAAGAAGCGCCACTTCGACGCGTGGGGCGACTCGACTCCGAACCCAGCCGACTGCTGCCAAAGCGGCATGGTCGAGTTCGGGACGCTCCTGATGTGGACGATCCGCCACCGCAATCCAGTAGCTGCCACCAGGACCTTCGTTGACGAGCGGAGGTTCAGCGTGACCTGGCCACCACCCGCATCGCCAGCGATCTCGTAGCACCCAGAGTTCTTCGGGTTTGTCGCGTCCCAGACGAACAGGTGCATTCCAACGACGCCACCGTCGCAGATGAACCCGCTCGACACGGAGAACCTATCCGGCGCGGCGATGACCCCGGTGGCCTCGCCCGCCGCCCATATCCAGCCTTCGAACAGCGACCTGTGGGCGCTCATCCCCTCGACGTACAGCGTGCCCGCGCCGCTGGCGACCAAGCGCACATAGCAGCTTCCAGACCCGTTGACGTAGAACGTGAAGCGTTGAAGCTCTGCAGCCCCGCCGCCGGTGGGCAGCAACGAGCCGACCGACGCGAAGACCCCGGTTCCGGGGTCGACCTGGACGTCCCAAGCAGGCCCGCCATTCGACGCCAGCACGACGAGCTCGTACCGTCGCTGGATTCGATAGGCGACCGTGTAGATGCTCGAGTAGCTCTCCGCGATGCCGGCCGGGTTGTAGAAGACCAGCTTCGTCAGGTTGTCGTCGTCGGGGCCGCCCTGCTTCAGAATGCGGAAACTGCCATTGTTGCTCGGCCTGACAGAACCGCTGATCGTGATCTGCTGATTCGAGTGCTCGTGATCGAAATACGTGGACCCGCGGGTCAGCGTCATGAACCCATTGGTCGGGCCGCTCAACGTGTCCCCGTTGGCCGTTGCTGTGACCGTGGGAGCAGTCATAGCCAGTAGAGCAGCGGTCGTGAAGCCATTGCCCGCCGCGCCGACGACGGCTTTGAGCCGGCGCACCCCCGTCACGACGCCGACCGTCTCCTTTGACAGCGTGCAGGAGCCGTACTGGGAGAAGAGAGCCGCGTCGACCGCCTGGACGTTGCCATCCTGAACGTGGTTTGGGTTGAGCGCGTGGGTACCCACCTCGCCGTCGCATTCCCACAGCCACTCCCATCCGGTTGGCCCGGCGACACGAAGGAAGTGGAACAGCAGCGCGTTCGCTCGGTTGTGGTTGCCGCCCGCGATGTAGTCCTGCGTGTCGGTGAGCAGGACGTCATGGACCCAGTGCTTCGTTGCCATCAGCTCCTCCAGGGGAACGGAACGTCGGTCGTGAACCGCAGCGCCGTTTCTCCAGACAGCGTGCGCACCATGAACGTCAGCGCGTGTTGACTTGGAGGGTATCCGTCAAAGAGCCAGTCGGCCATCTCCTCCGCCGTTGGCGCGTGCGCGGCTCCACGCCAATCGGTGACGAGCTCAATTCCGTCGGCCGTGAGCGCCGAGCAACTAGCCAGGATCTCGGCCACGAGGACCTCGTCCGGGAGGTCACGACCCCCAGGGTCGAGGAACTCCATGCCGTCGAGCAGCGCCTTGAGCGCGTCCGCTGCCGTTTGGATGTCATCAAGCAACGCCATCGGTTCCCTCCTTCTCAGAGCGCGCGAAGGGGAAGAGGGTCATCTGCGCCAGCTCGCGGCACGATGATTCCAGAGTCAAGGTGCAGCCAGTTCCCCGCTGAGTCGAATGGCCGTTCCCGGTCGTAGAGCTGATAAGTCTGACCCAGGATTGGCGGAAACCTGCCTCGCAAGTACGCACCCGTGGCCACGTTATCCATGAAGACCTCGGGGCGTCGGACGGGCGCCTTCTTCCCTCCCAAGAGCCTGAAGTGGGACTGACGATATGTCTGTGCGCTGTTCCTGTCGTCCCAGGTGCGCCGCAGCCAAGTCAAGAGCCCGTTGATTGGCCCGTCCGCGTGGTCGAGCATACGCACCGTGAGATTGTTCCCGTAGTCCGCGTGGAGATTCCCGTTCCCAAACACGAACCCAGGACGCACATCGGCAAGCGGTGCTTCATCGAGTTCGCCCCACCCAAATATGTAGGTTATAGGCGACCCATTGGAGTTCGCGAAGGCATAGATGACGACGTTCTGGCCGTCCGCGTACATGTTGAAGTGGAGCGTGAAGAGATAGTAGGCGTTGATCGCGGCGTACAAAGCGGACTCTGCTGGCACAGCGATCTTCCCTCTGGGTCTCACATACAAGTTCACGTTTCCAGACGTCGCAACAACGAAGATGCGCGCTTGCATGTTCGACGGGCTTGGCGCGTTCATGATCGTGTAGTCGGAAGCGATGAGCCAGGTGTCCAGATCAATTACTCTTCCTGGGATTCCAGTCTCGAGTAGCCATCCAGCAGGCAGCGCCGCGATGGTGGAAATGCGGATGTTGTTCGCGTCGATGCGCTCGGCGATACGGTACATGCCGCAGTTCTGGTCGTTGGCCGCGAACAGACTGATCATCGCCCCGTTCGTGACCATCGCCGTCGTGAACCGCCCGAGCGGATCGTAGATGACACGCGGGCTTGCCGGATTCACACGGAACCCGGTAGCGAACCCACCTGGCTCGTCGAGCGTCACGTTGCTCTGCCAGCGACCGCCGCCCTCGTCCGAGGAGAAGGTCCATCGAGCGACGCGCAGCAGCTCGGCAGCGACGACGGAGAACAGCGTGACACCGCGAAGCGAGGTGACGCTGGGAGCAACAAGGTTTCGGACGTGGATTCCTGCCATCTCTCTCTCCTCCAGCGCACGGCCAGTCTACCGCGCCCGGTACGCGCGCCCCTACACCGGAATGAGCCGACGGATGCCTTCCAGCACGGCGACCAGAGCAGCGACGGAGTCGGCCGCCTCCTGCACGCTCTCGCCAAGGTCGCCCATGCCTGGGATCTCAGGAGCGCCCGGCACCACGGAGAGGAACGAGTTGAGCAACGCGATGATCGCGTCGACCGGCCCGCCGCTCGCCTTGACCCCGGCGAAGTAGGCGTCGAGCTGCTCCCGAGCGCAGGCGGCGGACTGACGCAGCACGTCCAAGTCCTCGCTCTCGGCGACCGCCTCGGCGTTAGCGATCCGCGCCTCTTGAGCAGCCATTCCGGACAGAAGGCTGCTGAGTCCGGAGAGATACGCCAACAGGCAGTCGATGAGGTCCAAGGCCATCAGCGGAACGGACAGGACGGGGACCAGGGACGCGAGCCTGTCGACCTTCTCGATGAGCGTCTGGATGGCGTCTACGAGCGCGGCCGGGTTGGCGATCATCTCAGGCACGGCCGTGATACAGTCCATAACCGCCTGAATGGCACCGACGATGTCGAAGATCGGCTGAAGGGGAGCCATCGCCGAGGACGCCTGGCCCATGAGCGCCCGGGCCAGTTCCAGTGGTTGCGCGTTCAAGCCTGGGTGCGTAGCCGTCACGCGCGCCCCGCCCGGGAACCGCACAGACAGCCCCTGATCGTTGACGGGGATGACCGGACACTGGAACGGGGTCGTCACGCTGGCCTCCTAGATCGGCTGCCCGTTTGGCAGAACGGGCCGACCCATGATGGTCACGCCGACCGCGTCGATGTTGACCTGGCCGACCGAACGAATGGTCAGCGCCGAGGTCGCCGAGATGGTCATCGCCCTGGTCAGGCCGTCGTACTCGATGCCGTCGCCGCTGACCTTGTCCTGGAGGAGCAGCGCAGGCGTCTCCGCGCTGTCGTCGTAGACGATGAGCCACCGCTCCGTCTCGATGAGTTTGACCTTCGGGGCGTCGGCCGGCGACTTGCTGGTCACGCGGGAGTTGAGCTCGCTCTGTCCCGACGGTGCGTGCGGGTTGCCGGGCGCGTACTGAAGCTCGTCCACGTCGCCCTGGTGGAACCACACGCAGACCTCGGCCCCGACGTCCGGGACGTCGTAGCCGTGGGCCTGCCGAACTGGAAGCGCCCACCCGGAGTCGGGCTCGATGAGCCCCGGTACCCGGACGCGGACGCGACCGATCTTCATCGGGTCGTCGTTGGCGACGACAACTCCGCGGTGCATGGCCGTGTAGCGGAGGTCCCTGTTCCCGTCGTGCTCGTCCATCAGTGTTGCTCCGCCCGCGGGGCTCGCCCGGTCGGCCGCTCGAACGTCGTCGTCTCGCGTCCTGTCTCGGGGTCGACCCGCGTGATCGTCTCGAGAGCAGCCGGCTCAGCGTCCGCCGCGCCCGCGCCACCCTGCCCGCCCGGGCCGCCGGTGCCCTCGGCGCCCGCTTCGCTTCCCGGAGCTTCCTGGTTGTTGGGTCGGCCCGGGTTCCGTTCCGGCGTCGAGAACAGCTCCAGGCCACTCGCCAGCTCGCTTCGCGTGCTGTGCCCGCCGGTCCCATCGGAGAGGACGGTCAGCTCCATCGTGTACCCGCTCGAGCCGAGCGTGTGCTTCACCTCCTTCACGTAGTACCTGATGGATAGCCGTCGGCCGAGGCCTTCAAGCTGGATGACGGTCTTGGCGAACTGCATCGGATCGCCGACCGCCTGGAAGGTAGCCTGGACCGCGGTGTGGCGGTGCCGCCGCGCCCGCCCGGCCGCTTCGCGCTGCGCAACCTGTGGGCTGCTCGTGCTGGTCGGGGCGGTGTCGCTCTGCGCGGTCGCTTCCTGGTGCGCCTCCCGCGACTGAGGAAGCTCACGCTCCTGACCGGACTCCGGGTCGATGAGCAGCACCAGCTCGTCCAGCCCAGTCAGCAACTGCTCGGCGACCGGCGCAAGGGCGGGCTCCGTTCGTTCGTTCGGCTGCTCTGTTCCCGTGCTGTCCCCAGTGATGTCTTCCCCGGCGACGGGGTTCCGGCCACGCTGGACGTTCCTCCGCGGCCGGGCGGTCAAGTCGTTCGTGATGTTGAACGACATGATCTCGCCCATGAACGGGTCGGTGTACCAGCGATAGACGCGGAGCGGCCGCTCGTCGAGTCGGCGCTGGTGGAAGTGGAAGCCGTCGAAGTCGACGTACCAGACGAAGCCCTCGGCGTCGGCGAGGCGGCGCACGAGCTGGGCGTCGGTCTGCCTTGCCTGCTGGATGCTCGGCAAGACGGCGCTCGTGTCCTCGATGTCGAGCTGCTCGTCCCGGAACCCGGCGCGAAGGGCGAGCTCGCGGACGACGTCGCTCCGACGGGCGTTCTCCCACCGACCGGTCCTGACGATGCGGTTCATCAGGACGGCCTCGGCCTTCGCCTCGATGGTCAGTTGCTGGGCTCCGGTCACCTTCTGGATGACCATGCGCTGATCCGGACGCATCCGCGCCGGGTAGCCCCAACTCGCGATGATGACGTTCCCTTCCTTCCACACGGGGTCGTCGAAGTTGCGGAGGTCCCAGTTGTCCACCGTCAGCGAGAGCTTGTCCGCCTTGTCGTCGCTGTCCGTGAACTCGAAGGACAGCACACGAGCAGCCCCGCGGTCGTACAGCGGGCTGCCCGGGGTCTCTCCGTCTGCAACGGCAACGCGGTGCTCACCGCTCTCGGCTTCGACCGAGACGAAGAACTGAGGCTCGCTCCGCTGGAACGGGCGGAAGGTCATCCGGTCAGCCTCCGCTTCTCACCGAACACCTCTCGCTCCACCGTCCGTCGGCTCGGGATGGCCAGGACTGACCCCTCGGTCAACTCCAAGGTCGGGTCGTGAACGCGCTGGGGCTGGTAGTCAGCGATGACCCACCACAGCCCACTCGGGCGCGGAAGCCCTCGGTAGTACCGAGCAGCAACGCTCTGCAGCGTGTCCCCGGCCCGAACGAGGTGCGTTCGGTTGTCCGAGAACTGCCGGAAGCCGAAGCACTCCCGGTCGGTGAGGAACCGCCGGTCGTCGTCCAGGTCGGACAGCGCCGTGGCCTCGCTGAAGGAGTGGCGTGACATGAAACGCGGTGGCATGGCTCAGTCCTCCATCGTCCGCCGAATGCGCGCGTCCGGAGGAACGCCGATGTCCGGCCGCTCGCCAAGCCGAAGGCTCGTGTCGTCGAAGACGTCGTCACTGCCGATGCGGGTGTCGCGAATCTCCTCGCATTGTACGGTGGCCATGTAGGCGCGGGACCGCATGAACTTCGTGAACAAGGCGTGCGAGAACTTGACCGACATGATGACGCACGTCATCGCGATCATTCCTGGCCACACGACCAGCACCCTGGGCGGCCCGCCACTGGCCATGTCCTCGGCTCCGGACTTTGGGTACAGGAGGCTCTTGAGGAACCGCCGAGCGCGCTGAAGCGTCTCGACGTCCCCCCGGCTCTCGGCACGCCAGAACAAGTTCAGGGGGAATGCCTCGTTCGTCGTGTTGCTGAACTGGAGGACCTCGTGCGACAGCCCGGGGACGGTCTGCTTCGCGTAGTTCGCGCTGACCGTCTCCTCGAGCGCGTCCGGATTGAACTGCGCCTCCAACGTGACGCCCGTGGACAGGTTCGTCAGCGTCACCTTCGGGGGCACCCATCTGTCGACGGTCGACATGTCAGTCCTCCGCGAACCCCGGCGTCGGGGCACCGGCTGCTGCTGCTCCGCCGCGGGCGGCTCGTGCCGTCGCCCGTGCCAGCACCTCCCCGTCCACGATGAGCTGGATCGGGCGGTTCCCCTCCGTCTGGTCCCGCTGGCGTAGTGCGCCGAGGAAGGCTGCGTTCTGGGATTGCATCGCCTGTGCAGCTTGGAGCATGGCGTTCTGTCCGCCACGCGCTTCCGGGCTGGCGCTGATGGTCGCCATCGCCGTCGGGGCCGGCTCTGCTGCTCGCGGCGCGGTGGCCTTCGCCTGCCTGGATGCCTGCGACTGCGCCTGGCCCACCACCTGCGGTGTCGGGATGGACGGAATCGTCGTGATTCCGAGTCCGTTCCGCATGAACGGCGGAAGGGCTTGGACCAACGAATTGACGCCGGCGATCATCGCGTTGAGCATGTTGAAGAACTGCCCGCGCGCCCAGTTCCACGAGGCGACGAAGATGAGCGCCGGGTTCTGGATCACGAACATCATCCGGTCCCATCCCGCGTTCAGCTCGTTGAACAGCTGGATGCACCAGGTAATGGCGTGGACGAAGGCAATGATCCATCCAAGCGCGATCCGCAGGCCGGTCGCGATGAGCGGAACGACGATCATCGCGAACTCGCGCCAAGGCGAGACGCCAGTTCGCCCGGCGGTACCCGCCTGCTCCGCGAGCCCGAGCGCCGTGGTGAGCGCGTTGCCGAGCTCTCGGAAGGCGTTGACGAGGTCGTACCACACCGGGGCAAGGACGGCCGCCGCGATCCGTCCGTAGTGAAGCAACCCCTGGAAGAACTGAACGACGCCGCGGACCACATCGATGAGGACGACCAGAGGACGCACGACCCACCTGCCAATGGAGTCCCCCATGTCACGGAAGCCGCGGCTCGGCGTGCGCGCGAGCTTGCCCAAGGGTTCCGCTGCTCCCATGAGCATTCGCCCCAGCGTACGGAAGGCTTCGACGAGCGCGTTGATGGCCGGGCGTGCCCGGACGAACCCCTCGGTGATGCCCGTGCGAAAGCCGACCGTGAACTGCTGCACGCGATGGCCGATGCGGTAGAGCCAGATGATGAGCTTCCGCAGCGTCGGGCTTGCGTCCAGCGACCTGTCCATCGCTTCCGTGAGCCCGCCGCGGGTGAACAGCATCCGGAGTCCGTCGATGCCGAGAGAGACCTGGCGAACGAAGTCGGTCCAGACGGCGCGGATGTTCCCGATGTTCCGTTGGAACAGCTGGAACAGCCCGTAGAAGGCGGCGGTGGCGGCAAGCGCCCCGGCGATCATCGGTGCCATGACGGCGACGAGGACGCCAATGACGCCCGCGAGCGTTTCGATGAACGGGATGACCAACGCGATGAGCAGCCCGAGCGTGGCAATCGCTCCGCCGCCCGTCAGGAGCCCGCCGAACGCGACGATCATCGTAGCCACACCGGTCTTCACGGCGTCGGGCATCGTGTTGAAGACCATGATCCATGCGTTGACGAACGCGACCACCAGCGAGACGAGCGGAGAGAAGACCCGGGCGAGCGGCTCGCCCATGACCACGGCGAGGGTGGCCATGGACCCACGGAGCAACGTGTTCTGACCGGCGAACGTGTTGAGCATCCTGTCCCGAAACTGGCCCGCCGCCCCGGCTGCGTTCTCCATCTGCTGGCGCAGCATGGTCACGGCTTCGCCGTTGCGGCGAATGGCCCCGGTCGAGTCTCGGATGCCGGCCGCCAGCTGCGTCGAGATGCCCTGGAAGGCGGTCGTGCCGTACCTCCCGAACAGCTCCGTCGCCGCCGACGCGCGCTCCGCCTCCGACGTGTACCGCGTTCCGAGCGCCGTCTGCGTTTCCATGACGATGTCGAGGAACGGACGGAAGCGCCCCTGTGCGTCGGTCACGCTGACGCCCAGCTCCTGGAACGCCTCTCGGTTGTTCGCCATCTCCGTGAGAGCAGCGGACACCGACGACGACGCGACGGAGGCCTCGACGCCCGTGTTCCGCACGAGTCCGATGGCCGGGAGCATCTCGTTGAGGCTCTGGTGTGCGAGCCCGGCGCCGCGGGAGATGTTGCCGAGAGCGAGTCCGAGGTCGGACGCCTGAAGTGCGGTGGAGTTCGAGATGGCCAGCAACCTGTCGGTGACCGACGCGGCTTCGGAGGCATCGAGCGAGAAGACGCGCATCGCTGCTCCGAGCGTGCCGGACGCTTCTTCGACGGAGATCGCCCCGCCGGCCGCTAGGTCGAGCGCTCCGCCGAGCGCGCTCATCGACTCCTGTGCCGTGTAGCCGAGGGTGGCCAGGTTGAACAGACCTTCGACTGCCTGGTCCGGGGTGAACTGCGTGGCGATACCCGCCTCGATTGCGCGGTTCCGTAGCTGAGCGAGTTCTTCGGCCGTTGCATTCGACGCGCCGGCGACGCGCGAGATGCCCTGTGAGAAGGCGGCACTGGACTGCGCCATGTCCCAAGCACCGCGGAGCAGCCCGAGCCCGGACACCATCGTCGCAGTGCTGGCGCCGACGGCGACCATCCCCACCTGCATGACCCGGCTCGCCATCCGCGCCCGAGCAGCCTGCCGGTCGAACGCGGTGCCAACCCTGGCCATGGTCGCCGACGCTTGGTCGCGTGCGGTGAAGATGAAGCCGAGTCCGAGGTTGTTCAGCATGGCCTCTCCTCACGCCCGGCCCGCCTTGGCCTCTGGCGCGTCGCCAGAGGCTCGCTTTCCAGGGACGGCCCACCGGCCCGAGGGCCAGCCTCCGGCCCGCTGCGCACGAAGGCTGACGTCGCCCCGCCCCGGCGCTCGGTCAGTGGCTCGAACGTCTGCCCAGGGTACGTCACCTGGTCAGTCTACCGCTTCTTGGATGCCCGCTCCACAGCCCGGCGCTCGGCTGCTCGCTGTTCTTCCAGCCACTCGACGTGGGAGATCGCCTCGCCCATCCCCATCCGCAGGAAGTCGGCATGGGTGAACATGAAGCCGCCGCCGCCATCCGGGTGGTAGCAGAGCGCCCGACACAGGGCGCGCAGCTCCTCCTCCGTGATGAGCGGGAACAGACCCCAGAAGACCCCGGGCGCAGCCGCTACGACTTCGCCTTCTCCACGGCCGCCCGCCCGCCCGTCCCGGACTCCATCCGCTTCCTCCGCCGCGGAGTCGCCTTCTTGGGAGCGAACATCCGCGAGAGGTCCAAAGGGAGGTCGACCTCCCACTCGACTGTGCAGCTTGGGCAGTAAACGTCGAAGCCGGTGTCGATCCCGCCGTCGTGAGCGTCCATCGCGTCCACGAGCGTCTGGACGTCGCCCATGCTCATGTCCGAGAACCACGCACCGAGCGCCTTCGGGTCGACCCCGGACACGTCGAGGACGCGCTGGCGGAGCATGGCGACGACCAGGTCGCCCTCTCCCAGCCTGACCTCCTTGACGGCCTTCACCTGGTCAGCCCCGTTCGCCAGCTTGAACCCGACTACCGTGCCGCCGGGGAGCACACACTCGAATCGGTTCCTCCCGGCGGCGATGGCAGCCCGGCTCGTGTCGGGAAGCCGGCGGAAAGGCAGCTCGAGCAGCGGCAAGTCCCACACGAAGCGGTGGCCGCACTCCGGGCACCGAAGCTCCAGCTCCTCCGTCTCGCCGTAGGTGGCGATGCGGATCATGAGCAGCGCCCAGATGCGGTCGCAGACCAGGACGTTCGACCATTCCGGGCCGGTCGCGGCGAAGTGGTAGGGACCGGCCTCGCTCGTCTCGGTCCAGCACCGTTGAAGGATGCGGTCGGCGGCACGGCCGCTCCTGACCGCCCGACCATCGGCAAGAACTCCGGCGTCCTCGGCGCGAAGGTGTGTGACCCGGCCGGAGAGCCCGGACGGGCATTCGCAGAGTCGTTCCATCGTGTCCTTCCCCTTGCTACGCGGGCTCTACCCGCGCAGCCGAGGGTAGCACAGGGAACGCTGGAGGTGGAAGTTCGGCCCTACGCCTGGATGAGCTCCGGGAAGTCGTAGACCAGCACGCAGGTTTCGATGACGTTCTCGTCCGCCTCGTTATCCCACGCGCCCGCGACGAACCGTTTGATCCATGCGTTGTGCAGACGCCAGCGCCGGAGGACGGTGTTGTCCCGGTCGTACTGGACCACGTCGATCATCCGCTTGTAGCGGGCGTCGACCTCCCCGCCGTTCGCCGCGATGTTGGCCACCTGGAGCAGCCAGTCGTACAGGTCGCGGTCCATCGTCGCGCCGCGTTCCAGCGTCACGTCATCGACGGTCGCCAGCCCCGGCGACTTGTCGGGGATGAGCACGCCGCCCTCGCGGTGTTCGACCGTCGCCAGCTCGATCGCGATATCGCTGCACGTGCGGAACGCTGCGCTCCCGAGCCCGTCCACCTCCACGCGGAACTTGAACCGCTTGTGGAAGGAACGGGGCGTGCCGATGATCCCTGGGATCGCTGCCATAGTTCAGCCTCCTCGAGCTACGCGCCCGCCGCCTGCAGCTCCGTCTCCAGCTCCCGGGTGTCCTGGGAGAACCGAAGGATGACGAAGTCCACGGGCTTGTTCGTGGCCAACCCGATCCGCGCGTGCAGCTTGCGCGCAAACTGCTCGCTCGGCGGGTTGATGCCGTCGCCCACGTCCACGAAGAAGGACGTCGCCGGGGTCGCGCCTCGGAACGCGCCCTGCTTGAACTGAATGAGCAGGAACGCCGTGATGGCGCGGTCCACGCGACGACGAAGCTCCGCCGTGTTGTTGGAGTGGCGCGCGAACTGGAGCCCGCCCTTCAGGGACTGCTGGATGTAGATGACGCCTCGCCGCTCGGCGACGCTCGGGAAGTTGCTGTCCCCGCGCAGCGTCTTCGTGCCGTCGATGAAGAGGGGCAGGCCGGGTCCCGTCGTGAGCGGGTTGATGCGCTTCGGGTACACGATGTCCCGCACCGCCTCCTGCTTCACGGTGTCCGTCTCGAACCCGACGACCCCGCGCAGAACTCCGCGTTCGACGCCAGCCGGCGGCTGGTAGATGCCGCCCGGGCGGCTGCCGTCGGTCCGGGCGAAGACGCCCGCGATGTGCCCGGAAGGCGGGACCACGATGCTGTCCACGTCGCCGAAGACGGGCACGCTCGGGTTGACGACCTTGATCTGCGGCCAGTAGATGGCCGCGTACTCCGTCAGGTTGAGCAGCCCGGCCGTGACCTCGACGTAGTCGACGATCTCGTCCCTGTCCAGCCCTGCCGGCGGGTCGATGATGGCGAACGCCTGGCCGTCCCGCGTGTCCTCGCAGTACGTGACCATGGCGTTGTGGACGGCGGAGGTGGGCTGGTCCGGGATCGCGAGCAGCGCGAGGTCCAACGACTGGTCGAGCACGCGCAGCCCGGTCGGCCCGGCGCTCGACCCGATGAAGTCGTTGTCCACGAGCCCGACCAGGCCATCGTTCCCACCGACGAGGCTGGAGTACGTGCCGTTCGCCGGCCGCCGCTCGGTCGGGGTACCGCCCGCGCTCTCGTCGGTGACGGCGAGGAGCAGGCTGCCCGTGTTCACGTTGTTGAGCAACGTCTCGACGTACCGCTCTCCGGCCGTGTCCATCGTCAGGTTCGGCCAGACCTCCACGACGACCCCGGCGTCGAGGAGCTTCAGGTTGAACTCCGACACCACGCCGCTCGTCGCCGCCGCGATGACGACCGAGAGGTCGTCCGTGTACGTGCCGTCGTACTTCCCGGTCACGGTCAGCGTGTCCTGAGCAGCCCCGCTCGTGCCCGAGTGGGTGGCGTTGTCGAGCCCGAGCTCGTCGTCCGCCGTGGACGCCGCGGTCACGGCGACGGAGAACGAAGCACCTGCCGTGTTCCGCGTGATGCGCGCCGCCCCGCCGTCGTTCGTGACGGTGACGCCGACCACCGCAGCCTCGACGATTGTCTTCACCTCGGCGACGGCCACCGCGTTGATGTCGGCGACGTTGCCCGTGCCGGTGGCCGACAGGCCGGTGAAGCCGAGCGCCGCGCAGGCCGTCCCGCCAAACGTGTCGAGGTCGGAGTCGGTGCCGTAGGTGTCGCTCTTGATGACGACCGCTCCGGCGACCGCTGTGACCTCGACGCCCGTGCACTCCGCGTTGATGACCGCAGCGACCTCGGCTGCCGTGGCCGCCGCGATGTTGACGAACTCGGCCGTGTTGAAGATGGCCGTCCTGATCGCCCCGCTGTCGACGCGGAAGGTGAGCGCCTGTCCGTCGACCAGCGCGAACGGTTGCGTTGACGCCCCGGTCACGCTCGCCTGCGTGGCGTTGAACGTGGCGGTCAGCGGCCCGGCTCCGTCCACGGACACGAGCAACGTGTCGCCCGGCGCCAGGTCGAACGGGCCGACGACCGTTCCCAGCACGGTTCCCTGCGTCGGAGCCCCGGCCGCTGTCTGGATCGTCTCCTCGCCGGCCGCCGAGGTCTTGCTCGCTGGGGTGTTGATGTCCGTGTAGTGGACGGTCCGCACGAAGTCGAGCACCTGCCCTCCGTTCAGGTAGAACCCCTGGACGGAGTGGTAGGCATCGCCGTTGGCGATGGCGCCACCGAACACGTCGAACCACTCGTTGAAGCTCGTGCTTCGCACGCGCTCGCCGACCGGCCCGCGCTCGGTGATGCCGACCATCCCGAGGACGTTCGTCGGGACGCCCTGAATCTGAGGAACGCGAGCTTCTTCCTCGACGATGATGACCTTGCTCGCGAGCAGCTCCTTGCTCATGGTCAGGCCTCCTCGCCCTTACGCCGCGCGCCGTTCTTGACCTTCGGCTTGGCGGAGGGCTGCTCGGTGGCGCGGACGAGCTCGAGGTCGCCGCGCGCCTTGGCCCGCTTCACGTCCGGCACAGCCGCGATCTGATCCGGAAGATCTTCGACTCGGCCGCCGGCCGGCAGCGAGATGGACCCGATGAGCGCCTTGTTGGCCTCTCGGATGCCGACCGCCCCGGTGCGCGGGTTGAGGTCGTGGATTCGGATGACCCGCCGCTGGAACCCGAAGCGTTTCCGCATGAACTCCGGGTGTGCCAGCTGGAGGACCAACCGACGGCGCGACCTGTTGATTAGGGTCGTTGACATCAGCAATCACCTCCCGGGCTCGGCCCCTCGTCGTAGGTCTCGCCCAGCTGTTCCACGACTACTGTCGCCCCAACGACAGCGAGGCCTTCTTGCACATCCTCGACTGTCTGCGTCAGGTCGGCCCCGAGGCTCCCGGCGAACCCGGCCATGTCCTCGATGTCGAACCCTCGGATGATGACTGTACCGCTGAACGACCTCAAATTCGAGATGTTCGTTCCGGCAGCCGTCGCGAAGTTGCCGTTCGGCGCGAAGTCGAACTCGTACCGCACGCGTCCGCGCGCCGGATCGGCCGGGTCGCGGTCCAGGTAGATGTAGGGGTTCATGTCCACGAACTGCGTGGACAGCGCCATCAGGTTGAGCAGCTCGACGTGGCTGTCGCTGACGCCGGTGACGGCGAAGGTCAGGTCGACCGTGTACGGAGCCGTGTAGAGCAGGACCTCGCCGTCCGGGAGCACGGCTTCCTTGGTCCCGTTCTCGGAGAAGAAGCGGTTCTCCGCCATGTCCGGTCCGGTGAGCGCGATGCCGGGGAGCGTAGCCAGGTCGGTGACGTTCAGCCCGTCGCCGGTCTCCGAATCGTACTCGGTGTGGACGCTCAAGACGGTGTTCGGCAACACCTGCCGGCGCCACTCCCGAATGAACTGGCGGACGAGCCTGGTCAGATGAGCTTCGTCGGCAAGCTGGACCCGCCGGTAGGTGAAGGCGCGCGGAACGGTGACGGACTCGCCGGGGATCGGAACGCCACTGTCGTCCACATTGCGGACGGTCAGGTCCACCACCCCTTCACCGTGCGCCTTCGACTCGACGACGGCCCCGGCCGACGGCCCCTCTGCTACCAGGACGTCGCCAGCGGCCAGGGTCAACACGGACGGCGTGACCAGGGCGACGGTGTACTCGCCGTCGTTGGACGCGGACCGGGCGACCCGGACGAGCTGCCCGGTGCGGAAGCCGTCGCTGCTCCAGCTACCGACAGACCGCGTGATGGTCCCGGGCGGCCCGACGACGAAGGTCAGGTTCGGCCCGCCCTGCACGCGGACGACTCCGCCAGAGAGCGGACTCGGCGGAGCGCCCACGAGCAGCCTGTTGGTCTTCAGCACGCGGACGTTCAGCCCGAGCGTCGTGTCGAACAGCACCTCCACGGTCGGCGCGGCAACTGGCGTGACCCCGGTCGGGTTCTCCACGACAGACTTCATGCGGAACCCGTCCCCGTAGACCTGGACCAGCATCCGGCCTCCGACTGGAGCCCGAGCAGGAACGACGTTCACGACGGAAGGGACCACGAGGCGAGTCTACCAGACGAGGCGACCAACGTCCTAGAGCTACCCGCCGAGGCTTCCAAGCGGCCCGCCGCCGCCGGACGATGTGATCCGTGCAAAGGTCGGCATTCCGAAGTCTCTTCCGAGCATGACGGCGACCCGCTGCATAATGGCTGCTCCGGCCTTCTCCCCACCCGGCCCATACAGCGCGTCGAACGTCGGCTGCATGAACGGCCGGGCAGGGATGACGATGACCAGGATGGCGCCGATGCGGAAGGCGGGTTGCGCCCCGCCGCCACCACTCCGCCGCGCCGTTGTCCCGCTGAAGCGCCCCTTCGCGTCCCGCGGCGGGCCAGCCACGCGCACCGCCCGAAGGAACGTGCGAAACCAGTGGAACATCGCCTGCGTGATCCGCATGGTGATGCGGCCGCCCTTCTCGTGCAGCTCGGCAATGTTCGCCAGAGGCTTGCCTCCCTTGCTTCGTGCCGTCCGGTGCACGCCGACGAAGAAGGTCATGTCGTCGAGCCGGTGTACGGCGATGCTCTGGAACATGGACCCGGTGTCGATGAGCGCCTTCGACGACTTCTTCTTCAGGATCGTGAGCGGGTGCAACGGGGTGAACGCCTGCCCGCCCGGCGCCTGCTTGCGGATGCCCTGGACGACCTCGCGGCGGAACGCCTGTGCCTCCTGCGCGACGGCCCGCTGGAACGCCCGGTGCATGAGCAGCCCGCTCCTGTACTTCCGCGCCAGGACGTGCGCCTTCTCCCAGTCGCCGACGAGCCGGAGCTGAGGAACGCCCATCAGGCCACCGCCCGCGCTCGAGTTTCGAAGACCATGAGGAACAGGTTCCGTTGGGAGCCGACCCAGAACGAGCGTGGCTGAGCTTGGATGCAGTGCAGGCCGGGCGGGTTCGGCACCGTCTGGATGAGCGCCCCGCTCCTCCTTCGAATGGCGGCCAGGCGATCGTTGACCCGGAGCAGCGGCAACCCGTTGGGGTCCAGCAGGGCGAGCGTCTCCAGCTCCTTGAAGTGGAGGACGCAGCGCACCTGGCCGGTCGGGCTGCGCCCCGTGCCGAGCATGGACAGCACCTCCCAGGACTCGTCCTCGATCTGAGCATGAAGCTGAACAACGCTCTCGACGCGGCGAACGGAGCCCCGCGTGCTCGTGTCGGTGGCCGGCGGGACGATGACCGGCTCGTTGAAGTCGTCGTCGTACCCGAGCCCCGCGGGGCCGGAGCCGGCGGGGTCCTCCGCCGTGGCGTCCGTATCCAGTCGTGCGATGTCGACCAGGAACGGGTATATCAAGCGGCCACGGGTCATCATTCCTCCCAGCGTGGAGACCAGCCCGGGTGGCTGCGCCGTGCCATGGGACGGCAGTTCACGCTTCCTCGACGACACCCCGGGCAACGTCAGAGGAGCCCGCCGTGGGCGCCAGCGGGCAACACACCCGGGCCGGCCGCCACGCCCATCCAGGGTATCACACGGAGCGCATCATCGGCTGGCGCCTGTAGCGGAGGAGGATGGTGTCGATCTCCGGGTCGCCAGTGAAGATGCCGACGCTGGCGCGCCCGGTCGAGGACTTCCCCGGCGCTCCCCACGAGACGGACTGGTCCCTGGTCTTGTGGGATGTGACCCGCCAGGCGTTCTTGAGGTCTTCGCGCTCGTCCGACTGGCTCATTGGCGGGAGGTTTCGCACGCAGAGCAACTTGCACGCGTGCCGGATGAGGTCGGGCGTCTTTCCGTTCGACGTCCCGTCGTAGTCCGTGTACCCGAACGTCCCGACGATCCGCACGTTCTTCTGTCCCGGGGTCCAGACCTTGAGCCCCGCCTTGAGCAGCACGTCGTCGTCCCGCGGCTGGGCGAGCTCGATCTTCGGGTTGTCGCGGTCGTCCGGACACAGGAGCCGCTGGGTGACGTGACGGTTGTAGACCATCACGTCGTTGGCCACTTCCAGCGCCTCGTCGTCGAGCCAGACCTCGCTGACGGCGATGACCGGAAACTCGAGCATCATGGTCGGCTGGCCGCTTCCGTCCAGCGTGACGTCGAGCGGCCGCGGTTCAAACCAGCGCCCCGTGTACTCCTCGATGTACGTGCTGGCGAGGCGCATCACAGAGGTCAGGCGGACGTCCGAGTAGGGTGGGTCGGTGAAGCCCTCGTCGCGAAGGTCCTGCACGGTGCAGTACAGCCCGTCCATCCCTTCGCCCTGGATTGGCGGGCTCGCGGTTCCTTCCGAGCTGGTCGAGCTGTTCCAGTACGCGAAGCGGTACCAATACGAAGGGTCGCCGACCAGGTCGATGTACTCGTACAGGGTCGTCGGTGAGACGAGGTTGATGCGTGTCAGCGGAACCGTGAGCTCGGTGTACGGGCCGCCCTGCCCGGCCGTGGAGCGATAGACCTTGATTTGGTTGAAGGCGAGCAACACGTTCGACAGCTCGTTCACGACGATCCGCAGCTTGATCGCGGCCATGGCTCACACCTCCTTCGCGGACAGCGGGGTCGGCACCAGGTCTACCACGTCGGCCCCGGCCGGAGCGAGGTCGAGCGAACTCCATCCTGTCGGCGTCGCCGTAGCTGCTCCGCCGGTGACGACCGTCCCGCAGCCGATTGGGTGCAGGTCGTTAGCGGCCGCCGGGATAGGCACCAGGTTCAGCGTCTGGTAGAGCAGCGGCGGCTCCGGGTACGGCGACGGCGTCTGCCCGCGCTCCTGGTAGTAGGCATGAAGCGTGTCGCCAGTGCGAAGTCCCTCGTGAAGCCGGAAGGCGTTGCCGCCAAGCTCGATGAGCCCTTCTGTTCCCGCCCGTTGCGTGAGGAGCCCGTTGATGTACAGGTACAGCGTCCCCGCGAAGTAGGCGCTCGGGGTGGTGTAGTCGGTCGCCCCGGGGACGACAGCGATCTCTGCAAGGACCGGGTCGCTCATGCCTCGATAAACCTGGCATGTATCGTATCACCCGAGCGCGGTGCTTCACGAGTGCGGAAGGACGACGGCCCCGTCTCGTCCCAGCCATCGTCATCGCCGGCGCGAGCGAGAAGCCCGTTCAGCCACACGCGCAACGTCCCCGTCGCGTACGCCAGGGTCGTCGTGAAGTCGCGGAGCGCCCCATCTGGGACCTCGGGCGGTTCTTCGACGTGCTCGTCGCCAATGGCCATCTAGCCGCCGTTGTCAGGGAGGCTCGGCGGCGGTGCTTCCGACGCCCTGCGCTCGACGTTGTGGAGCCGAAGCCCGAACTCCCGCACCATCTCCACGGTCACGTCGAGAGAACGCCGCATCACGGCCAGCTGGCGCCCAACTTCTTCCCGCATTTCCCGTACCTCTTCCAGTATGACCGGAAGGAGGTCGGGGGCCGTCTGCCCGCAGTCGCTCACAGCTTGGCCGCGAACACCGCCGCCACGGCGTCAGCGATGGGCTGCCAGTAGCTCGAGCGGGCTCCGCTGGGCTGCTCGATCTGCACGCCGCCGCCGGTTGCGGCGAGCCAGTTCACGAGGTTCGCCGGGTCCGTGCCGCCGTAGGGGCCGCTCGTCACGACCTCGACTTCGTAGTCGGCGCCGACGACGGAATGGATCGCGGCGGCGACCTCGGACTTGAGCGCCAGCGTGGCTGCTCCGCCGACCGCGATGGTGTCCTCGCCGTAGCCGTGGAAGCTGACGGCGTAGGCGAAGCCGCGGTCCTTGATCTGGTTCAGGCAGGGGAAGCTCGCCGGATGGACATCGGTCGAGGTGATGTGCCAGGCCAGGCTCGCCCCGCCGCCGCTGCGCCAGCCCTTGCACCGCCAGGCCGAACACGGCTTCGCCGCCGCCTGCATTTGGGTCAGCACACGCTCGGCCTGGTCGTCGGTGTAGTTCTCGATCATGCCACCGTGTGGGGCACAGGCGACGAGGCCGGTGTGACCCGCGCTCGTCTCGGAGAGCCGCTCCACGAACTCGCCCTGGTTCTCCGCCTCGGCATCGGTGAGGTCGGAGCGGAGACAGGACGAGTCGCACGAACCGCTGTTGAACGTGCCGCCCGCGTCGGACAGTCGCTTGCGCGCGTCGAGGCACATCCGGACACGCCGATCCGGGCTCTCCTGTCGCAGCTCGGCGACCGTGTAGAGCGCCTTCAATCCGGTCGTCGGGTGGACGATCCTGACCTGATGGCCCAGGCCACGCCCGATTGCCGCGAGCTTCTCGGGGTCCGCCGAGCAGTGCTCGGGCAGGCCCATGAGCTGCGCCTGCGATGAGTACGCGGTCAGCACGTCACACAAGAACGTTCCCATCGAAACCTCCTACTGGCCCGGTTGGCCGGCCAGCCGCCTCCCGGAATACCTCAGCTCGACGAGGTGAACATGCACGACCAGCGTGCAGGTGTCCTCGGCATGGTCCCCGTCCCGGCGCAGCCACAGCACGAGCATGTCCTTCGCCTTGTTGAACTGCGCCGAGGGGATCGTGAAGTCAACGGAGAACAGCGTGTCGTTGCCCTTGTCGTTCTCGTTCTGCGTGAACTCGCTCGAGTACGGGTAGCTCGCGGGGAGCACGTCTCCCGCGCCGACGCACTGCCAGTCGAGGCGCCAGCGGACTCCGGTGTTGCCCGCCGTGCCCGCGAGCGAGCACAGGGCGCACAGCGTCAGGTCTCCGCTGACGTAGTTCTGCGGTGGGCGACAGGTCCACCGGATGCGACTCTCACCGGCCGCCGCGAAGGTCACGGACGGGACGTCGTTGTTGGAGCTGGTCGCCGCCGACCCGCCGCGGATGCCGGTGTCCACCGGGAACCCTACCCTGCACGTCCCGACGGCGATGGCCTCGGCCTCCGCGAGCCACAGCGCCCCGTCGTGATCGACCCGAAGCCGCTCGACGAGGCCACTCCCGCCTGAGCGGAGCATGACCTTCGCTGCCGACTGGCGAACGTCCGTGTCCGGGTCCGACCACAGGACGTGGAGCGCACCTGCATCGCGGAGCACGTCGGCGTCGTCCGTGAGCCGCACGAAGAGGCCGGAGCCGAACCCGGCCAGCACCAGTTCGCTCGACCTCCTGGTGATCGAGATGAGCGACGAGACGGTGGAGTCGTCGGAGGTGAGCTCTCGCACGTCGAGCTTCTTCACCGACGAGGCCACGACGTCGCCGCCCAGCACGAGCGCGCCCGACCGGTCCTCTGAAGGGAGCCCGCCCGATGCTGCGAGCCCCTTGTCGTTGCAGGCGAGCGAGGTCGTTCGCCTGATGCAGCCCACGGACCCTGGAGTCCCTCCCGACGTTGTGCGGTAAACGCCGTACTTCACCGCTCCCTCGACTGGTTCCCAGGTGACGCGGTTGTAGTTCGTCCCGTTCAGCGTCGCTGCCCCGGTCGAGATCAGAACCTCAACGCACTCCGGCGTTTCGCCCGTTGGCGAGTACGCCGTAACGGAGTAGCCCCAGGCGGTCGAGCCGGGCGTGCCCTGCGGCGCGACCTGTAGCCCGCCGGGTTTCTGGAGCGCGTTGAGCGTGAGCCCGCCCTCCATCACCGGGTCGAGCGGCGTCGCCTCGTGCGCTGCCACGATGCCGTCGAGCAGCGTCTCGTCTCCACCGGAAAGCGCCGCGTCGAACCAGATGAGACAGACGTCGCCGTCCGTATCCGTCCTGAGGTACTCGGCTGACGAGATCGCTGAGTCGACGATCTCCTCCGAGAGATGGCTCTCCGAGACGCAGCCTTCCGGGAAGTCGTTGGCGAGGCTGTACTGGTAGCTCGTCTCGGCCATCAGGACACCCTCCACAGGGTCGCTCGGGCGTTCTCCATCGCGACCGAGCCGTTACCGTCCACCTTGCGGACGTCGAAGTCGATGTTCTGCGCTCCGCTGATGCTGCCGAGGTGGAAGGCGCCTCCCATGAGCGCGCGAGCGTTCGCGACTCCGGGCTTTATCCGACCCTTGGCGAGCGTCACGGAGTCGTTCTGCTGTATCTGTGCTTCGACCTGAGCGCCTGCAGACGAACCGTCAGTCCCGATCTCAGCGAAGGCCAAGAGCAGGTAAACGCCCGTGGGCAACGCAGTCGTCGTGAACCGCCACCGCTGCTGAAACGACGTGGCCGATGTCGTGTAGATTCCGAGGCTCGACGCCTGCCGGTACTCCGTGCCGAAGACAGCACCGGAGCCGCCGTCCCGTGGGTTGAAGACGCCCGCGTCGTCCCGCATTCTGAAGGCGCTGCCGACACGCCGGATCTCTCCGATTTCGGTAGGATCGCTACCGCCGTCCCCGAGAAGGATGCCTTCCTCCTCGATCAGCTCTCCGGGGTGTGCGTCAGGAGTCCTTGGCACGAGCCGTCTTCTTGCCGGAGCGGCTGGGCTTCCGCGGAGGCTTCGTCTTCGGCGCCTCGGCGGGCGTCGCCTCCGCCTGGCGCTGCGCTTTCAGTGTCAGCCCCGGGTGGACGCCCGGCGGGCGCGGTCCACCATGTTCCAGCGGAGCAGCCTCCTCACGCCGCGCAGCATCGGCCTTGCCCTGTTCGCGCACGCGCATGTCCACGACCTGTCGAAGCGCCTTCCGCATTCCCTCGACCTCGCCCTCGGCGCGCAGCACCGACTGCGCCGCGTTCTCGCCGATGTCGTGGACCTTCCGAGCCGCCGCCATGAGTCGGTCCACGGCGTATTTGCCGGCGGCCACGGGGTCTTCTGGGTCGAGCGTGACCTTGCCCTCCTTCCATTCGGCGACGACCGCTTGGACGATGGTCTGAATCTCCCGTTGCGTGGCGGCGACGATGGTCGCTGCTCCGCGTGCGGCATGGATGCGCGCCTCCGCTTCGCGGAGCGCTTCTCTCAGCCCGTTGCCGATCTCGTCGGCGACGAGCACTTTCAGCTCGGCCTTCTCGGTGCTCATGCTCTTCCCCTTCTCAGGTCAGCTTAGGGAGTCGGCTGGCCCCAAACGACCATGTTGATGTTGTCCGGGTTGTTTCCGCCGCGGAAGCGCAAGACGAACTCCGCATAGAAGTTGCCGAGCGCCTGCTCTGCGGCGACCGCCGACGGGTACACGTCGTTGTTCGACAGCGCGGTCGCGCCCGGCCGCTGCTTGGTGCCGTTGATGAAGATCTCCACGTCCGTGATGAAGCTCAGTCCCTTGTAGCTCGGAAGCACCGCCGAAATGTTCGCCACCGCGTCGCCCTTGATGAGCGTGTCGGCTGGAATGTCCGCGACGATGACGTTCGCCCAGGCCGTCGCCCGCTCGGTGCTCTGCTTGGCCTGGACGATGGCGTTGAGCAGCGAGACCTCGCCGCCGAACTCGGCTTCGAAGTTCGTCCACTCGGCCGCGGAGTCGGCCAGGTGGATGCCTTCGATCAGCGACCACCCGACGGGCTTGTAGCCGTCGTCGAAGGACAGGACGGTGGCGGCTTCCAGCTCCAGGGCACCGGCCGTCGACTCGATAATGCCGTCCTGCACGCCGACGTCGATGGGGCGCGTCCCGCCCGTGTTGGCCGAGATGCCGTTGTCGAAGTCGTTGAGGATGGCGTCCACGCGGAACAGGTCGACGTCAGCCTCGAACGCAACCGACGTGGTCCCCGCGCCCGAGCCCTCGGTGATGCGGAACAACGGTTGCTCGGCGTCGTCGCGGATCTCCCAGTACTTGCCCGCCGACTCGATGTCCAGCGTGGCGTTCGTGACAAGGTCGACCGGCGTCGTCCCCTGGTTGCTGTAGGAGGTCTGGCGCGTGGCCGTGCCCGCCCCGGCGTCCACGAAGTCGTCGCCCAGCCACGCCTCCTCGGGAATGTCCTTGAACGCGTACCGCTCGACGGGCGCGTAGTCGATGGACAGGCCGTCCATCGTTCCGGCCGCGGCGAGGACGAGGTCGTCGTAGGTGGCGTTCCGCACGACGAACGAGAGCTGCGCCCGCTGAGTCGTGAGGTTGATCGTGTGGCCGTCGGTGGCGATCTCCGTCTGGATCAGCCCGTACACCTCTCGCCCGGTTGAGTCCTCGATGGGTTCGCCGGTGGCGGTGTCGACGATGAGGCACAGGTTCATCGGTTGGATGTTGCTGGCTCCGCCGACCTCGGCCAGCGACGGGGCATCGAACGCTCCGGCGACGGACGCGACGATGGTACCGCGGGTCGCGACGACACCCACCGCAGCGGTCGTGTTGCCGGGTAGCTCTCCGGTCGCGTTGAGGATGGCGTGCTGAGCGTTGACCGCGATGGGTCCGACGTTCGCGCCAACGACGGCACGTCGGCGGGCGATGCGCTTGCGCTCGATGTCGTACAGGCTCACGTTCAGGTTCTGCACACCTCGCGCAGCCGCACCCTCGCCGGGAAACGCAGTCGGAGCCGTGAGCGCCCGCCACCAGTCGGACGACCGAACGTCCCGCAGCTCGTGAAGGTACGACCTGATGTTGGTCAGGTCGGTCTGTCCGTCCAGCGGGCTCGTTTCGAACGCCGCTTCAGTCGGCGCGATCGAATCGACGTAGCTCTCGCTGTTCCAGAGTTGCGTGTCCTGCCGTGTCTTCGTCCTCGACATCTGGGCTAGCTCCTTCCTGCTTCCTGCACGCCTTCCCCTGGCTTCGTTGAAGCCAGTCTAGCACTCGGGCTGAGCCGGTGTCATGTGCGATGAAACACAGGGCGAACGGATTGTGGAAGGCGCGCGGGGACGAGGCGGTCAGTCGGCGTCGAAGACTTCGGCCATGAGCGTCTGGACCATCTCACGCTTCGCCAGCCGCGTGTCGAGCGAGACGCCGTGCTCGGCGCCGAAGGCGACGATGTCCGCCTTCGTCATCATCGCCCACTCCGGGACGACGGGCCGCTCCTTCTGACGGACGTGCGCGGACTTCAAGATGCCCTTGTCCGCCGGCTTCGGCGGCTCCGTCACCGAGGCCATCGCCTGCGGCATCATCGCGGCGACCGCTGCTCGCGCGGCGGTGGCCTCGTCGACCTCCTTCGCACGGAGCCCGTCGAACCTGGACGGGAGGCGCTCGCCTTCCTTCTTGGGCGGCGGGCTCGGCGCCGGTGGCTGGAACGCGACCATCGCGGCGAGAGCAGCCGCGCCCGGCCCGCCGACCGCCTCGGCCAGCTCCTGTCGCACGATGTCCCGCCACCTCCCGTCGTCCCGGACGACCTGAAAGAACGGAGCACCGGACCCCTGCTTGAGCGGCTCCACGGTGGACGCGATCGATTCGTCGACCTCGTACCAGCGGTCGGCCTCGAACAGCTGCCCGCCGAGCGTCAGCCTACGCGCGAGCGCCCCTGTCGCCTTGTGGTACGGCGACAGCCGAATGCGAACCGTTGCCATGACTCCTCCTCTCTGCGGCCGTGGCCGTAGACTTCCCCGAGGTTATTGGGCCACCTGAGCTAGCCCTTGATCGTGCGAACCGACGCCGGACGCGGAGCGAGCAGCACACGCGCCTTCGTGACGGCGTCCGCCGCCGCGAAGGTCAGCTTGGGCACACCGGCCGTGAACTCGGCCCGCACCTGCCCGGCGGCCGCCGCCGAGTAGGAGATGGCCTTCACGCCGACGGAGCCGGCGACCGTCGCCTCGACGGCGATAGGGACGCCCGGAACCGTGAGCTGGAGGACGTGGGTGGCCACGTTCAGCTCTGCGCTCCAGGCCGACAGGCCACCGGCGAGCTCGCCGAGGTCGTCGGCGACGGCGCGCAGCGTCTCGGCCAGGTCGGGGTCTCCGTGACCGGGCTGGAGCCCGACGCCACCGGCCCCGAAGTCCTTCTTGATGGTCGTCATGGGGACCTCCTACTCGCCGATCCAGAGGACGACGACGTTGTCGTGCCCGCTGAGATCGGTCGCGGGGGCGACCTCCGCCGCCGGTGCTCCGCTGCCGTTGGCGTAGCACTTCAGCGTCGGCGTCCCGGTCACGTCCACGATGCGGAACCACCTGAGGGTGGCGCCGTCGTAGTGCGGGACGTACGGGCTGTGGATGACCTCGACCCCGTTCGGCAGGTTCGCCTTCACGGAGTATCCGCCCGCGGGGTACGAGCTGTCCGGGCTGGCGTCGAGCCGGCCAGCCATGATGGGCGCGGAAGGCTGCGAGCCGCCCTGCCGCGTGCTGTTGACGACGAGTGCCATGTCAGACCTCCATCGGTACGGGGCCGACGCCTATGAAGACGCCGGCCCCGGCCCACTCACTCCCCAAGCAGCGCGGCCGCGGAGCAGTCCGCAACCACGCCGGCCGTGGCTCAGACCGCGACCACTCCCGTCGCCTTCACGACCGCCGGCTCGTGCGCGAAGCGGAAGTCCACTCGCGCCGTGACGACGATGATGAAGACGCCCGCCGACACGTCGCGGTCGGTGTCGATGCGGATCTGACGCCACACGCCGAAGAGCATGTTGGCCGGGTCCGTCATCAGGACGACCGTCTCGTTCGTGCCGCCGCCCAGGTTGGTCGGGAACACGGGCACGCCCATGACCTCGATCCCCTGGAACGGCCGGGACTGGAGCCCCGTGACCTGCTCGTCGCCGAGCAGCGTGGCGCGGTCGCCGAGGTGCTCCTGGTAGTCGATGTCGGCCTCGTCCGCGGTGAGGAAGCGGAGGGTCCGCTTGTCCCGCCGGAACTCGGACGGCATCGTCTTCAGGATGTCCTTCAGCACGGACCGCTGGAGCGTCGCCCCGCCCGCGAGCACGGTGTTCGTCACGGCGCGGACGATGAACCCGTTGAGCGTCTTCAGCAGGTCGTCGGTGGACGAGGTGTCGCCGTTGAACGCGAGGTCCTCCAGGTCGAGCCCGATGCGCTCGGCCATGGTCGCCCGCACGGTCGACTCGAACGTCCCGCGTTCGATGCTGTCCTCCAGTGCTTCGAAGCTGATGCGCGTTTCCGCCTTCACCAGCTGAGCGTCCAGCTCCACCTTGGACGTGTCGGGCACGGAGCGCTGGCCCAGAGGCAGCGACTGCGCCTCCGTTCCCTTGCGCAGCGCGCGGCTGCCGTACCGAATCTTCTCCCTGAGCTCCTTCGGCGCGTTCATGTCGACACGCGTCATCTGCGGCATCACGACTGCCTGGTCGATTGCCAGCTGGATGAAGCGGTCGGCCTGGGCGGGCTCGAGAAGACCGCCGGGCGCGAGGTTGGCCAGGAGGAAGTCCGCCTTCTGGACGATGTCTCTGTTGTCCTGCATGGCTCCTTCTCCCTCACATGATCCACGGTCCGCCGCGGCGCCCGCTGCGAGACCTGTCCGTCGAGCCGTCGCCCTTCCCCTGCGTCGGCGCCTCACTCCTGCTCGCCGGTGCCTCGGGCGCGGCGGCGAGCGTCCTCTCCATGGTGTCCAGCCGCTTCATGACGGCCGTCATCGGATCGTCGGTCGGGCCGTCCTTGGCCGCCTTGTCGGCGGTCGGGCCGGAACCGACGTTGCCCAGGTTGCCGCCCTCGCGGGCGGGCGGGCTCGGCTGCGTCTCGGCGGATCGCTTCGCCGTGTCGGCCGTCGCTGTGACCGGCGTCGCGGCGTCGGCCAGAGCAGCGCCCGGTGTCTCGTCGCCGGCCGTGCCCTCGGTCTGCTCCAGCATCGCGAAGATGGGGCGGAGCGCGGCGAGGACACGCATGAGGCGCGACGGGCCGACCGCCTTCGACACGGTCTCGAGCTCGTCGTCGGAAAGCCCGGTGAGCGACTTGGCGACCCCGGCCACCTGATTGCGGATGGACACGAGCTCGTCCGGGGTCGTCGCTTCGGCGATCCGCGTGATGGCCTGGGCGATCACAGCGAGCTTGTCACCTGCCTCGCTCCCGACCCGCGAGAGCTTGGTGTCCATCTCCTTGTGGGACTCCTGCTCCGCCGGAGCAGCCAGCACCGCCCCCGCCTCGGCGACGACCGGCGGAGCTACCGCCGTTGCTGTCTCCGTGGCCTTCTCGCTCGTCGCGCTCTCCTTCTCCATCTCGACGGCTCCGCTCGGGGCAGCTCCAGCCGTCGGCTGCGGATACCGCTCCGCCAGCGCGTTCAGTTGAGCTGCCAGGTTACGGACGGCAGCCAGGGTGGCACCGTCCAGGGTTTCCGCGCCGGACGCGCGCTGCGCGATCTCGCTCGCCGTGGCCGCGATCGTGGAGAGCGCCTGCGCCACCGCGCCACCGGCCTTCTCCGCCATCGCCGCCTCTCCCGGCTCTGCTGCCGCGCCGTCGCTCATGGGCGAAGGATACCGCGAGAGCGCCCCGCGCAGAAGGTCCGAGATCGTCTGGACCTCGGTGGCCAGTTCCGCGGGGACCGGCTGCGCGTTCGCTTCCGCCGTCTCCTGCGCGCCGCGGATCATGTTGCCGATGGACACGAGGCGCTCCGTCGCCTCGGTGACGACGCGCATCAGCCCTTCCTTCACCGGCGTCGGGAGCGACAACTCGGCCTTGGCGGTCGGCTGCTCCTCGGCTGCCCTGCTGTCTCCCTCCATGGTCCCTCCGTGCTTCACCACTAGGAATCGGCGACGGTTCGCAGCTCGGTCAACCAGCGAGACCTCCTCAACGAGTATCTCGCTGAGCCGGTGCTGTGCTTCCACTGGGTCCAGCCCGAGGAAGATGCGCGCCACTTCCAGCGCGTGATCGAGCTTGCTGATGTCCACGAGCACAGACTATACCCCTACGGAGCCTCAGGTCCAAGGGCTTCGCGCAACGCGGTTCCACCCATGCTGTAGCCGGTGAACGCGCCAGCCTTCACCGCAGCCCACACGTCGTCGTTCTTGACACGGGTGGCCAGGAACCACGTTCCCACGGGAAATGACTCGCCGCCGTGCTCCTCGACGCGCTTGGAAAGGTAGCTCTCGATGGGGATGACGCCTTCCACGGGCTTCCCCTTGTGCATCACCTTCACCTTCCCGCCAAAGTGCTCCAGGAACGAATGAGCAGCCTTCTCGACCTCCTTCGCGCTGTAGACGTCGCCCTGCGCGTCGACCTCGTCTGGCACCAGAACGACGCCAAAGACGTACCGCTCCTCTGTCTCGGGCGACTCGGCCTTCAGCAGCCGCACCGCGCGCTCGAGCTTGTGGAGCTTCGCGACGGGCTCGCCGCCGCGCACGAGCTCGCCGGGCCGGAGCAACCCGCGCACGTCCTCAGTCGACGACGGGGCGGCCCCGGGAATAATCTCGAGTGCCTCGGCCGGGCCGAACCACCTGACACGCCGCGGCGGCCCATCTTCCCAGAGGAGCTCCAGCAACTGGACCAAGATCGTGTCGCCGACGTTCGCGTCGAGCTTCTTGTTCCCGGTGCGCCCCACGGTGACGTAGGTCTTTCCGTCGTGCTCGACCGGCTCCGCCCACCCTGCGGCGTCACCCGCTGGGATCGGCCCCACGGCCCCGACGAAGTCGTAGACCCCGGGCGAGCCCTTCACCTCATGCCGGCCGACGACCAGCGCACGCAGCTCGCGTGTCAGCTTCACCTTCGCCCAGAGGTCGTTCTCTCCGCCAAGACTGTACGTGCTCCCGAACTGCTTGAGCAGCGCGCCTTCGCTCCCCGGCTGAGCCTTCGCCCATTCCATGCTGCGCACGAGCTGGCTTCTGGTCTTGGCCATGCGTCGCGGCGCGAGGATGAACCGCTCCCCGAGCTTCTGGCCTGCCCACCACCGCTCGAGCAGCCGCCGCCGCTGAGCCAACGGGACGGCCGTGAGGTTCCCTTGTGGACTGAGGTACAGCGCGTCGAAGACGACGAAGCGCAGGGCGCTGTCGTCGGCTGGCCCGGTCCCGCGAAAGCGCGCCAGCTCCCGCCGTGGCAGGAAGTTACCCTTGGCGTCCACGCCCATGATCTCGCCGTCGAGGATGAAGTTGCCTCCGACCTTCCGCAAGTCTGCCGTGAGCCCAGGAAGAACGGAGGAGAGGTCGCGCTTCCTGTCCTCCGTGAAGACAAGCACACCGCCGTCCTCCACGCCGGGAGCCACACCGGCGTCCCAGGACTCAGCAACGGCGCGGAAGCCGTTGTACTTGGGCTCGACCTGGACTCCGTCACGGACGAGCTGGTCCGTGAAGACGGTCCGCGCCGCGAGGTCGGCGTCGGTGAACGTGGACGTCTCGCGTTTCGCCGGCTTCATCGGCTGGAACAGGGCTGGCGGACGGAGCAACGTGCGGTCGCCGCCCTTGTCGTCGGTATCGTCGATGTCGGCCGGGTCCCACACCTGTGTTCCATCTGACTGGACGCGGAATCGCTTCTCGGCCGGCTCCACCGGAGTGCTGCTCACGGTGCCGTTCGCGAGCGCGTGGACGTGCGTGTTGCCGCGCAACGCCGGGCCGCCGGTGCGCCCAGCGTCGGCGAGGCCGTGGACGTGCGCCTGGCCGCCGCGTTCGGTTGTCGTAACCCCGCCGCCGGGCAGCCGGTGGCTGTGACCTTGTGCCTCCGTCTGCTTCGGAATGGCGCGCCGCGGGTCGGACCCCGGGCTGAACTGGAACAGGTCTGAGTCGACCTCCTCAGCGACGAGCGTGAACAATCCCTTGAGCCGCTGACCGCCGAGCCGGAACTTCAGGAACGCGCGCTGGGCGTCGAGGAGGTCGGCGCGACCGCTGTCGATCCGCTGGATGCCGGACGCCGTGTTCTTCGTATCGTTCAGCGCCAGCCCGGCGACGCGCGTCCCTGGAGCCACGTCGCCTTCGAAGTTGAGCAGCGCGTTGCCGGCCTCCTGTCTGACGCCGGCAATGACCTCCTCACCCGAGAGCGGATCGCGCTGGAGCTGGAAGTCCCACACCCCGGAGCCGTCCGGTTTCCCCAGGACCAGGTGCCACACCTGACGACTCGGCGCCGCACGGACGACGGTCTGTCCCTTCCACCACTGCCAGAGCAGCGCGAAGGGCACGCGCTCCTGTTTCGCGACGGGCTCCGTCTCTTCTTCCTCCGGGTCGTACCCCTCTCGGAGAACCTTCCGCTCGCTCCTGCGGTACTGGAACTCCCCATCGAGGACGACGTTCTCCTCCGTGAAGAAGCGGGCGTCCACGAGCGCGTCTCGGATGCGCCGCGCCTCGGCCTCACTGTCCGCGAGCCAGAACCTGTACTCCCGCGGCGTCGCCTGCATGAGCGTCGTAGGCATCCCGCTCTGCCCAAGCGGGGGCATCGTCTCGTTGTCGACGGAGTGCCGGCGCAACACGCCGGGGAGCAGCACCTTGTTGAACCCGCCCGTCCAGAAGGTTTCGCCCTCCTGCGCGACGCCTTCCTCCATTGGCTGGTCCCCGCCTTCCAGCATCCGGAAGGTCAGCGTCCCACTGAACTTCGGGTCACCCGTGAGGAAGTACTCGTGCGAGAACGGCTTCTGCAGTCCCCACTCCGCCTGCGGTGTCGCCACCTCGACGTAGACCCCGGGCTCGTTCCGCGTCGCCCCGACCCCGCCCGGCTCCACGACGACGTCGCCGAGGTCAAGCCAGACAGTCGGCTGCCGGCTCTTGGCCGCCGCGAAGATCCGGTCCGGGAGCATCATCGGCTTGGTGTAGCGGCTGCCGGCCACGTCGAAGGCGTCGGCAATGACGCGCGCCTCGGCAACCGTGTTGACCTCGGGGACGGCCCCAGCCTTCTGGAGCGCCATGGTCCAGCCGACCAGGAAGTCCTTCACCTGCATTCGGAGGTCGGCGTGCAGCGTCTTCCCGCGGAAGTGGAACTGCATCACGGCCGGCCGCTTGCCGGGCGCGTCGGGCCAGTCTTGAAGCGGGTCGTCCTGCTTCGCTGTGAGTGCCATCTCCTTGACGGTTCGGTCCTCGTGCGGAACGAGGACCAGGTCGTACAAGGCGACGTGGTTCGTGTACGGGCCGCCCTGCCCCTCCGTGTGGAACTGCACCCGCTGAGAGAGCCGCGGCCCGAGCGCGCGTCCGAGGCGAAACTTGATGACGTGCTCCGTGTCCGCGTCGAACGGGCCACGAATCAGAAGGTCGATGTCGTTCTCGCTCTTACCCGCGTTGCAGACCGAGCCGACCAGGTAGACGGCCGGCATCCGCAACGCCATCGGCTTCGACAGGGCGCCGAGAACCTCGGTCAGCGCGACCGGGTCGTCGGCATGGACAGCGGCCCCTCCGGGATAGATGGGGGCGAACTGCCCGTCTCCATCCACGTCGCCCTTCGACATGCCCCGCCGGAGCAACGCGGTCGTCTCCTCCGCGAGCGGGTCGACCTCGACGGTCTGCACGTTCCGGCGCTCGAGCTCGCGGAGCAGCATGATGTGGGCGTTGACCACGTCCTCCCGCGTGACGCCTTCCGCCCTGGTCGTGCGCGGAGGGAAGGCTCGGGCGAACAGCCTGTGAAGCTCCCTGTCCATGGAGATGAGCTGCCCGTCCGGCTCCGTCGCGAGCGCCTCCGGGCTCGGGTCGGCGACGAACTCCTGAATCGCCTTGAGCGTCCTGTCGCGAAGGGCATCGTCGATGGTCAACTGCCTGGACTTCTCGACGTCCCTGTCGAAGTCCACCGTGGCGCCGAACCGCCGGCCGCCGGGCGGCTGCTTCAGCCGAAGCGGTGGCTCGAACAGCACGACCAGGTTCAAGGGCAGGTACCAGATGCTCTGCTCGGTGGCGAACTCCCTGGCCGAGAACTCGTCGACTCCGGCCCGCTGTTCCGCCGTGAGCTGCGCCATCGAGTCGATCTGCACCGGGTCGTCCTGAGCAACGACAGCCCAGACGTAAGCTCCGTCGAAGTCCGCTGGCGCGACCTCGTTGACGAGCGCCTGGGGCTGGCCGACGCGGGTCGTGCGCCGCCGCCTGGAGAGCAGCCCGGCCGTCTGCCCAGCCCGCAGCCTTGCGATGAAGTGCTTCGGGTCCGGCACCTTGAGCGCCGGAAGCTCTCCGCGCGGCGGCTCGGCCTGCCACACCATGACCGGAACGAGCCCGCGCGACGTGATGACCGCCGCTCCAAGTTCCTCGATGTCGCCGGACTGGGCAAGGGAACAGACCGCCGGGTCCAGGAACGCTGCCTTCCGCGCCTCGCGAACGACGTCCGCCGCGAGGTCGACGTGCGCGCCCTGGGCACGCCCCGCAGGGGCAGCCCGAAGCTGAAGCGGTGGGCTGAACGACCGGACGACTGTGGCCGGGATGTAGAAGAGGCTCTCCGCCTTGGCGAAGTACGCCTTCGTCTGCTCCGCGACGTGAGCAGCGCGGCCGCCGAGGGCTTCGACGGAAGCCACGCGCTCCGCGTCCCCAAGGGTAGCGACTGCCCAGACGAACGAGTCGGAGAAGCCCAGCGGCTCCAACTCGTTCACGAGCGCCTGCTGGACCCCGGTGCGCCCGCGCATCGCCGTCGAGGAGAGAACGCCGACAGGCAAGCCCTGGCGTGCACGCTCGAGCAGGAACCGCGGGTTGGGCACACGCAGCGTCGGGAAGGAGCCGGATTCCGCCATGAAGACCTGGACGTCTCGAACGACGACCTGTGGGCCAGTCGGAACGTTCGTCTCCAGGGGTTCCGGGAAGGCGGCGACAACCTTGACCGGCCAAGCGTACAGCGGAGCAGCACACCAAGACGGCTGCGCCCCGCACCATTCGGCGCGGATGGCCTGCGTGATCCTGTGCTCGTCTTCGCGGGCAGCGAACTGCTCATCCGAGAGCTCCGCGACGGTGCCAAGTTCAACGACGCCGAGCGCTCGCCTCCCGTTGAGCAGCACGTACCGCGCCTCTCCGATGTCGAGCGGGCGGCTCTTGACGAGCAACGTCTTCTCCCCGGACAGGATGGCCTCGGCCATGGCCATCGGAGAGACGGCAAGCCCAACGGTCGGAAGATCGTCGTCCTGCTTGCCGAGGCCGACGACGACCCCGGGATGGACCGCTTCGGACAACGCGCGCAATGCGGAACGCGCAAGGCTCGTCAGGACGGTCGGGCCGAATCGCAGCGTGTGCGTGTGCTCGCCGTCCATCACCGTTCGCGCGCCGGCGAGCGCGTGCGGGTGAAGCCCGGCCGTCTCGGTGATCAGTTCGACGCCGTCGCCGAGCGCCACGACGTGGCGGTGCCCGCTTCCAGCCGGAGCAGCCGCCCCGTCCACGATCTGGTGGGCGTGCGGTCCATCGCTGTTCGTCACGAGCATCGCCCCGGCCGGAAGCGTAACCCGTTCGCCGCCGGCCAGGCCGACGATGGTGGTCCCGCCGAGGTGGAAGACGTGCTGATGGAGCCCGCCCAGGCCGGTCTCCGTCGTGGACGATACGTCGTGGACGTGGGCGCCGGAGGCACACTCGAGATCGCCGAGCCTGTGCATCATGTCGATCTGCGTGCGCTCCGCGTCCTTCGCGCGTTCAGCGAGCAGCGCCTCGGCGTTCTTCAGCGCCACGTCCATACGACGCTCGAGCTCCTCTCGCGGTGTGCAGGCAGCCGTCATGTCGTCACCTTCGGCCCCTCCGGTGGACCCCAAGCCCGCTCCGGAGCGGGCGGTTCCCACACGGTTCCGTCCAGCGTCGCACGCAGCGCCCGCGGAAGCGAGTCCAGCGCACGCTGGGTGCTGTAGTGGAGGTCCACGCGGAGCTTCGCGAACCAGTCGTAGCAGATGTTCGCCCTCCGCTTCACCTCGGCCTCCGTCGGAGCAACCGAGACGGTGACGATGAGGCTCGCCGCCCGGTCCTCCACGAAGCTGTTGCGAACGACCCGCCCGACCGCGGCAAAGACACGGCGCAGAGAGGCCTCGTCCTTCACTAGAGCGACCAGGAACTCGCGCTTCGTTGACATCCTTCCCCTCGTTACAGGACAGGGACCGTCGTGCACCGGCAGCTCGCGTGAGCGGGAGGCACCATCGCCCCGCCACCGCTCCCCGCCCCGCCACCGACCGGCCTGTAGACGCCGACTCGGTCGACGACCCCGAACCCGCGCTGCTGAATCTGTGCGACGGGCGGACCGAGCGGACCGCCGCGCGGAGAGACATGAATTTGGTCCCCGACGACCCTGTACCACGCCGACATGTTGACCGCGGCTTCAGGGTCGGGGCTCCGCAGGGCGGCTTCGGTGCGCGTCAGCGACGACTCGACGGGGAACTGCTGGCCGTGTAGCCAACGGCACGTCTCACACGTCCGCTCGTCGAGGACAGCCTCCCACGTGTAGGAGTCGATCTCGGCCACGCCGTAACCAACCATCTGTCCGTAGGACCGGGCCTGGGCGACGGCCGCACTCGCGACGGCGCGGTAGTAGTTCTCGTCCCGTCCAAGAGCAGCACCGCGCATAGCCACGGCGAGGTCTTGTGCGATTTGCCTGTAGCCGAGCCCCTCGGCGGCACCCTCGCCAACGATGCGCCGAGCAGCCCGGGAGAACCGCTCACTTCGGCGAGCGAACTCGTCGGAGATGAAGACGGACCCGTTCCGTCCGATTCTCCGGGCGAGCTCCCGTTCGACCGGACTGAACGTGAAGGCCAACCCGCGAGCAGCCGTCGCCCCCAACGCTGACCTCTGGGCGACGGACGCCGCAACCTGCTGAAGCTGGCCGAGCGCACCTTCTCGGAAGTCCCGGCTCCCCGGGATGTCCCGTACTGCAGTCGCCAGCATGGCGATGGCGTTGTCGACCTGAGCCGCGGTCATGGTTGGCCACGGTCGGCGGAGCTGGTCCAGCGCACGACGAAGGGTCCTCCGTGCTGACGCACGGCTGGTGGCCCGGAGAGCGCGTTCCAAGCGTTCGATGGCCAACGCAAACGCACGACGAGACAGCGGGAGGTCCGCCTTCTCGACGGTCACCGTGTCCTGCTGGAACGGCCAGAGCCAGAGGCCACTCTGCGTCTGGATGGCGCCACGGTAGACGAGGACATCGCGCTCGGTCGCCTCGGCCAACGCCTTCGCAGCCGGCCCGACCTCCCGGGCATCGGCGATGCGATGCAGCAGGCCGATCTCTGGAATCGCAATTGCGACCGCACCGCAGGCCGTCAGGGCAGGCGGGTCCGCGAACAGGACGCCCCGTGGGTCGCCCACCTCGGTCCAGGGCGGTCCGAGCAACGCGGTCATCGCTCAGACGGCGTCCCTGGGCATCGGAGCTCCGCCGGTCGCGCAGAGCACAACGTCCGTCGCCCCGGCCGCCACGTAGGCCGTGATACGGAACGCGACCAGGTGTCCGTCCACCGGAACCTGCGCGCTGGCGGCCAGCCCGGTCAAGCCACCGACCGACGTGAGCGTCTTCCAGCGCCGTCCGAGCGGAGCAGCGGCGTCCGGCGTCGCGACCATTGGCAGGACGTCGACGGACCCGCCGTCCACTGGTGCCCCGGTCGGGCCACGGAAGTCGGCGATCAGCCTGACGCTCAGCCACTCTCGAGCATCGAGGATGACGACGTCGGGGCCGAGCTCACCCGCGTTCCTGTTGTCCGGTGTCCAGAGACCCGACACCGGAGCGTCCGGCGCGTTCCGCGGAGCCCGGACGTCTGTCTTCGCACTCGGACTGTAGAGCCTACGCTTCGTGGGAGCTGTCATCTGCGTCCTCCTCGTGCCCGAGCGGGTTCGAAGCCGCCCGAGCAGCCGCGGCGTCCAGTGCGGCCAGCGCGCTGTCGCCTTCCGTGTGCGTCCTGCGTCGGCCGAGGGCGAGCCCTTGGTGCGACAAGTTCACGAGGTCTTGCGCCTCGGCGACGTCGAGCCCGGCGACCGCCGGTGGCATGTCCTCCGGTGCGCCCTCCACCGGAGGGGCGAAGCCGGCGAGCGTGAGCTGGATCGGCTGCTTCGCCCACGGCAGGTCCAGCGGGTCGAGCTCGTGGCCGAGGATGTCGCTCGAAAGGTAGCGTGCTTCGTTCGGGGTGATTGCCCCGACCTTCGCCAGATCGAGGATGACAGCCGCCACCCGTTCCGGGTCGCGGGTCTGCGGCCCGAGCGAGCGGAAGGTCCACATTCGGATGTCGAGCATCGGAAGGATGACCCTGTTCAGCCAGGAGTCGAACTCCTTCCGCTCGGGCTCGAACACCTGCTCGTCGGCAAAGCGCAAACTCGCGTCGGCCGTGGACTTGTTGAAGTCGCGCACGTCACCGCGGAGCAGCCGGGGCAGGCGGAAGGAGCTGCCGATCTTGTCCACGTTCCGCTCGTCGTACTTCTGGAACATGGCGTCGCCCTTCTGCACGTCGCCGAGGCGTTCGAACGTGAGCCGCGGGTGCTCGTGCGGCGACATCGGGTCGCCTTCGTCGTCGGCCTCGATGACCATGATCTTGTGGAAGTTCTCGCGCCCCTTGATGTGGTCGCGGATGAACGTCTCGATCCTGGTCACGCTCTCCGAGCTGAGCCGCCCGCCGGACACGAGCAGCGCCAGCGGCGGAATGGCCTTGTTGTCGAAGTAGGCGAAGTTGACCTCGTCCGACGCCCGGCTGCCGAGGACCGCGAGCAGGTTCCCGATCCAGCGCGGGACACCGTAGGGCTCGCCAGTCCTGTGAATGCGGAAGTGGACCATCTCGGTCGCCTGGTGCTCGCGACCGCGGGTCTGCTCCGCGAAGACCGCCAGGTTCGCATAGATGCGCCCAGTCTCTCTGGAGACGACCCGCGGGTCGCCAAACTGCTTGAACCAGATGATCTTTGAACCGACCGCCTGGACGTAGCGGCGGAAGAACTTCGGCTGGTAGATGACCTCCCAGCCAAGCCCGAGGTGGACGCGGTCGGGTACCATGACAGGAATCTCGTCCAGCGCGGTGCAGCGGACGTGTGTCGGCGGCACCCCAACGAAGCGACTCACCTCCCCGACGCGGTTCCGAAGGATCTCCCAGAAGCCGTTGCCGACGATCTCAAGGTCCTGTCTCGTGTGGCGGCGAAGCGTCTCGAAACTCCCGTCTGGGTAGACGCCTTCGAAGAACGAGTCGAGCCGCGCCTTCTCGAACCGCGCTCGGATGCGGAGTGCCTCGACGGTCTTCGCGACCACCTCGTCCGTCGGAAGGTACTGCTCTGGGTCCTTGACCCGGCTCGCCTGTGCCAGCACGTCCGCGTCGTCCGCCGCGTCTCGGAGGTCGTCGCTCGCTGCCGTCGATGCCTCCGCCGCGCGCACGCGCTCGACCCACATGGCGTCGCGGACCTTCTCCTCCGCCTCCTCGCCGAACAGGTCGAACCGAGCAGCGAAGCGGTAGCCGAGGCCGTCGATGTTGGTGACGTACGCCTGGACGTTCTGCGGAAGGGCGCTGCTGTTTTCCCACATCCGCAGAAGGTCGATCGGATTGTACGGCGGTTCGAGGACACCGGCCTCGCGGAAGATGGACTGAAGCTGGTCCGTGTCCTCGCGAATGGAGACCGGAGCGTGGACGGCTTGTCCGAGCAGCCGCGCCTTCAGCGTCGCGCGTGGTTCCTTCGGTTCTTCCTGTGCGTCGGCCATGGAGGGACGTTACCACGCCACGGCCCGCGCTCCCAGGTTCACGTTGGCTGTTCGTCGGCGCCCGGTGGCACCGCTGCGCTCTCGGCCGGTGCCACCGCTGGTCCCTGGGCGGGCTCGGCGACGAGCTTCGCCCCGAACGCCTTGAGCTCCTCCTGGAGCTGGGCGATGCGCTCCTCCTGAAGCTGCTTCGCCCGCGCGACGCCGTTCATGAGTGCTTCGGCCAAGTTCGCTGCCGTCTCGGCGGACATCGACACGTCCGCGGTCGTCGAGCTGAACTGCATCTTGACCTGGCCTGCCGCGACCCCGACACGGATGTCGATCGCCGGCCGCTTGCCGGAGCCGTTTCCCGCCGGACGTTGCCTGCCCGGTACGCGCCGCTTCCCGTTGTGCTTGTGGTTGCTCTTGCTCGACATCGTCATCCTTCCCCGGGCTCCGTGTCGTCGTCGCGGCCGCTCGCGCCAGACACGCTCACTTCCGAGCAGCCAGCACGCTGCAGCATCAGGTCGGCGGCGCACTCGGCCGAGCAGACGTGGAAGTCTCCAGCCCACCCTGGGAGACAGGTGGCGGTCCACGGCGACGGGAGCTGCTCGCCGTGCGCGATACCGTCGAACTGGGCCGCCCGCCCGCAGGCGTCGCAGACGACCAGACAGTGACCTTGGAAGCCCACGCCAGGAGCATACACGGACCTTGACGCCGGCGCAGCAGGAACGACACAATGAGAGCTCCTCCGGGGTCCACGGTGCCCTTCCCCCCCAGGGCACCGTGGACCCCGGTTTCGCTCATCCGATGGCGCGAACTCCAGACGACGACGATGAAGACGCCCGCCGGCCGGTGTCGCGACGGAGTTTCCGCTCGTACATGCGCGCCGCTTCCCGCGCGATCCAGGAGGCCATGAGCCGGTCGCCGGTGTGACCTTGCGGGTCGTAGGCCAGCATGTCGTCGATCCAGTCGGCGACGCCCCTGGCGACGCGCCGGGAACCGACTTCGCAGGGGATGAGCCACCGGGAAGCCGCCATCTCCGCGGCGAGGCTCTCGACGCCGTACTCCGGGGACAGCTTGTTGCGGCCCGTGGTGAAAGCGCGGACGCGCATCCCAGGAGCGCGTTCCCTGACCCACTGGACGAGGAAGTCCTGAGCAGCGTTGTTCTCCACGACGACCGTCGAGCGGAAGCGTTCGTTCACCGAGACGACCCGGTCGATGATCTCCGGGCCGCTCCACCGCCCCGCCTGAACCTCCAGCACTTGGCGCATCCCATTTGGCCAGAGCAGCAGCGTGAACAAGGCGCTCTTGCCGGACCCCGGCCGTGCGCTGATCGCGAGGTCGACGCCGGTGATGGTCATGAAGCCGGCCGGCATCCCGCCCATCTCGAGCAACTCCTCCGTCAGACTCATCTCGGCGGCGAACTCGGGGTCGCGCTCCGCGATGTCTTGCAGACTGCTGTACGTCGCGAACCCTTCGCCGAGCGCCAGGCACTGCTCGATCCACGACCGCTGGAACCGCGCGGTGCTCTCGTCGCGCGGCTGGCAGAGCATCTGACGAGAGAACTCGATCGGCCCGAGCACCTGGGTTCGGACGTGCTCGATCCGGTCCAGCGGCCACCGCTCCGGCCAGGCCAGCTTGCCGTCCTGGTCCAAGACGGGAAACCGCATCGAGTGCCACCCCTGGCGCTCCAAGTTGTGGGCCATGTCCTTCGGGTGCCAAGCGTTCGTCAGGAGGCAGACCCACGCACCCTTCGCGAGCCGCGGGAAGGCGGAAGCGCGAATCCACTCCTCGATCTTGTCCCGCTGGTAGTTGGTGCGTGTGTTGTTCTCGGTCAGGACGTCGTCGATGATGAGCCCGTCGAGCCGCGCGCCCTGGATGGTTCCTCCCTCCGGCGAGTAGGCTTGCAGGGACGGGTCCTTGATGCCGCCCGGACGCTCCACTTCCAACGAAACGTCGGTCCAGAGCGTGCCGCGACGAAGGTCTGGGAAGACCTGGTGGAGTATCTGGTTCTCGATGATGTGCTGCTGCGCGGTGCGGATGATCTTCTTTGCCTGGCTCTGCGTCGCGGACAGAACTGCGTACCGCCGACGCTGGTCCTTCCCGAGCAGCCAGAGGACGCGGGCGATGGCGAGCTGCTGTGTCTTTCCGCTCTCGGGGAACGCCCAGATGACCACGTTGCGGTAGCGCTCGATGGCGTAGTGCCAGGCTGCCTGGAAGGGCTTCACCTGGATGTGGTTCCCCGTCTCCTCGTCCCGGAGGACCATCTCGCAGAACGCGGGACAGTCCCGCCGCGCCAGACGGAGCATCGCCGCCCACGCAAGCTGCGCCTGCTCACCGATACCATCCGTCGGCGCGTCGCGCGCCACGCCCGTTCCAATGCCCATCGGCCCAAGCATACCGCACTGTGACGCGCGCCGCGACCGCAACGGAAGCGGCGGACGAGCAACGTCCTACAGCCTCCGATAAATCGTCCGGGGGATCACACACTATAATCCACTGGCATTATTGGAGAAACACGGACGTCCTCCAGTAATCGTCCTGGGATGTCTTGCAGGATACCGCCGGGTTTCCTATAAAGGGTGGTGGAGGCGACGCGATGGGAAAGAAAGACGGGACGCGGGTAGCGAGAGTGGTCGACGCGGGGCACCCGTTGCACGGCCAGCGGTTCGTGGTCCAGCAGTGGAACAACGGTGCCTGGTACTGCTGGGGCCAGGTAACGTCGTTCAAGAACGGCCACCGCCGCCACGAGGGGTCCTGGCGTTTCCAGGAGGCGCAGGTCGAAGTCGTCGAGGTCGCGGACTCGGGCGTGGCGCTCTCGATGTCCCTGTTCGAGCAGTGCCGCCAAGACCTCCGCCGCCGCGGCGCGATGATCTACCGGAACACGATCGTGAAGCCGCCGCACAGCGAGCGGTTTGTGAAGATGGCGCGGGAGCTTGGAATGGCTCTCGAGTCCCTGACGACCGATGACGAGCGAACCATAAACGAGATGCTGGAGTAGGAGACGAACATGACGAAGGCGAACGAGAACACGAAGGCGATCAAGGTCACGGCGAAGGAGCTCGCGATCCTTCAGGGCATCGTGAGGAGCGAGTTCCAAGACTTCGGGGCCGGCGGCCCCGTCGGCCAGTACGTCTGGTCATGGAGTGCGACGTCGAACGCGGGCGATGCGATCAAGAGCCAGCGCAGCGCGGGCGGTGTTGTGGCATCCCTGGTCAAGAAGGGTCTCGCGACCCAGATGGACGAAGGTCGGGACGCGTGCCTCGCGGTGACCGCGCTCGGCTTTGCCGCCTACCAGGCCAACCTCGCGGTGACCGAGCCCGCCCCGGTTGCCGAGCCCGCCCCGGTTGCCGAGCCCGCCCCGGTTGCCGAGCCCACCGCCGAGGAGCTGGACGTGATCCGCCGCGCCGTCGAGGACCTCGCCCTGGATGAGCCCGGCACGAGCCCCGTCGACGTCCCGCTGTATGCGACGATGACCAGCGCGCTCGCGGCGTCCCTGGCCACGAAGGGCTTGGCCGTCGTGACCGAGGTGCGCGCCCGGGACGCCTTCATGGCGATTACCCAGCGCGGGTACGACGCCGTCGCGGCGACGGTGCGCGTTGCCGCCGCGGTCCCCGCCGAGGAGCCGGCCCCGGTCGAGGTCAAGAGCTATGCCGAGCGCCTGGCCGCGATCCTCGGGGCCGGCTGCGCCGTGAACACGAACGGTACCCTTCGCGTCGGCGACGCCGCGCTCGCCAAGCTCGAGGAGCTTCTGCCCGGTCACGACTACGCGACCAACTTCCCAGAGAGCGGGCTCCTGGAGACCGGGATCAAGATCAACAAGAACAGCATCACCGTCTACCCGATCCGGATCGGAACCTTCCTCGTCGCGCTCGGGGACCTCTGCTGACCGGCCGCGGCGCTCCTCCCTTTCGCCTCCCAGACCACACCCAGACGCCCCGCCGCCCGACCCGGGCCGGCGTCCGTCACGCCGACCGAGATGAGCACGGCTGCCGCCCCCAGCGCCGAGCACGACCAACCAGGTCTAGTCGGGGTCGTCCGCCCCCAGCCTCGGAGCGACATGGCCGCACCAGGCGACCTTGGCGCTGGGGGCCACCGCCCTAGCTCGAGCCGGCCAGTATCGCTTGGCGTGGCCAAGCTGCTCCGGTGCGGACGAGTCGCGTCGGCGGCCCTACTGCCACCCGAGGGCTTGGACCAGAAGGGGTGCCACGACCGCCGGCGAGTGCGCAGCCAGCGTGCGCCCCGCCCCGTCGGCGAGCACGGCCGTGTCGGAGGCAGAAGGCGGCGAGGACAGGAGCCGGGCGAGCGCCTCCGACGACCCGACCGAAAGGCAGTTGACGCCCGGGGCAAGCTCGCCACCCGGGCGCAGCCAGCCGTCGTGTACGACCAGAGCCGCGCCCGCGTCCCAGGCCTCAAAGAACGTGTACTGCGTCCCTCCGCCGTCGTCTCGGATGGTGCTCATGTCGACGACGTACTCGGCCTGCCCCGCGATGAGAAGGGGAGCGTCGGCCGTCTTCGGAAACCGCCCGCGGTAGTACCGCGCCTCCCAGCCCGGGCAAGCCTTCTCGAGCTTGTGGAAGGCGTACAGCCTGTTGACTGCGCCGTAGATGTGGCAGCGGCCGCGGTCGCCCGGCGGCAGCGCGTCGAAGGCTGGGACGACAAGGTGCGTCCCCTTGTCGAAGTCGACCCTGGACAGGGTAACCGCCCGCTCGGACCGCGGGTGCTGGCTGCTCACCGCCCGGCGGACGTAGGGGTGTGGAACGAAGGTAACCCGACTGACACCTCGGCGCCGGACGTTCTCCACGTTCGTCGGCCGGATGACCACGACGCGGCGGCGGTGCCGCTCGATGCACTCCATGAGCGGCGGGGTCATCTCGGTCGGGTCGTGGAGGATGATGTCGGCCCCGGCACGGAGCAGCGCCTCCGTTGCCTCGGCGTGCGTCCGCCAGTACGAACAGGTGATGAGTCCCTGTCCCGCCGCCTTCAGGTCGCGGAGCATCGTGTCGAGCGACGTGGAGAAGGCACGGACGCCGTGACTCCACGGCTTGTCGCCTCGCGCGTCCCGCTTGGCGAGTCGGTAGAGCATGGGGCAGTGGCCGGTGCGCTCGAGCGCAAGGGCAAGGTGGGCCGTGTAGGACACGAAGCCGCCGAACGCCACGTCGGTCAGGTAGAACAGGGGCGCGACCGTCACGGAACCCTCCCCTACGCCCGCTCGGCGTTCCAGTAGTAGATCAAGTCGCCGTTCTCGTCCTTGCCCTCCGGCCGGATGACGCCTTCGAAGTAGCGGTATGGGGAGCGCCCGCGGTTCGGATTGTTCCAGAGCCAGTGCAGGAGGTCGTACATGGACTGGTGCCAGATCTTCGACGCGCCTTCCACCGTGCCCCAGTTGAGGACGCGGGCGCGGATGTTCTTGAGCAGCCTCAAGTCCTTCTCGAAGTCGCTCCAACGGACTGAGCCGTTTCTGCGAGCCAGGACGAGCGCCTCGGTGAACTGGCCTCGGCTGTAGTTCCAGGTCGGGGGCAACCCGCAGCAGGAGCCGTTCGCGCAGCGCTCCTTGAAGTGGGCGTCCGAGACGTAGAAGCGCAAGCCGACCTCCTTGCACAGCTCCTCCATCCGGTCGATGACGGGCCGCTTCACGTTCCGGTTGAGCCGCATGTAACCGCGCATCGCCGAGTACCGCTTGTAGAAGGCGTACAGGTCGAAGCCGGCGAGCTTCGACATCTCGTGGAAGTGGAGCCGCCCGCCCGGGCTGCGCTCCTCCATGCAGAAGTACTCGGTGCTGAGCGCCGTCGCCCCGGCACTGGCCGCGTCACGGATGAGTTGCTCGTAGGTCGCGTCGCTGATCCCAGGGATGAAGGGGCGTAGCCGAAGGGTCACGCCACCCTTGTTCAGCTTGGCGTACTTCTCCATCGCCCGGAGGCGCTCCATTGGGCTCGGCACACCCTTCTCGACCTTCCGGGCGAGTTCCTGGTCGCCCGTGACGATCGAGATCTTCATGTTCCAGTTGTCCTGACCTCGGAAGATGTCCGTGTACCGCTCGTCGTCGAGCCACCAGGTCCCCTTCGTGCTGAAGCAGATGGGGTAGTCGAGGTCGCGCCAGAACCGGAGCAGCTCCAACCCAACGCCGTACCGCTTCTCGAACGGGCAGAACGGGTCGGACAACCCGCCCCACTGAAGGACCTTCCGCGCCCGGATGAAGTCGGTGAAGCGATGGTCCGTGGTCGGGTCGAGCCACAGCCGCATGACCCGGTCGACGTTGACGGGGACGGCCTCGTGGCTCCAATACTTGTCCTTGCACTTCCCGACCCCGCGGGAGAACTGCGAGAAGCAGTACAGGCAGAAGTACCCGCACACGCTGTACTGGTCGAAGGTGACCGGCATCGAGCAGTCGGCGACCTCCGCGGAGCAGCGCGGCGAATCGTAGAACCGCTGAAGCCGTGCCTTCGGCCGGCCGTCACTCGTTTCCGCTGCCATGCTGCGTCCCAGCGCCACGCCCGGCGACCTCGTCGGCCATCCGCTGAAGCTCCTGCACAGGGTAGATGATGCGGTTCGTGCGGAAGGGCACGCCGAAGCACCTCTCCAGCCACGTCCGCTCCGCCTCGCCCTTGAAGACGATGATGAGCCGTTCGCTCTGGAGTGAGTCGTCCTCGGCATCGAGCGGCGGAAGCGGGTCCGGGCGGAGCCCGGAGTCCTGCGTCCGAGACAGCCGACCATAGTCGATGCCTCCGGGCGCGTTGGGCTGGTCGGGCACCTGGAAGGTGACCGGGGCGAGCAACTCGTCGATGTTCAGGTCCGGGATGCGGGTGCTCTCGATGATCGCCTGGACCTCGTCCTCGCTCATCCCCATCCCGCTGAAGAACGTGGTCTCGGGGTTCCAGTCGGCATAGCGGCTGTTGAGCTGGAGCAGCTTCGCGGCTGCGTCTTGACGGTCCTTCGCCCGGACCTCGACGTAGACGATGGGCGGGATGGTCCAGCCTTCCTGCTCCAGCGACCGCAGCGCGGCACACGTCTGGTGTCCGTCGAGGATCAGCGGCGAGCCCTCCTCGTCGCGCCACACGAACTTCGGCACGAACTGGCCGTAGCTCGTGAGACTGGACTTCAGCTTGGCGAGCGCCTCCTCGTCCAGCGGCTTCTTCAGGTCGCCCTGGAAGTCGCGGAGTTCCGTGTACGGAATGGTCGGTAGGCTGTGTGGGTTGTCGATCTGCAGCGTAGGCATGGGCTCTGTTCCTTCCCCTTATCCGCCCTCGCGGGCGGGAACGGGGTTCATCATAGAACAGGAAGCGCGGGCGGGGAAGCTAGGCGGTGAAGGTCTGGAAGGAGCAGGCGGGGCGGCTGGAGTCGACGCGGAAGCCTTCCGCGCCGTACTGCGCGCACTGCCACCACCCGGTCAGTGCCGAGTTGCGGCGAAGCGAAGCGCCGCACTGAGGGCAGCACCCAGTCGCCACGACCGTCTGAGCCTCGGCCTGGAGCCGGGCGATGTACGCGGCGTGGCACTTGTTGCAGCGAGTCGCGTACCGGCTCATCACACGTCCACAGGCACAACGATTCCTGGTTGCCATCTCAGACCTCCTCGTCCATTCCCTGTTCGCGCTTCTGCTCGTCGGTCATCGCCGCCGCGCCGCAGGCGCAGCAGACCTCGCCGTCCCACCAGCGTTCGCAGTGCGTATCGCCCGGCCGGGCAGGGCACCGCTCCTCGGGCTCCCACGCGCTGTCCGGGTCGTCGTCCGCGGCCGCCGCCGCGTCAGCCTCGGCGGCGGTCTTCTGGGCGTGCGGCCCGTCGGCCTCGAGCGGCAGGCAGTCGGTGAAGAGGGCGAGCAGATCGCCGCTGACGACCAGGTGGCCGTCGGCGTCCACGCTCGCGTCGCGGTCCAACTCGGCAATGTCGGCGGGAGCGTCGGTGTCGCATCCGACGATCTCTGCCACGCATGCGATCTCCCTCGGGTCCGTCACGGTCAGCTCGTTTCGCGTCATCTTCAGCCTCCACCACCCTTTATAGGAAACCCGCGGGTTTCCCACAACACATCCCGGGACGATTATCTGGAGGCTTGCCAGTTCGCCCTGTGTTTCCGCAGGATTATTAGGAGTGATCCCCCGGACGATTTCTGGATGCGCACCGGAGCCGCGCGACGTGGAGGAAGTCAGACGGTGGGGAGCGGGGTCACGGCCACGTCCTCGACGATGACCGCCTGAAGCTCGCGGCGCGATCCCGCCGTGAAGCACCGCCCGTCAGACAGCGTGGCGGAGAAGGCGCCGTCGTTCAGCGCCCAGGAGCCGATGACCGCCTTCGTGGCGTCGTCGGTGACGTCTCCGTCGCGGGACAGGATGGCCCAGAACCCAGCCGGCTTCGACGACGTGCCGCGGGTCAGCTTCTCACCGTCCCGGACGTTGAGCCCGAGCAGCCGCGCCAGCGCAGCCAGCGCCGGACCGGTCACGTTCACGCTGACGACACCGGCCGTCGCGCCGGTGCCGAGCGCCCCGGCGACCGCGGCGAGCAACGCGGCGGTGTCGACCAGGCCACCCATCGGGTTCAGGATGACGACGGCGCCGTCGCGCGCCAGCTCGCCGGAGGCGTTCATGGCGGCGACGATCTGCTCGAACCCAGCCCGCTGGACCTTGGAAGCCACACCAACGAGCCGCGCGAGCTCCGAGCCCGGCCGGCCCCGGCCGTCCGCGAGAACGAGAGCCATCCTGTCGCAGACGCCTGCGCTGCGGAGGGCTGCCGCTGCAGCCGAGGCCTCGGCCGGAGCGACGCCGTTCGTCGCGGGCTCCGGCGCCTTCTTCGGCTTGGCCGCGGGCGCGGCGACGGGTTCGGCCTTCGGGGTCCGCGCCTTCCCGGTCCGGCGCTTCGCGACCGTGGCGCCCAGGGTGGCCTGGACGGCGGGCGGCTCGTCCGCCTCGAGCGCGATGGGCTGGCCGGCCTCCTCGCGCATGAACGAGAGCGCCTCGGGCGAAGGGGCGTCCGCCGCGGGCTTGCCGCACCGGATGCAGAAGCCGTCCGCGTCCCGGTTGTGGCTCTGGTCGTCGCAGAAGGCGCAGAGGTCGATGGCGGGCGGCTCGGTGGCGACGGGCACCAGCACGCCGGCGTGCTCGGCCTTCTGTGCGGCGGTCGTGACCACGAGCGCCCAGCTCACGCGAGGGACGCGCGTCGCGCGGGCGACGAGCCCTTCGGCCTCCATCTGCTCGAGCGCGTAGCGGATGCGATGCCCGGGAACAGCTGCCATGAGCGACTCCCCGGCGGTGTGGGCCACGGTCGCGGTCGGCATCGGGGCTTCGGCCCGGCTCAGCACGACGGCGATGGCGTTGCGGATCGCGGTGGTGTCGATCTTCTGGGTTCCCTGCGTCATGGTCCTAGCCTCCCTCTCGCAACCGCCCGTGGCGGCCAGCTCGGCGGCGGTCCCGTCGCCGCCAGTTGCCTCATTGAGCGAAGCCGCGACCATCGCAGCCTCGTTGCTCTCGAACTCGGTCCCTGTCCCGAAGCGGCTCACGGTCACTTCCCCGCCCCGACGATGGCGCGGATCGCCGCGAGAATCGCGGTCGCCTGCCACTCCTCCACGTCCATGTCGACCAGGACGGCGAGCTGGCCGGTGCCCTTCCGCGCGACCGCCCGGGCTGTCGAGGTCGCGGACGCCGTCTCGTTGATCCGCGCCGCGACCTGGAGCCCCGCCGCCTCGCGGCCGTCGCGCTCGGCCCGCCTCCGCGCCGCGGCCAGCTCGGCCCGGGCGTAGGCGCCGATCGCTTCGACGATCTTCGCGACGTTGAGCCCGGTCTTGCCCTCGGGGAACTGCCGGACGTCCCCGTGAGCGCCCAGCTTCGCGCGGACCTTGCCGTTGGGGCTGGAGTAGAGCGCCCCGCCCGAGTACTCCAGGCCGACCTCGAACGGGACGCGCTGGCCGTTCACGACCAGGTACAGTCCCTTGTCCTCGACGCTCGCCTCCGCCGCCGTGAGCGCCGCGACGATCTCGGCCCGTGCCGCCGCCGCCTTCGCCAGCCCCGCCTCGGTCCTCTGCTGCCTCGTGATGGTGTTCATGGTGTCCTCCTGTTCCTCTCTTGCCTTGCCTACCAGCACTCCTCGGGGTCCAGCTCCGTCGTCGACTCGCCCGTGGAGCGCGGCCCGATGTAGTCGCCGTAGAAGTGATCGCCGTTGGCCGGCTTCACGGTGATGACCGTCCGGCGGTTCCAGTACTCGCGGCGGTCCTCGATCGACACGATGATGCCGTCCTGCTCGATGTCGCTCTTGAACCCGACCAGGTCGCCGACGCCCACGACGCGCGCCCCGCGGTCGATGATGACGGTCGGACCGGTCGAGGCGGCGGGCGTCGCCTTCGCGCCCGGGAACGCCTTCGCGGTCGTCTTCGGCGCCTTCGGAACGGAGAAGCCCGGGGCGGGCGTCTCGGAGCGGATCACGACCGGGGCGTCCTTCATGGCGAGCGCGGCGACGTAGGGGAACGAGGTCGGGTCGATGGTGACGCTGTTGGTGTTCACGCGCACGCCGACGTAGTCGGCATAGCCCGGGGCGAGCTCGGCCAGGCGCGCGAGCGCCGCGTTGCCGACCCGGAGGGTGCCGTTCGTGTTCACGGCTGTCCCGCTCGCTCCCAGGAGTTCAGCCAGAACCGCCGCCGCCTTCGCCGTCTTCTCGTTTCGCTTCGCCATTCTCAGCCTCCACCACCATTTATAGGAAACCCGCCGGTTTCCCGCAAGACATCCGGGGCCGATTGTTGGAACCGCCCTGGTTTCGCAAATGCTTTCGGCAACTTGTGTGGGTGATCCCCAGGACGATTTATCGGAGTGGAATGACGGTCAGCGCGTCCGCTGGACACGGCGCGTGCCGCGGGCGGGTGCCGGTGCGACGGACCGCCGAGCGATGTCCCCGGCCTCCGCGGACGCGGTACTGACGTCGGCGCCACGCCTCCGTGCCGCGGACAGTCCGGCCCGAACCGCAGCCAGAACGACCCGAGCAACACCAGGCTCCAGGCGCGCCAGGAGCCCGACGAGCCCCGTGACGGCCCGTTCAACCTCACGGGCGAACGCGTCCTGCTCCTTCGCTCGGCAGTTCTCGGCAAATGCGGCACGCGTCGCGTCGTTCCACGGAACGACCGGGATGCGCGGGTCGGAAGCCATCCGCTGCAAGTTCCTGGACCACGCGCGTTCCATCGCCGCCGCCGGCCCCGGCCGAGCAGCAGACTCCACGCGGACCATGACAGCCCACGTCGGGAGCGCTCGCGGGACGCCCCGAACGACCGCGGTCAGCGCCTTCCCCGCGGCAAAGGCGGCGACGAGCGCGTCTACGAGCTCCCCAGCGGTGCCTGGAACGGAGACGAACCGCCGCGTCGTGGCGCCGCGCGCCTCCACGTAGGAGCCACCCGCGGCGCGGACGCGCCGACCCCATCCGTTTGCTGTGAATTTCGGGTCCGGCGGAAGATGTAACTCCCAGACTGGCGGAGGAGCCGACAGAATGATGACCGCCCCGTCATCGTGGAAGGCGTAGTCGACCCGGCTCACGAGTGCCCCGGCGCGACGACCTCATCGACCAGGTCGTCGTACAGCGCACGGTACTTCGCCCGCATGCCGGCCGCTTCGGCGCGAAGGTCGTTGTCGCCTTCCAGGAAGACGCGGAGCGCGAAGGCCTGCCCGTCGGCCAGGGACAGGCCAGCCCGCGCCTGCTTGATGGCCGTGCTGAGCTGCTCGCGGTTCGTGTCGAAGGAATCGTCGGCCGCCGCGGCCGCGCGAAGTGTCTTCTGCACCTCTGGCGCGAGCTGCGCCCAGGCGTCGCACAGAGCAAACAACGTCGCCAGCGTCATGCTCACCTCCGTTCGGCCTGGTTATTGAGCGGCGGGCTCGCCTAGTCGTTGAGGCCGGACGGCCCCTCGGCGGCAGCAGCGACGGAGGTGATGCAGTCGGGGCACCGGCCGCAGGGCTCCAGCGTCTCGAGCGCCTTGCCGTGGTCCGGGCCACTGAACTCGCCGGCGTCGAAGCCGGCGTCCATCTCCGCCCCGATCACTTCGCGCCAGTACGCACAGCGTTCCATGGTCATCGTGCTCTCCTTTCCCTGTGTTTCAGTCCGCATCGAAGGTCGACGTGAAGGCTTCGCGCACGCCGAGCGCCTTGGCCACCGCCGGGTTCCTCGTCCAGCCGCGGATGAGCCGCGCGGAGATCTGCATCCCGGTGCCGAAGCCGTGCGGGTAGATGCTGTGGACGGAGCCCGAGGCCAGGGTCGCCTGCACGCGCGGAAGGTCGTCCTGGTGCAGCCGAGAAGGCGCACCCGGGACGGTGATCCACTTACCCACGTTGGCGAGCGCCTTGGCGCGCCCCGCCTCCGCCCGTTCGAGCTGCTTCGCGAGGAGCTCGCTGGCCGGCTTGGGCGGGTTGCTGCGGTTCGAGAAGTCGGTCCCGTAGAAGGAATCCTCGATTCCACGCCGCGAATAGGAGCACCACTGGCCCTCGGCGTTCGTGAACAGGGTGTGTCCGTAGACGTCGACACCCTGCTCGTCACAGGAGACGTTGAACACGACCCGGGCCGCCGCGCCGACCAGGACGGTCGCCCACGTCTCGTTCCCCGTACCGAACCCGCGGCCGTCCCGCCGGTAGGCACACGTCCCGTCGTTGGAGCCCTCGCCCGTTGCGACGGTCGCGCCGGCCGGGGCGGCCGCCCGGATCGAGTCGACGTACTCGGCCACGGCCAACGCCTGTTGTGCCACGGTCAGCTTGCGCGGCTTCCTGCTCGTCCTGCTCGTCTTGCTCGCCTTGCCCGTCATGGTCTGCCTCCTTGCCTGTCTCACACGTTCACAGCGACCGGCAGCCCCGCCGCCTGCGGCGCGTTCAACCTGACCTTCGACACGCCACGGGTCACGAACACGAGCCCGCCGTCGTCGCTCTGGGCGACCTTCCAGGTGCGCCCCGTCTCCTCCAAGAACGAGCTGGCGACACCGCGGTCGCGGGCGTCGGCCAACGCGCGGAAGGCCTCGGGGTGGACGATGACCGTCACCGCGTGCCCCGCCTCGATGACCAGAAGCGTTCCCCAGGAGTACTGCTGGACGTTGATCCTTGAAGCCTTCATCACATCCTCCTCAAGCCACCAGGGCGACAGCCGCCCGGGTCGTGTTCCACATCGCCAGCCCGGCCGCGGCGCTCGGCATCCGGCGGCGGCCCGCGTTCCTTACGCTCTTCTTCACGCCCTCCGCGTTGACACCGCGGGCGGTCAGGTGCGCGACGAACTCGCTGGTGGTCCGGTCCTGCTTCGCGCTGTTGCAGGACAAACAGGCGGTGACCAGGTTCGACGGGTCGTTGGTACCGCCGAGCTCGACGGGGACGATGTGATCCAGGGTGGCGTTGCCGCCCGCGCCCGGGGTCACATGGCCGCTGCAGTACTGGCAGCAGTAGGCATCGCGAGCGTAGATGCGCGACCGGGTCGAACGCCTGATCCACTTGGAGCCCTGTCCCGCCTTCCTCGTCCCGCCTCTCGTCATCCCGTCACCTCCACCACCCTTTATAGGAAACCCGCGGGTTTCCCACAACACATCCCGGGACGATTATCAGAGCGCCCGCCCAATTCGGCTTGAGTCACGAAGGACTACGCGGGGAGATCCCCCGGACGATTTCCGGAGGCCGTGCGGAGTGAGGAAGCGTCTACCGCGTCACGGACGCCAGCGGCGAAGCCACGCCGGAACAGGTTCCACCTGGCGACGCGCAGCAAGGGCAGGGCGAACCCGCGGAGCCCGGTGGCGCTGGTCGTTCCGCAGCAACTCGCAGCGGCCACAGACCGGGTCGCTCCCGAACAGGGACGGAGACAGAGCCGTCTCTTGGTCCGACGTTCCGCAGTCCGAGCAGTAGCGAACCGTGTCCATCCTGACCTCCCTGGTCACGCCGACCCACAATCGGCAAGCGCCTTGACGACGTCGGCGTGGAGCCAGTTCAGCATCCTGGTCGTCTCGGCAAGCCGGTCACGAGCAGCGGTGAGCGCGCCCAGCCCGCAAGCCGGGCGGTTCCCGTGGCGCCCGCCGACCTCGACGGTGTCGAGCGCAGCGCGCTTCGTCCCTTCCAGCAGCCCAACGCAGATGAGCGCCCGAGTCACGAAGGCGTCCCACTCCAGCGGCGCGTCGTCAGGTGCGCTCACGGCAGCCACCCCAGGCAACCGAAGACGGTAGAGGCGATTGACACGCCGACCAACGCGCCGATCAACGGGGCGACCACGTCCAGCATGAGGTCGAAGGGTCGGGGTGTCAGCATCGAGGTCCTCCGCCCCGGTCATTGCGCCGGCGCGTCCTGTGTCCTGTCGTACAGGTCACGGAGCAACCGCGCGTCAGCGTCCCGGAACCGCCCGGGCGCGAGCCCGCCCTGGAACGCCATGTCCGGGGCGAGCGGATACATCACCGACCCGCTGTCGTCGGGGTCGTGGGCAAGCCCAAGTACATGCCCGAGCTCGTGGACCAGAACCCGGTGTGCCGTCCCGTCGTCGGGGACGTTCCGCATCCGGACAGTGGCCCTGGCCACGAAGCCGCTTCCGACCTCGCGGGTGTGGAAGCAGCCGGCGTCGGCGTCCGCCGCCTCCGCAGGAACACCGAAGACCAGGGCAACGCGCGGTTCGGCGCTGACCGGACAGAAGGCCAGGGCGTCGAAGCCGAGCTGCATGTTGACCTCGCGGACCGCATACTCGGCACGACGCATGTCCGCCGACGTCAGCTCCGCGCTCTCGTTGCGGACCCCAAGGCACAGCGGGAAGGCGCTCCTGCCCCAACGGACCTCTTCCGGCGACGCACAGACGCCGACGGCGCCCGAGCCTTCAACCTGGTCGGCGTACTGCGCGACCGTTCCGCTCCAGCACACACGAAGCAGGAGCGGCTCGGTGTGCCGCGGAACGAACCACACGAGCAGCACGACGGCGGTCACGGCGATGGCCGCGAAGGCGGCGACGGATACGATCCACTTCCAGCGCATGGCGTACCTCCGAGGGTTCTAGTCTACGCCACCGCCGGGCGGGTCGCGCCAGTAGGCGGGCGGGTGGCAGAGTCGCGGCCAGGCTGCTCCGACCGGCCCGCCGGCCGTTGCGCGCACCGCGACTTCTGCGTCGTCCGGGTAAGGCTTCGGCATCTTCGGAAGGAGGAAGGCGCGCGTGCCGGCGTCCTTGTCGCACCAACCACACGGCGCGAACCGACGATCCTTCGACGCGAGCAGGCGCCGAGCAGCCATGAACCGCCAGCCCCACCAGATATCCGTCAGCGTTTCGTCCCGATCAGCCACGCCGCAGACGTAATCGCCGCGCCAGTCGATGCAGCAGAGCCGCACCTCGCCGTTCCAGGTGACGGCGAGCTCGCGGAAGGGGTTCGAGCAGTTCTTCCGGAGCGGAGCTTCTGGAACGGGGCGAGCCGGGCTCGCCCCGGCGTGGTTGAGCACCTTGCGGCTGGCCCGCTCCCGGTCGCGAAGTCCCAGGTCGTCCATGAGCACGACGAGCCGGCGGGCGAAGCGCCTGTGGTTCCCCCACGGCGACCACCCGCTGGGGGCGAGGTCAGCGTAGAAGTCGCGTACGGTGATGCCGACGCCAAGCGTTGCTGCTTCGGCGCGGAGGTCGTCCCTGTCCTCACGGTAGGTGTCGATGATGACGTAGTCGAGTCCGGCGTCGAACAGCCCGACGATCTTCTCTCGCATCCGGCCCCGGAGAAGCTGGCCGTTCGTGGTCATCTGGAGCTGCGCCTTCGGGAGCAGCGCCCTGAAGGTCGCCACCACCTCGACCGCCTGTCGGTTGGCAAGTGGTTCACCGTGCATCGCGAACTCGTACCGCGCCCACGGGGCAAGGGCGGCTGCCTGTTCAGCCACGAGCAGCGCCGTGTCGAGCGTCATCGGCTTGAAGCCGCCAGGCTTCGTGCGGATTGCGTTCAGTCCGCAGAAGGAACAGAGCCGGGTACACCCTTCGGTCAGCTCGATCTGGACGGACCAGGGACGCTGGACCAGAGCAGCCGCCGGGTCAGCAGCGATGGCGTCTGCAGGCGCGTGTGGCGGCGGCGGCTGCCGCCACTTGTCGCGAACGTACCTCCGCTTCACCCGGGGCTCGGTCATTGGTCTTCCAATTCCAGCGGGTCGGTCGGCCGGTCGGCATCCGCCTCCATCTCGCCGGCCACCGAACAGAACGCTTCGACGTGGTCAGCGCGATCGAGCATCTGTCCTGCCAGGGACCGAATCTGCTTGGCGCACTCACGGAGTGCTGTGCGGAGCCAGGCATTTGCCTCGTGTTCGGCGAGCCAGGCCTCGTAGGAGACGTCCAAGCACCCACACGAGAGGAGCTGGCCTCCACACCGCGGGCACCGCTCCATGTCGCAGCCAGGATGGTGCCGACCGCCGGGGCGCACCCCGCAGTCATGACAGCAGTGACGCCCGGCCGGGCGGTAGGGCACCGTCGGAAGGGACTCCCCGTCCGGGAACACGACGGACACGTTCTTGACGCAGGTGTCCACCTTGCCCATCTCTCCAGAGCACGCCAAGCAGGCTCCCATGTTTCGTTACTCCCGCCCCGGTCATTGAGCCGGTCAGCGGCCGGCACGAGCGAGACGCGCACGCTCCCGGGCAAGGCGCTCGCCGTGGAATCGGGTGCGAGCAGCGACGTGGGCCTGCGCGTCGGCCACGGCGGTCGGGCCACTGAACGCGCGTGGCGCGGGTATGGTAGACAGCCCGCCTGGGCGAGAGTACGTCCCGTCCTGGTTACGGAATGCTGGCACTCCTTCCGTGACCGTGACCTCGTCGGTGTTCGACCGCCGCGTCTGGACCATCGCCATGTAGGGTGAGCGCACGCGCTCGTTCCCCACGAACACGGCACCGCCGTTATTGTAGAAGTCCTCGGCGCGCGTCCCGGTCGGTGGCGCTGCCGAAACCCGCTCGATCACGTCCTCGGCGATCATGCGTCCGGTCAGCGGAGTCACCTCTGTCGGGAGCCCGCCGGCCGCTTCGCCACCGCCACCGGCCGCTGCTCCGCCGGCTGCCCCGCCACCGCCGCCACCGCCTCCACGTCCGCCCATGACCTACCTCCGTCCACCTGGCCGTGTGCCAGTAGTCGGCAACGATGGCCGACGCTGCCGCCGCTCCTCGGAGAGCCGCCGAGCGGACTCAGCCGCAGACCGCGTTGCCTCCCGTTGAGCAGCCTCCAGGGTCGCGTGCTGGCTCCGCTGTGTCGTCGCTGCCGTCCGGTTCGGCGCCCCAAATTCCCTGGCGCCTTGTCCCCAGCGCGAGGACGTCGCGACATCGAAGACGGGCTCGCCGCGGATGTTCTGCCCGCGGTCGATTGTCACCTGGCGGACGACGATGTCGTTGGTCTGCCCGACGCTGATGACGTTGCCTGCGGCTGCGACGTCGTTGCGGTTCAAGTTGTCCGGGTACCGCCCGGCCGGGAGCCCGCCCGAGACGACCGTTTCCGTTGCCGCCGTTGCCGCCGTCTCCGTCGCGGCACCGCCGCCGGCTGCCCCGCCACCACCCGCGGCACCACCACCGCCGCCGCCTCCACCACCACCACCACCACGTCCTCCCATCTTGACCTCCTACCGCGCGACTGTTCTGCTCGTGTCGGGCAGGTAGACCCGCGCCAGTTGCGTTTCACCTCGACGCTGTCGATTTGGCCGCGGACGGGTGACCGGATCGACTGTCGCTCCGGACATGCCCTGTCGGGTCAGCATCTCTCCGATGGCCTGTTGCTCTCGGTCGGTGAGCGGACGCGTCCTGCTCCCTCGGCCGACCGAATTGAGCTCGATCCGCCCGGTGTTCACGTCGCGGTTCACCTGGAGCCCTTGGTCGCGCAGCCCGGGGACGACGCTGATGGCGTCGACCAGAGCCCGCTCGGCTCGGCGCTGGCGCTGTTGCGGCGTCTCCGCATTCGCAGCCGCGACATTCCGCTGCACGTCCGCGAGCCGTGGAGCCCCGCCGGGGATGAGCCCGGAGGCCTCGACCACCGTCGCCGTCTCGGCCGCGGCTGCTCCGCCGCCACCGCCGGCCGCGGCACCGCCAGCTCCACCACCGCCGCGACCGCCGCCTCCTCCGCCTCGACCGCCCATGACTTACCTCCTGCTCGCCCGCTACGGGGTCCGCTCACCGGGGCGCAACCCGGCCTGCCTGATCCGCTCCTCGCTCGGTCTGACGCCGGACGGGAGCTGGCGCAGCTCGTTCACCGTGAGCCCCGACGGGAGCGTCCCTCGGCGGTTCATCGCGTCGGTCGCGTTCATCCCGACGCCCTGCCACGTAGCCGAACGCCAGTCGCCCCAGACACCCCGCGTGCTGATGCCCTCACCGAGCGCGCGCAGCTCCGGGTCCGAGAGCGTCTGCAGCCGGGCTGGCGAGAAGTCCCCAGCCGGGTCCGTTGACGCCGCTGCCTCGGCGAGCACCGCGGCTGCTCCGCCGCCGCCACCGCCGCCTCCTGCAGCAGCCCCACCGCCGCCTCCGCCTCCCCGGCCACCGCCGCCACCGCCGCGTCCGCCCATCGTCGCCTCCTAGTAGCTCCGCAGCGCGTCGCGGAGCTGCGGGTCCAAGTCACGGTTGTTGTGCCGAACTCCGTACATGAAGTTCCGGGCGTGGGCGGCCAACTCGGGCGGCGGGTTCGCGTCGAGGTACGTCCTGGTCGCACGGATCAGGTCGCGCCTGGCTTCGCCGTGGTCGCCCTTGTACCACCCGTTGAACGGCGTCATCCGGTCCATCCGGTCCATCGCGGTGATGGACTGCTGCAAGGATCGCCCGGCCGACGCGACGGCGGGCGGTACTGCAGCGGCTCCACCGCCGCCACCCGCGGCAGCCCCGCCACCGCCACCGCCACCGCCACCGCCTCCGCCACCACGTCCGCCCATGTTCAGCCTCCTGTCCCCGTTATTGCGTCGACCGGCTCCGCGTCTGCCTCGTCATCGAACAGGCCGTCCAAGAGGCTCAACTGCCGCGTGTCCACGGGACCACGTTCCAGCCGCGAACGCATCTCGAGTATACCCTTGGGCGAGAAGCGAGCGAATGACGAAAGGTCTGCCACGCCGAGGTCATCCCAGAGCTCCCCGTACACGAGGACCATGGATGGCTGAATCGTGTCGACCATCGCCCGGTACCCCTCGCAGAACCGACGTCGCACATCCTCCCCGACCCTGATACCTACCGTCGAAACGCAGACCGTCGAACGTCGCGCGATCCCGGCAAAGCAGAAGTCGAACGTACGCCAGTCGCCCCAGTTGACCGTGGGCACCACGACCGCCCCGCGAGCAGCCCAATAGGCGCCGAGCCACCGCGAGCGGTAGGTGTTCCAGAGCTGAAGCGCGGGCGGCCACTCGACGTACATGCTGAAGTCCGGCGTCAGCACGCCCTGCGCGCCAAGGACGTAGCGGTCGTACCTCCCGGGATTGTTCCAGACCGACTCGAATCGGTAGTCGTCGAAGAAGAAGTGCCAACAGCCGCCAGCCACTTCGTCGTCGTCGAGCTTGTTCCGGTTCACCCACGGAAGCAGCACGTCCGGCACCCAATCGACCGGGCCGGCGACATCTGGGAGGCCGAACCTGTTCGCGCTCCGATACAAGGACGTCGCGTGGAGCGGGTCCCAGTTGCCGGGGAGGCACTTCCAGTCCTTGACGTTCGGAATGCCCATGGCCTTCGTTTCTACCACGCCGGTCATTGAGCGTCTGCTCAATGACGTGGCCGTGACGTTGCTACCGCTGCTGGACGACAAGCTCCCGGTGCTCCGCCGGCCGCATGAGCGCCTGGCCTCGGCGGACTTCATCGCCCTGTTCAGCGATGAAGATGCCGCTGCCATCCGGCTCGGAGAACGTGGGCGCATTCGCGTTCACGGCGTCGGGCACACATCCTGTCGGATCACGGTGATGCTGCGCGGACAGCGCCGTATCGCGCTCCGCGCCGAGGTCGTGCGCGTTGCGCTCGTTGTCGGACTGGTCGAGATCGCCACGTCCTTCGGTTGGGACGTGGCGTACTCCGGTGGAATCGAGTCGGTGACGCGGATAAACGGGCTCGGGATGATCAAGCACCGTCCGGCGGTGGCCCTTGGGGATCTTGAGGTACGGAACCCCGGCGCTCCAGCACCGCGGAGACGAAGGCCCACGGCGGGCAGTTGACGGCCTCGCTCCAGCCCACCGCCCGGGCAAGCCTGTCCCACTCGCGGTGCTCGTTGACCAGGGATGCCTCCTCGGTCCAGTCGTGGCCCCAGCCGACCGTCCCGTCCATCGCATGAGACGGCCCGTCGACCCACAGGGCGCTTGCCGCAGCCAGCTCGGCCGGCCGGTCGACAAGCGTCACGTCCCAGTACGGGTCGCACCAGGCATCGCACCAGCGCGTTACGTCCTCGTCCAGCGTGGGCTCGACGCGCACGCGGACGGGCGGGTCCAGATGGAACTCGCGGAAGTCGTCGCCGACGTATCCATAGACGGTGCGCGCAACCAGGATCTTCCCGACGTGGGCAGCGAACTCCGCGCGACAGAGCGCCTCGGCGCGCAGCCGCCCCGCCGCCTCCGGACCGGGCGGACTGACGCGCTCCGCCGCAACGGGCTCCCCGAGCGGAGCAGCGCCGGCGACAGCCGCCTTGATGGCGATGGTGGCCTCGTCCGGTGTGTTCCAGCCGTCGGGGACAGCCGCCACGATTGCGTCGATCCAGCGACGGCGCGACCGTGCGAAGGCGGCGACCCGCTCGCGCAGCTCCAGAATGGTCGCGTTGGCGTCGGTCAGTGCATCTGGAAGTTCGGGGTGCTCGACGCGCGGTAGGCGCCCCATGATGCTCTGCGAGAGCCCGGACAACTCATCAGCGACCTGGTAGCAGGCCAGCGCGCGTTCCTCCGCCAACATGTCCACGACACGCGGAGCGCCTTCCTTGCGGAGCCGCTTCGCCTCAGCCTCGTGTCGGTCGCCGGCTGCGAGCACGAGATCGACGACGCCTGGCGGCGGCCCGGCGAGCGCCGGGTTGGCGACGTCGGACTGGTCGGTTTCGCCCAGGTCGAGCTCGGCCTGGCGTTCGGCTTCCAAGTCCTCGCTGTTGTGCAGCGCCCCCAGGTCCGCACGCTCCCGCAGCAGCAGCACGGCTTCGTCGGCAAGCCCGACACCGAGCGCCGCTGCTCGTGGGGGCTCGGCCATCGACGAGTACCTGTTGAAGCTGTCTCCGAAGACGGCTGCCCAGACCTGACGTTCCAGCAAGTTCATGGTGCCTCCACGCTCTCGGCGAACTGTCGGATGATGTCCAAGATGCCACGCGAATCGAACCCGATCACGGAGCCCGCTTGGTTCGCTGCGATCTTGGCCAGGCTGACGTGGTCGATGGCAGACTGACGACGGATCGTCTCCCAGAAGTCGTCCGCCGGGCCAACGTCGGCATCCAGCCACGCGGCAACCTGAAGTGGGAGCCCGCGGACGTAGATGTCGCGCGGCCACCCGAGCCCCGCGGCGGCGGTCATCGCCACCTGGATCGAGGTCGCCACCGGAGCCCCGTTGTCGACCACGGCGACCATCGGCCGCTCCCCGTCTTCGCGCTCCGCGTAGGGACGGCAGGCGTCCCGCCCATCGAAGACGATGTACGTCCTGCAGCTGGTCGGCCTGACGGCGTACACGGTGCAGCGGTTCTGTCGGTCGAGCAACGGGCACCGGCTCATGCGCTCGCTCTCCCGACCGACGAGCAGCGTACGCTCCTGCTTCTCGCCAGCTCGGCGCAGTGCGCGGCGAAAGGAACGCGTCGCCCGACCGGCCGCGGTCAAGGCGCGAGCGACGGCCAGCGCCTCGACGAACGTCGTCAGGACTGGCTGGTAGCAGCAGTGCCCAAGCCCGCAGCCCGGACAAGCCGCCCGGCGCCCATCCACAAGCAGTCGCACTCCGGCCGCCTCGGACCAGCGGTCCGACGACCGCTTCACCATGGCGTCCACGTCGGACAGCCGTTGTCCGAAGAAGACGGCCTCGGCCGCAGCGTCGAGCGCCCTACCCATGCAACCTCCGCCGCCCCTCCAGCCAACGCCCGATGGCGCCGTACAGCTCGCGGACGTGGTCTTCGTGGAGCACGAGGCACGCTGCTCCCTCCGGCAGCACGACCTCGAACATCAGCCCGTCCGCGGCGTCCGGCCGGACGATGAGCCGCGACTCGTAGTGGAGGCCGGACCCGACCCCTTCCTTGGAGGTCAGCACGGCCGGCCCCGCTCCGCGTACAGCGACATGAGCAGCGCGATGCCCGAATCGCGGGACACCGTCATCCGGGCAGTCCACGGTGACAACCCCTGGGCCGGTCGAACCTCCCAGTGGTGCGGCCCCTCCAACAACCACCCGAGCCGTGTCGCCAGCGAACTGCCTGGAGCGACCCGCCTGGTCACCTCGTACTCGCCGCGAACGCGCTGACGGACGATGACCCTGGCGTCCTTCGCTGGGCAGCCGCCTTCCCAGTGGCCGAGCGCGTCCACGAAGGCGACCTTCTCCGCCGCGTAGTCCATCAGCGCCCCGTCTCGTGCCAGTAGGCGCAGCAGTTCTTCAGCTCGTCGACGGCGTCCATCGTGGTACGAGACGGCCGCAGCACGAGCGTCCGTCCCCAGGCGGACAGGAGCCACGTCGAGAGCGGGCGCGCGACCTCGATGCCCCAGCAGGACGGCAGCCAGTACCAGACGCGGTTTCGGCGCACCGAGAGGCGCGGCAGCGCCCGCGTCACCTCCCGACAGAACCGAACGACCCCTATCCGCCCCATGTAGCGTTCCTGCGTGGGCATCAGGCCACCCCCGTCGGGTGAGCAGCCCGTCCCCGCGCCTGCTGCGCCAGGAGCCGCATGGACTTCGCCTGCTCGCGGAGCGCCCGCGCGTTGCTCTCCAGGCGGTCAGCCTCGGCCTCGACGCCCGCTGCCTGGCGTTCCCAGGCTTCCGCGTCGCAGATCTCGTACCGCTGTCGCGCGTCGGCCATCACCGATCCGTTCATCGCGTCCTCCGTTCTGGTCATTGAGCGCCTGACGGGACCAGGCCTCCTGCAGTCGCGCTGTCCAAATTGGCTGGAATGGCAGCCGCGGTCAACGGCTGCTCGCACCGTCAGGCCAAGCCGGCGGTGGCGCGACCGGCCACGATCTTGATGACCAGACGCTCCAGCGCCTCCTTCAGCGACGCGTGCTGGCTCTCGAAATTGGCGTTCTTGCTGTAGGCGCGAACGGTCCACAGGCCGATCTTCCTGTGGGCGAACATCTCCGTGATCTCCAGCTCCCCGAACGTCTCGTCCAAGCCATCCAAGTGCATCCCGCTACCCTACCCTCTCCCACCGCGCCCACGCGGTGCCGTCGAACGTCTCGAGGAACTGGAGCCCCATCACCACGAATCCCTCCGGAACCCCGAACTCGGGGCCGGCCGTGATCCAGGTCACGCCCGCCCGGAGGGCCATCCCGGACATGCGGCTGTACTTCGGGATGAACTCCCACAGCTCGAGCAAGTCCCCGACGTGGAAACCGCGATCGTCCTTCCGCCACTCGTACGTCTTCAGCCCGTCCTTGATCGCCATGAACTCCCGAGGCCAGCACTTCAGGGTGTGGACCTTCATCAGAAGTCGACCTCCGCGTTCTCCACAATCGCCCGAAGGTCCGCGCCCGGCGGAACGGTAGCCTTAGCTCGCGTCATCTTCATCCACAGCCTCCAAATCCCGGGCCGCAAACCAGAAGGCGATCGCGCCCACCTTGACGGAGTAGCGGATCGGCGCATAGCTGCGCTCGCCCATTGCCGGACTGTTCTGCTCCGGGCTGCAAACCTCCGCGACCTCCGCGACGACTTCAGATCCGCGCAGACGCACCCGCTCCCCGACCTTGAACGGGTTGCCCTTCGACCCGCGCCTACCCGGCATCGTCCCCTCCGTCGATCTCCGGCGCGAGCCACGCCTCCACCATGTCCAGTGCTTCACGCACCGTGTGCGCCGCAGCCGTTTGGGGCAAGGGCTGGTCGCCTTCGACACAACCACGGAGCCACCACCCGCGCTTGCCGCCGACCGCGCAGTATTCGATTCGTAGTTGCTCCGTCGTCGTCAACTTGAGCGCGCGGGCGAGTCGTTCTTCGCGGGCTATCACCGAGAGGTTCATTCGTCCGCCTCCGCAACGAGCAGCTCCGCGTACTCGTCGCCGTAGCACTCGCGCACCGACTCGACGACTACGTCACGAAGGCAATCAGCCGGGGTGTCGCCCGCGTCGAAGCTCTCGCGCAGCGCCATGTCCTCCAAGTCGAACAGCTCCAGCGGAACGCGCGCCCGCACGAGCACGTCGACATCTTCCAGCCACTCGGCGAACGCCCGGTCGCCGTCGGCGTACTCCGTCGCCCGGCTCATGTGCCGACCCGCTCGAGCGCCCCCGGGTGAACATAGAGCGCCCCGGCGTCGTCACGGACAACGGCGTAGCCGTGTGGTTTGGAGAAGCGGTCGAGGACGAACCGCCGCCCGAGCACCGCCCGCGCCACCGCATCGACCGCGTAACGCACGATGACCTCGTCACCGGGCTTCAGCTTCCGCCACTTCTCGTCGCCCCTGTCCCGGGCGACCGCAGCCGACAACGGCGTCCGCGTGAGTTCTGCGCCCTGTGCCATCGAACCCTCCTTCACCCAAGCATCCGTTCCAGCCGAGCAGCGAGCACTTGCGCCCCTCCCAGCAGGCGCAGCTCCTCCCCAGCGTACTCCGTTCCAACGCGCTCCCCGCGGACCACAATCACGGCTATGCCGTGGATCGGCTTGTCGCTCGCCCGGACGCGTTCCGCCGCCGCCAACAGCAGCTCCGCCCACCCGTCGATGTCGGCTGGGCTGTCGCGAAGGACGTGGATGTTCGCCCCGCTCATTGCCCGGCCCGGCCCGGTGCCTGTCCAGCGAGGTTCCATCGCGTCTGCGCCTCGGGCGCGTCCGGAGTGGCCGCCCTGGACAGCGAGGTCTTCGTCATCTCCGCTTCCTGTGCCATGTTGCCTCCGCGCCCCGGGTCATTGCGCGCCCGGTGGGCGCGCGCAAGGAAGAAAGAAACCGTCGGCGACTCCTGTCACGGACGGAGCGTCAGCCGGATCACGCCCCACTCGCTCCGCTCCACATCGTTCAGCACCCACGCGGCATCGTTGAACCGTACCGGGAGCCCGATGTACGCCTGGAGGGCAGCCGTCGCCCAGAGCGTAACCTCGCTCGTGCGGCCCCCACGCCAGAGCAACAGAACGACCAGGAGGCCGGGAGCTTCGTCCGCGATCCGCATGAAGAGGACCGGAACCAGGTCGGCTCCGAGCCGCACCTCCGCCTCGGCAGCCACGGCGTCCGCTTGGGTTCTGGCACAGACGAGCAACGCACCGCCCTCGTCCACCACGATGAGCGGTTTCGCCGGCGACCCCATCAGTTTGCTCCGAGCATCCAAACGAGCTCGAGCTCCAAAGTTCGATTCGCCTCCGTGGCGCCAAGCAGGAAGAGCCAACGGGAATCGGCGAGCACGGGATAGTGCATGAAGGCGCGGAGCGACAACGCGAGCCAACGCTCCGACACGTCACCATAGACCGACCGACATGTGCCGTCGCGGTCGCGGAAGGGGCGCGGAAGGCGGACGCCACGGATGGACGCCACGACGTCACCCCGTCCCCGCTCCTTCACGACGCGCCGGTAGGCTCCGACGGCCATCGTGTCGACCTCGTACCGCAGCCCACCGAGCCGCGCCTCGGCTTCGGCCAACGTCGCTGCTCGGCGTGTGGCGGCAAGCGTGACGGCGCAGCCCCGCGTGTCGATGAAGACCACAGGGTCTAGACCCGCAACGGTATCGTTCACGGCAACGCCCATCAGCGCGGTCCCCTTCGCCCGGCGCGGTCACCCGGCGAACTGACCGCCGTGGCCTCGCGCTGGGCGGCGTCCGACGTCCTGTTCTGGTCAACCGGAGGGAATGGTAGCTCGGCGAGCAGCCTGTCGTAGTTACAGCCGCCGGACGAGCAGTAGACCGAGACGGCCTCCGGTCGGTAGAACCGAACACCGTCAATCTCAACGGAGCCGCTCGTCATCATCGCACCGACGACCTGGCCTCCGCACACCGGACAGACCGGGTAAGGCGGACGCCGCATCCTGTCTGGCGTGCCCACGGTCACTCCTCCTCGGGCTCGTCGGCCAGGGCGGCGTCAACTACGTCACGCACCGAGCGTCTGTAGCACCCGCCGGCATACCGCAGCGGTCTGATCTCAGAGCCCGTATCGCGCAGCCCGATCCAGCAGTCCTGAGTCTCTAGCCAGTCAACGCGGCGCGTGTCGGCCATGGTGGCAACGTCGGAGCTATCGAGCGCGGCGTCGATCAGTGCGACCACGTCGGCCACGTCACCGTCGTTCTTGAAGAGCCTCAAGCACGCGGCCCACGACGCGGAGCGCGCCTTCCACTGCACTACAGCAGCCTCGGCCTTCTCGGCGCGGGCGACGGCGGCGTCGCGCTCCGCGATCAGTTCGCGTGCGTGCCGCTCTATCGCCGTCGCAGGATCGGCGGGGTCGTCCCCGAGCATGCATTGGTTGTCGAGCGCCTCCAGCAGCGGCTCGTCGGCTCGGGGCGGCTTCACCGGCGACATCGCAGCTGCGATGTTCAACTCCGAGGGCAAACCAGACCCAGCGCCGCGCGGACAGCCCGGCGCGATGTGCCAGTCGTGCTCGCCACACAGCTCGGGCGGGCACGGGCACTTCATGCCGAGCATGCAGTCGACGGACGGGTCGCAGCACGGAAACAGGTCGCGCGCCTCGCAGGCGCACTCTCCGTCCTCGTTGAATAGCCCGTCCCAGCCTTCAGCCTCGACGGCCCGGACGACGAGGTCGCGGATCGACGCGGGCATCATCGCACCACCCCGAGAATGCGCTCCAGATCGGCCAGCGGAGGCCTGTCCTCGGTCGTGATTTCGCCCTGGTGCCCGAGCGGCCCGCCTTCGACGGCGACGGCAGCTACCCGCCCGGCCCGGTTGATCGCCGCGACGCAGTCGGTCGTCGCCGTCGGAGCGATGAACTCGGCGACGGCGACGCGGTAGTGCTCCAGCACCGCCCACAGCACGCGGCAGCGATCGCGCCGTTCCTCGGCCAGCCGCTTCTGCCAGGCCAGGTCGCCGCCCAGAGCAGCCTCCAGCGCGTCCTGGGCAGCCTCGGCCCGGCGGACCGCCGCGTCGCGTTCCCGCTGCATCCTCTTGACGTAGGACTCGCTCATGACTCGAACCCCGGGAATCGCCGCAACCAACGGGCGGCGCCGGCGGCCGCCGCGACGGCGCCGTCGATGACCCACGCGAGGCACACCAGCCAGCGCGGGAACACGGTCGGGTGGTGGAACATGGTCGGCCTCCGGCCTGATCATTGCGCGGACCGGAGCCACAGCTCGGCGCCCGGGTCGCCATAGGCGGGCAGCCGCAGCGCGACTGCTGCTCCGACCACACGGGCCACGGTACTCGGGCGGGTCGCCCGGCCGACGCGGAACACACCGACCCCGTAGACAGCCACGTCCACGACCACGAGCCGCCCGGCCGCCGACCACTCCGGGACGTGGTCCGGCGTCCACTCCGGGGTCGTCACAAACCAGCCTTCCCGCGACAGCAACGGGTTGAGGCAGACGACCTTCTGTCGACTGACCGCCCGGCCGAGCCGACGCACGCCCGTCGGCAGAAAGCCCTCGGCCCGGGCCGCCCGCTCCTCCAGCCAGACCGTGAGCCGGCCGCACCCCAGCCGCCACTCCGCGACGACCGTGTCCGGCAGCCGGTCGAGCAGCGCCCGCCGCAGAGCGTCGCCGTCGAGCTCGTCGAACGTCGAGACCGGAACCCGTCGGGCGCCCTCCGACGGCCCGCGCCCCGGCCAGAAGGGTCCGGCACCTGTCGTGTAGTCGATGCTGACGCTGTACCTGACCGACTTCTGCGTCGCCCACCAGCGGTAGGGCAGCCCCGCGCCTTCCCGTAGCCGAACCCGCCGCCGCCTGTTGTACCCGGTGCCCCGGCTCACGGCTTCGCCTGCTGCCCGAGGCGCCATGCGGCTTCGTCCGCGTCGCCCAACAGCCCGGGTGCGCGGATCAGCGCCATGCACCGCACCGCGGCGAAGGTTCCGCCGATGAAGACCTCGGCCATCTTCTGCAACGCGGCGTGGTGCTTCCGGGCGGCGGTCACCATCAGGATGCTGTAGTCGCCCTGCACGTCGCGGGCGGAGATGACCCGCACGCCCCTGACCCCGTGGAGCCGCTTGATCGCCTTGACCACCGACGCCACCCCGCCGAGCCACTCGCCGCCGCGGTAGATGAACGCCTCCCTGTCGCCGTTGGCTCGGGCCAGGATGAGGACGTGCCCCTCCTTCGGGTTGAAGCCGAACGTGGGGAGCAGCTGCCCCGGCTCCCAGAAGTAGTCGCCGTGGCCGTCGGGCGCGTCATCATCGCCGAGGAGGAGCAGACCGTTCAGAAAGACGTCGGGCTTCCGCTTCGCCACGGCCCGGTCATTGCGCCCGCCGGGCGTAGTGACCGGCCAGCGCCGCGTCCCACAGCAGGAGCGGAATCCGCTGGCCGAAGCCGCCCGCCGCCGCCACGACCAGGCTCGAGTACCAGGACCAGCCCACGTCGTACAGACCGAGGCCGGCGACCTCGACCGCCATCCGGTGCGGGTTGAGCTCGCGCCCCACCGCGATGTACACGACGGGGCGCACCACCGAGAGCCGCACCTCCGCCTCGGCCTCGGGCGGCAGCCGCGAGAGCAGCATGTCCCACCCGTGCGCCCCCACGTCGAGGAGGCCGTGCCGGTTCAGGTCAGCCTCCGTCGGCTCGTCTGGCGACGGGGACAGGAACCGCAGCGCGAACACGCGCAAGCCCTTCATCGACGCGGTCATTGGGCGACCAGGCGGAGCTGTACCGCGCTGGCGAACAGGGACTTCACGCCGAACAGGCGGTAGGTCCGTCCCAGGCACAGCGCGACGTAGCCGGCGTCGCGGGCGGCCCGCAGGTTGGGGACGAAGAACGGAGCCGTGTCCACCTCGCGCTCGAACTTCAGGTCGAGCAGCAGGTCCGGCGGCAAGACCCGACGCTGTAGCGGGTCGCTTCGCGGCACCATCATCACGAGCTGGTGGGCCACTGGCCCGTAGAGCCGCGCCTCGGCCGACTCCACGGCAGCAGCCTCCACGGTGGGGGCGGTGGTCAGCAGCGCCCCGGTTCTGTCGATGAAGGTCACGGCCGGGTCATTGAGCCGGCCCGCGGCGCAGCACGAAGCAAAGCCGTCGAAAGGGTGCCGGGTCAAAGCCAGAGTCGGTGCGGAGCCCGTTGTGCGGCCAAGGACGGTGGCTCAAGTCCGCGCAGAAGGGCGGCTGCTCGGGGCGGTGGCGCATTGGCGGCAGCGCGCCGACCCCCACCCGAGCAGCGCCGTCGGGCCGGAGCCGCGCCGTCTTCGCAGAATCGGCGCGGACTGCGTGCGGGGCGCAAGGGGTGAGTTCAGGGTGCGGATGGAGGAGCACGTTAGCACCCACCGCCCCGGCCACGGCCGGCGGCCCCCCCGGGGGGGCGGTTTCGTCAATGATATGGAGGGTTTAGCTCCGGCAGCGGAGCCCGGCCTGGAGGGGCAACCCCTCCAAATCGTTAGGGTGACTCCGGCCGGATGCGGGTCTGGCGCCAGGCCGGCGGCTGGCCGCCGCCGGAGTGCTGCTGGAACGGCCAGCCGGCCTGGCGCCTCGGTGGGCGCGGCACGGGGTCGGGGAGGCCACAGGACGGCGTTCTCTACTCGCGCGCCCGCGCGCATCCCGTCGCGGCCGGCCCCGACAGGCCGGCTCACCGCGGAATCGGTGTACAGTCTGTGAGGTCGTGGCTCCGCGCGGATGGACCTACAACCGCGCCAAGTGTTCGGAGTCTGTACGGAAGCGCCCCGGTCTGCATGTTCTACAGGCGGTCTGCATGTTCTACAGGCGGTCTGCATGGTCTGTAGCCGGTCTGCATGTTCTACAGCGTGGTGAACATGGTGAGCATGGTGAACCGCGGCAGGCAGCCTCGTCCGCCCGCGCTCACGGCTTGCGCGGCTCGCCCTTGGGCGGCGGGTCCACGACGTAAGCCTCGACCCGCACGAGGCCTTCCTGGGCTCGGACGCGCTCGAGCGCCCGGGAGGCCATGTCGATGACGCGCTCGGCGTCGTCCATGGACATGCGGTCGGCCTGGATGCCGAGTATCTCGGTCGGCGCGCCGAGGAGGAGGCGCTCCATTCGCATGGTGGTCTCCGCGGCTTCGGCCGCGGTCTTCGCCAAGTACCCGCAGCTCGAGACGAACTGCAACGTCTGCGCGGGCGTCAGCAGCACATCGCCAGCGTCCAGCGACTTCTGCAGCGCCTGCGCACGGGCCACGCCCGCTCGGAGCAGGTGGCTTGTCGTGCCCATCAGGGCAATGGTGTTGCCGCGGGACAGCTGGACCATCTGTCCTTCCTGAGCTCGTGCCCGGGCTGCGTCGAGCGCGGCCGCTTCCGCGTCCAAGGCCAGCTTCCGTGCGGCTTCGGGATGGAGCCCCTGCGGGGAGGCCTGGAGTGCTGCCATAGAACCCGGCGTCTGCACGGAAGCTGTATCGCCGCCGGGCGTCTGCACGCCCCCACCATCGGCCTGAAATCGGATCGCCCTGGCCAGCCGTTGCTCCTGCTCCAACACGTCCCGAATCGGCGGCCACCGGCGGGCCGGCCAGCCCCTAAGTAGTGCTAATCGTGCCGTTTTACGCGCGACCCCCGCCGCCTTCGCAGCAGCACTGACGTTTCCGGGTACGGCACGAAACGCAGCGAGCAGCGCGTCATAGACCTCCCGCTCGATTGGCTTGCACAGGGGTTCTGACTTCTCGCTCACGGGGACCGCCTCCGTTGTCCACACGACTGTACTCGACCTGGGGCCGGTCATCCAGCCTGACAACGGGGTGCGCCCGCTTCTGCACCCGGCGCCGTCACCGCGGCCGGGTACACCGGGCAACCACCCAAGCCGGCCGCGCTGCTCCGTCCGTCCTACTTCCCCGTCCTGTTGCTCACGGGCCGCCGAGGGCTTGGCCACTGGATACGCTGGCCACCACCCGGTAGAGTTCGGGGCGTGGGCTGGGAAGGAGCCACGCGACGATGGCACGACTGACGGAAGCGGAGATGCTCGGAGCGCTGGACGCCGGGCGGGTGGTATTCCTGCTCGAGCCGCCGCATCGGCGGAAGCACATCCCGATGGGACTCGCGCGGATCGCGGGTTATCTACGGCTGGCTGGGAAGGCGCCGCGGTACGGGCGGTGGCTGAACCGTGGCGACGCGGACGTGGACCTGGTCTGCGTGGGGTCGTTGTGGACGCAGGACTTGACCATCCTCATCCAGTCCATCGACCGGGCGAGGCGAGTCGCGCCGCGAGCTCGCATCGTGGTTGGCGGGGTACTGGCGTCGCTCATGCCCGACCTTGTGGCCGGGGCGACCGGGGCCGACGTCTTCTGCGGCACCTCCCCGGTACTGGACGCGGTCCGTCCCGACTACTCGCTCGCCTGGCGGCCCGACCCCAAGTTCGAGACGGCCGCCTTCGTCTACACGACCCGCGGCTGCCCAAACTCCTGCCCATACTGCGTGGTCGGACGCATCGAGCGGCCCCGCTACGTCGTCGAGGGGTGGCGTGAGCAGATGGTCGTCCGCGGCAAGGACACGGTCCTCGTCAGCGACAACAACCTGCTCGCGTGGCCCGACGCCCACTGGACCGCCGTGCTGGACGCCGTGGAAGCGTCGGGACTCAAGGCGTGCTTCGACAACGGCTTCGACTGCCACCGGGTCGACGACGACGTGGCCGCACGGCTGGCCCGGCTTCGGTACGGGCTGTCGGGGCTCCGCATGAGCTTCGACCGGGTCGGCGACGACGGCGTGTTCCAGTCGGCGGCCCGCCGGCTCATCAAGGCGGGGTGCCACGTCGAGGACATGATGGCGTTCGTGCTCTACAACTTCCACGACACGCCGGCGGAGGCGCACTACAAGCTGATGGAGGTCCTCCGGCTCGGCATCCGCCCGTACCCGCAGCAGTACGTCCCGCTGGACAAGATCGAACGGGCCGGCAAGCACGTGGGCCGTTACTGGACGGACCGCGCGCTCGGCGCCTTCCGCTTCTACTGGCTGATGCGGGGCATCCACAACAAGGAGACGCTCCCCGCCTGGCTCCGGCGGGCAGGGGCGCGCCAGTGCCGGCTCGGGCCTCGCGACCTGGACATCCTCATGCCGCTCACCGACTGGGTCCGATAGGTGGGAGCGGGGTCTGCATCGTCTGCACCTGGTCAGCATCGTCTGCACCGGTCAGCATCGTCTGCACGGCGTCTGCAAGCTGGCGAGCGGTCACCGCTTCGGCGGACGCGGAAGGTCGTCTACCACGACCAGGTCGGCCCGCCGACGCCCCGAGGACGCTGGAGCAGGGCGACCCGGCGCTTGAGCGTCCGATGGTGCCACCAGCACCGCGCCATGTACGGGGTCGTCGGGTCGCGCCGTCTGCACGAGGAGCACGCGCTTTCGGCTGCGTAGGCGCCGGGGTCCACAGCCCAGCCGTACTCCATGGCCGCCTGCGTGATGGTCGTCGCGTCCTGACCCGACTTGTCGAAACCGGGCAGGAAGCCCAGGTAGGCCGAACACCCGTCGCGTTTCCCCACGGCGCGGACGCAGACGTGGAGCCGGCCGCTTCCCCTCGGGCCGTCCGAGTACTTCGCCAGGAAGCGCCAGCCGATCGCCAACGGGAACGTCTGGCCAAGCCGGAGCAGCGCCGCCTTGTCCGGCGGCAGCACGTCGCACACCCGCTGGAGAAGCGCGCTCGCGACCACCGCGAGCGTCACCGGAGGCGCGATGACGAGTGGTCCGGGCCGGCTCACTTCAGCACGTTCCCGTCCCAGCACACCGACACGCAACACCCGAGCAACGCCTCCCTCAACAGCTCCCTGGCCCGCTTGCGTCGGACGGAGCCGAGCCGATACGTCCGTCCCAGCACCCTCACCAGCGCGTGCAGATTGAGCTGCCGAACAACGACGTGCCCTCCCGGCTTCCGTCGCCGGTGCTCCCTGGTCTCAACCGTCACCACCGCGCACGCCCGCTCGCCGAGACGGATCGCTGCTCCGGTCGCGTCGGGCAGACGGCGAAGCACCACGCCGGTCAGGATGGCTTGCTTCGCCAGGTTCCAATCGGTCATCCGACGGGCATTCGTGTACCCCCATCTGTCCACGAGCGCCCCGCCGTCGAAGGTCATGTAAGCCCGGAACAAATCGCCTTCCAAACTCGTTCGGAGCACGATACCATCTTCGCCTTGCTGCTCGCATAGTTGCGTGGTTTGTTGCCCCGTTTGTTGCCCCGTTTGTTGCCCCATCAGTACGCCCTCACGACAGCCACCCACGGTCGTAGTTGAACAGGGCGCCTTTCGGGGTCTCCGCGGCCCCGTCCTCGTACCCAAGGCCGAGCGTCTGCGCGCAACTGGCTACCGCTGTCGGCGTGCCCCACCCGTGGCACCCACCAAGCGAGTAGCACTCGTTGTCGACGACCAGGACGACGTGCCAGACGAACGGGTGGCGGAGCTCGAGCTGGCCGCACAGGAACTCGGTCAAGACGCAGAGCGTCCCCTGTGTACCGAGCCGAAGGGCTGCCTGGACGGCTTCCGGAAGCAGCGCCCGCAGCCGCCCGGCCGACACCTCCAAGTCCTTCACGTCGTCCCCGGTGCCGGGAAACAAGACGTCGCAGAGGTTCCGCCCGCTCCTGTCCTCGCCCACGAACTCCCGCCGACGGAACGGCATCCTCACGCCTCGTCTTCCGGCATTGGCTGGTCCGGCTGCTCGTCGCTCATGCTCCGCGTCCGGAACTCCACGGACCAGCCAACGGCCCGCGCCGCGGTCAGGTACTTGCGCGCAGTCTTGGCCATCAACAGCGTCGACACCCGCGTCCAACGCTCGTTGGAACTCAAGGTCCGTGCCCAGACAACGTAGTTGATCCGCGCGTACGGCTTGCCGCGCACGGTCACCGTCTCGATCATAAGCGCCACGAGCTCGCCGAGCCGAGCGGCCGCCTGACCCACCATTGGCAACTTCCGCACGATCCGCCTGTGGATGCGCAGCCCCTCAGCCTTGGAAATAGAGACCTGACGATCCAGCCAGTGCGTCACGGCCGCCTCGTCCCCCTCCAGAGCGCCCGCGCCTCTTGACGTGGCACCCGGAGCTGAATGTGGCACTCGAACGCAGCAGCCACAAGGCGCCGGAAACCCTCGGTGTCGGCGCGGTCCAAGCACCCGACCCGATACGTCCTCCCATCGAGCGACGCGTAGGCGAACGACAGGCTGTTCCTGTGCTCGAACCACATGTTGACGCGCGCCCCGCCGCCTAGCCTCACCTCGGCCGCTATCTCCGGTGGCAGAAACCCGAGCAGCGCGCCGACCAGCCCGGGCGTGTCGTTTCCGGCCGCCTCCACGAAGGCGTCGTGCATGCGCTCGAACGGGTTCCCCGGGAGTCGGTGCCGCTGCTTGGGCATCACCACCACTCCACATCCCCGTGCCCACGGTCAACCCCAATGCACCAGCGACGCCGGATGGCGTCGAACGCCAGCGACAGCCGCGCCCCGGGCCGGACCGCACCCTCCAGCCCGTCCGCCTGCACGGGGTCGATGTTCAGGAGCTGGACCTCCGTCGTGCTGATGTCCGTGTCCGCCGCCTCCCCGCTGGTCGGCCGCATGACCTGGGTCAACGCGACGAAGCCACGGCCCGCCCACCATCGCTTCCCGGCCAAAGGTGGCCCGCCGTCGTCGCAGAGGAGGAGCAGGAGCGCCGGGTGGTGCGAGAGCCCCGTCTCGAGTGCCGACAGGACCACGAAGCCGGTCGCCGGGCCGCCGCTCAGTCGGTAGGCGGCGACCGCCTCTGGCGGAGCGTGGTGATCGAGCAGCGCGGCCAACTTCTGGCGCACGTCAGCCCCCATCCCCTCCGGCCGCCGGGAGGGCCAAGTCGAGCGCCACGACGTCCTCGACTGGAATGGCGTACACGAGATTCCGGAAGTTCATCCACGCGTCGGACCCGATGACCGGGCGCCGAACTCCGGATCGGACGTCGACCGCAATCGCTCGGTCCGCCGATATGGCGAGCGCCGCCTCTCGGTTCCTGTACAGCCCGCACTTTCGGCACCCGACGACCTGGATGTAATCGCTTGGGAGGATGCTCGTTGCGAACCCGCGCACCGTCCTGTAACCCGGGCAATCCGGCGAGCACGAGAGCCGGCGAGCCCGTCGTTGCAGGTCCGGTGTCGCTGTACTCGCCGCTGGATCGCCTCCGGGCGCATCGCCGGAGCCGCCGCACCGATCACAGGGCCAGCTGTGGTAGCCGACGTAGTCCGTGTGGCTCACGACACCGCCGCCGCTGCAGGCTGGGCACGGTTCCACACCCAGCCGCCGGGTCGCTGCCCGCGCCACTGCTGCGCCAAGCCGGTCCAAGAGCACCGCCTCCTCGATTCGCGCCGGCTCTAGGAGTCCCCGGATCAACGTCGCCTCGTCCGCCGTCAGCGTCAGCGTGATCGCCCGTCCGTGCGGCGGCCCGCTCGCGACCAGCCCGGTCATCAGGAGCACCGACCGCACGTCCGGCATCTCTTCCGCCCTGATGTAGACGGTCGGGGTGCCGTCGTACAGGACACCGAGCGCGCGGCACACGTCCTCGGCCGCCGCGTTTCTGCCGGCGTCCGTGACGTGTTGCTCGCGAACAGTCTCCGACGCCAGACGGTACGAGGAGCCGCCCCGCCCACGGAGCCTCTCGAGCCACCCGATGTCGACGAGGTAGCCGAGCAGCACACGCACCTCCTGGTACGAGCCTTGGACACGCATCCGCACGTCGGGGTCGTCCTTCCCGGAGTTCGACGGTGGAAGCCCGCACCGCCGGCCGACGTTGGTCGCTGTCAGCCCGTCCTTGCGCTTCGACCGCCGCACCGCGGCCATCACGCGAGCGGTCAACTCCGGGTTCTGTTCGTGAAGCTGCATGGTCCCGTTCCCCACCGCGCTCATTGAGCGCCCGCGCACCGAGCGCGGCCCGCCCAGTCCTCGAACACGACCACGACCGAGTAGAACCGTGCCTTGTCGAGCGGCACCCCATCCGGCCGCACGTACCGCAGCTTGTTGGGCAGGAACTCCAAGTGGAACGCGGGGTACACGAGGACGAGCCCACCGGCCGGAGGCTGATCCTGAGCGACGATGAACCTTCGCCACCAGACCTTCCCCGTCTTCGCAGGCAGAAGGGCGACAACGCGGCGAGCCCGCCCGGTCAGCACCTCCGCCCGCGCCTTCGTCACCCATCGCTGCTCGGCCGTTCCGTAGGGGCAGTTCATGTAGCAGACGCCGGCCCACGGCTGCGTCAGCCCGTCGTCGCGGGCGGTGAAGTAGGTCGGACAGACGTGGAGCGCGTCGCTGGCGGCCACGTCCAGGTCGAACGCGCCGCCAGCCCACCGAACAGCCAGCGACTTCGCCAGCGCGGGCGGCGTGCCGAACTCCGGGTCGGTCAGCGCCCAGCCGGCCGGCCGCCTCATCGACCCGCCCCGCCGCCGGCCGCTGGCAATCCGATGCTCACAGGCCCAGCCCGCCCAAGCGCCACTCCGCGTCCATGATGGACCAGGCACGGCCGACTGCAGCGCGCATCTCCCTGAAGGCTGCGCTCGCCGGCATCCCGAGGGTGATGGAGTCCACGACGCTCATCGACCGCCTGAAGCCGTCCCTGGTCTGCTTGCGAATGGGGGCGGAACAGTCCATTCCGCGGAGCCGCCGCACCTCGCTTGACAAGTACCAGCTCGAGCACCCCATTTGAATCGCTTCGCCGCAGAGCGCAAGCATGAGGTCGCGCAGCTCGTCGGCGGACGTGCGGTCGGTAACGGTCACAGCCCGCCTCCCAGGCGCCACTCCGCCTCCATGATGTTCGCCGCCAGCAGCAACCGCTCCAGAGCAGCGGCCACTTCGTCGGGGTGCGGCCGGGCCGCCACGGCGAGCTGGCAAACGTACCGAGCGTGCGTGATCAGCTCCCTGTCCTTCGGAGGCCACAACACACGGCCAGCCGGCCCGCGCGGGCCACGGGCTTTCAGGTACGCCACGTCCGTCCAGAAGTTGTTGACCCGGACGAGCGTGTCGGACGGCTTCCAGGCCTGCCGGTGCTCGGGGTCGTCTTCCGTCGGCTCGTTCGCCAGGCGCGCGGCCACGCGGGACAGGGCGGCGACCTGGTCCGGCCAGAGGTCGGAGCCTCTTGGCGCCGAGCGGTTCCATCCGAGCAGCCAGTCCACAAGCCCGGGCAACTCGGCACAGACGGTGACCCGCGCGGTCGGCACTACCTCCTCCGCCCGCCCTGCGCCTTCGTCGGCCCGCCGAGCGCCTTCGCGTCCCGCATGAGCGCCGCGTGCTCGACCCGCTGCGCTCCGGCCGCCGCGGTCAGTTGCTCGGCCAGTTGACCGCACCCCGCCGCGTAGTCCAGCGTCACACGCATCCACGTCTGAAGCGGCATCCCGTTCGCCGCCGCCGCCTGTCGCCAAGACAGCTCCTCCGCCTCGGACATCTTGAGGCTGGTCTGCCTGTCGTAGAGCCCCATCGCGCTACCTCCACTCCCCTTCCGTTATTGAGCGTCTGTGGGTTTCCTGCAAGGCAGGACGTCAGGAAGCAACGCCGTTCGCGAACACGAACCGCTGGGCGGCGTCCAGCTCGGAGGCAACGTCGTCGGAGTGGGTGATGACCACCACGCAGCGGTCCTCGGCGATCTCGGAAAGGGCTTCGGAGACGCCGGCGATGCCAGCCGGGTCCAGCGTATCGAAGACCTCGTCGAACCACATCGTCCCTTGGCCTGTCCCGGCGGCGGCTGCGTGGACCTCGGCAAGCGCGAGCACCATGGCAACGTCCACACGACGGCGCTCCCCGCCCGAGCATCCCTTGTAGCCGTGGTCGTGGCCGAGCCCGTGGATGTCCAGGGCGATCCGCTCGACCGTCCCGCCCCGGGCCGTCTCGCTGTCCGACCGCAACGAGATCGCTCCGCCGGGCATCAGGCGGTCGAGCCAGGCATTCGCTACGGCCTCCAGCCCACCGAGCGCCCCGGCGATGACGTGACTCCTGACACCGCGCAGGCCAAGCACGCGCTCCACGGCTTGAAGCTCGGCCAACCGAGCGTCCGCCGCCGACGCCGCGTCCTCCAAATCGAGCAACTCGCCCTCCGCCTCGCGGACCGCCCGCTGCACCTCCGCCGCCTTCTCGCGGTGGTAGCGGTCGCGCTCCTCCCATTCGCGACGGGCGACGACCGCGGCCCGGGCCGTTCCGACACGCTCGGCCAGCGCCTGTTGCTCGTCAGCCAGCTCGGCGGCTTCATCGGCCGACGCCCGTGCGCTCTCCTCCGCGGCGGGCGCGCCAGCCTCCGCTGCTCGCACCGTCTCGGCAGCACCAGCGCCGAGCCGGGCGCGGACCGCGTCGTCCACAGGCTGCGCACACGTCGGACAGTGGGTCATGGCCTGCGCCCGCTCCACAACCCGCCGCGCATCGGCCGCCTTCTGGCGAAGCGCAGTTGCCTCTGCAGCTGCCGTTGCGCTCGCCCTGGAGGCAACGGTTCCGTCCCGCCTGGCTTCCGCCAGCGCGGCTTCCAGCTTCCGCACCTCGGAAGGGGCGGTATGCGGCGGCTCGGCGCCCGGCCCGCCGCCTGCGTCCACGAGCCGCTTCCGTTCGCCTTCCAACCTTGCCTGCATGGTGCGCACGGCAGACGCGGCGTTCGCTGCTCCCTGACGCGCCTCAGCGATGTCCTTGCGGCAGGCGTCCAGGCCGATGTCGAAGACGTGGAGGCCGAGCATCCCCTCGACCAGTCGCTTCCGCTCCGCGTCTGTGGCGAGGCTGAAGGACAGGACGTCCTGCGACGAGAACACGCTCGTCCGGCGCCACGTCTCGAGGTCGCCGACGAGGCTGTCGAGCTCGGCTTGCGCCTTCGTCGCCGTTTCGAACTCCCGCCGGCTGCCCCCGGGCGGGGCGAAGCGGACCACGTTCGTCTTGTGGTCGCGCACCCGTTCCACCACCGCCATCTCCGTGTCGAGCAGCACGTAGCTTCGGACGCCCTCAACATGCCACGGCGAGCCACGAAGCGTCTTTCCCCAGAGCGCGGCAGCGACCGCCTCGATGCACGTCGACTTCCCCGCCCCGTTGTCGCCGGTGATGACCACGACCCCGGTGTCAGGTAGGTCCAGGGTCACGGCGTCGTGGCCGAGGACGTGGTCCGTCTGGATGCGCCGAACGTGGATCATTCGCTACCTCCGGCCCCGACGTAGCGCCGAGCCTCGGACAGCACCCGCTTGCGGTCGACTCCCGCTGGCAAGTCCATCTCCGCGACGTAGGCGGCGAGCGCCTCGGTCAGCGTCGCCGCGCTCCTCGCCGCCACGGCCGCTCGGTGGGCACGCCCGGCCGCCTCCTCGACGCTCACGACCACGGTTCCCCGGGCAACGTCTCCTCGCGCCTCGGCCGACCGCAGCTCCTGCCTTGCGAAGTCCGTCTCACCGGGTGCGGCGTGCCACTCCACGAACAATCGCGAGCCGGCGGCTGCGTGTTCTCGCTGTTCCAGTGCGTCGGGCAGACCGTCCGGTCCGGACACGCGCACAAACCGCGGCCCAGGCACCTCGACCGCCGAGATGTGCGGCCGGCCGCTGCTGACGAGCAGCATTCGCCCTCGGTTCACGGTGCCCTGGTCCGACCAGCCCGTCGGAACGAGAGCCCCGATCTGCACGACCGTCGCCCCGCACGGCAGCGCCGCGTCGTAGGCCTCGTGCCAGTGGCCGGCGAGCACCGCCCGGAAGCCGTGTTCGACGCACAGCGCGTCGAGCAGCGCGACGTCCACGGCGCTCGGGTCGGAGCGCAGGTGCCCCGGCGTCCCCTGATGTGTGATGCCGAGATGCAGAACGAGCACCCGGAACGGGGCGAGGGAGGCTGTTGACGGGACCCCATCGGTTACCCACTCCGGATGCTCGTTCCGCACCCCGGCAATCGCCCCCGGTAGCCAGCCGGAGGCCGGCCCGGAGCGGTGCGGCACCATCACGACCTGGATGCCCGTCGACTTGCCCCTGTGCTCTGGGACAGACAGACTGGGCCGGTCCACCACGAAGCACACCGGACCGAGCGGCCCGAGCGCGTGGTCGCCACGCTCTGTGCTTACGGCGTCGTGGTTCCCGGGCATGACGTAGACCGGCACGCCGAGGACCCGGCTCTCGTCCAGCACGGTCTGGACCGGGGAGACGACCCTCGGACCTGGGTTCACGCTGTCGAACAGGTCGCCGGCCACGTACAGCGCGTCGCATCCCTGTTCGCGGGCCTGGCCGCATGCTGCTCTCAGGGTGTCTATGGCCAGGCGGCACCGCTCGTTGAGCCCGGCCGTCATCGGGCCGCCGAGTCGGCGTGGGTTGCCGACGTGGACGTCGGCGAGGACGGCGATTCGACCCATGGTGTGTTCCCCTTCCGCTCTGGTTATTGAGCGGTCGGACCGGTGCGTAGGGCGACCAGGTACTCGCGGACGGCGGCGAGGTTCTCTGTGCTGCGGTGCGCCCCGTCTGGAAGGACGCCGAGGTCTTTGCCCAGGTCCATCAGGGACCAGGCACTGTCCCAGCCATCCTCGAACAGCAAGCGGAGCTTGGCCTTGCGGAACGGGCGGGCCACCTTGTTCTTGACTGCCTTCACCGTGGACTGGATGCCGATGGCCTCGGCGCCTTCCTTCACGGCTGCTCCGCGCCAGAGCTGAAGCCGCCACGTCATGTGGTGCTTGGTGGCGTTCCCGCCCTGCGTCGTCGTCGGGTCGCCGAACACGACCCCGATCTTCTCCCGCACTTGGTTGATAATGACGATGGCTGCCCGGCGGTCGCGGGCGATGCGCCCGAGGACCGGAAGCGCCTGGCTCATCAACCTGGCCTTCTTCCCAACGAAGCCCTGCCCGCCCTTGTCCTTGTCGAACACCGCGCCGTCCTGTCCACGCAACTCCGTCGCCGCGAGGCTGTCCCAGACCAAGACGTTTGGTCCGGCCCCGGCTGGAATCACGTCCAGCGTGGCATGGAGCGCGTCGAGCGTCTGCTCCATCGTCTTCGGCTCCATCAGGATCAGGTCTTCGACCACGACCCCGAACACCGCTGCTCGCTCTACCTGTAGCGTCTTCTCCGTCTCGAGCAACACGCCAACCCCGCCGGCCCGTTGCGCCGCCGCCAAGAACGTGAAGCCGAGGCTGGTCTTCCCCGCGCCTTCGTCAGCGAAGACTTCTCCCATCCTCCCGATGGGAAGCCCACCGCACCCGAGGACGTGCAGGTCGAGCACTTCGATGCCGGTCTGGATGACCTCCCGCACTTCGCTCTGCGACCCGTCGGCGGCGGACCGCGCGAGCTTGGGGAGCGCCTTCTTGATCGCGGCGCACACGTCCGCGGCGTGCGCTTGCGCCTTGATGGTCTTTGCCATGTGCGTGTCGCCTAGAAGGGCGGCTCGCGGCCGCCGGCCGGTGTGCCGTCCGCGTCGCCGACCACGTCGCGGGCGACGTCGTCCTGTGCCGTGCGGCCGCCACCGTCGCTGTCCTCTCCGTCGTCGCTTCCGCCCTTCACCATGCCAACGATCTCCTCCCAGGAGGGAACCCCAGCAAGGGCACGCAGGTTGGGCTGAGCGGTGATCCACTCGTGCTTGCCGAGCGGGCTGCTCTTACGGGCCGGCATCACTTTGTAGCGGGTGTCCATCTTCCCCGTGCCCACACGTTCGACGATGATGTCGAAGCCGTGAGCGGGGTCGGTGAAGTCGCCGCCCGCGTCCTCGTCCCGCCGGATGGCGACGAGCGCCTCGTGGACGGTCTTGCCAAACCCAAGCACCTTCGGTCCGGCGTCCTGGTCGGCGCGGTCGATGACCGCGCAGAAGACCCGGCGGCTCGCCCAGAAGTCCCGCGCCGCGTCCTGGTCCATCGAGTTCGCGCTGGACCGCAGCTTGTCCGCCTTCATGCAGGCGGGGCACTGCCGCCGCTCCATCATGCGCGGGCAGTTGAACACGATCGGCTCGCGCCCGGGCAGGTTGATGAAGTGCTGGTAGGTGGTCACGAACGGCGTGTTCCGCCCGGGCGGCGGCGGGAGGATGCGGATGACGTTGCGTCCGACCTCCAGCTTCATGAACTGGCCGCCGCTCGCCTTCCCGAGCGCGTCGTGCTCCTCTTCGGCCGCCTCCGGGGTGTACGCCCCGTACTCCACGATGTTCCCGTCTTCCTTCTTTGCTGGCATGTCCTTCTCCTTGTCCCTGCCTGGCGTACTTGCCTGGCTTGTCTCGCTTGCTGCTCCGGGCGTTCTACTCGTGGTTGCCCCGATGTCCGAACTCCATGGCCGTTGCCGCCGCCATCTGGTCTCGCAGAACGGGGTCCGCCCACATCTCAGCGCGGAGCTTCGCACCGAGGCTCTGGATCATGTCTCGCTTCGCGAGCAGCGCGTCCACGACACCGCGCACCCGCAGCCGAGCCGCCTCCGCCTCGATCCACACCATCTGCGCGTCCTGCACCTCGGTGTCGAGCAACACCTTGGCGTCGACCTCGCCGACCGTCATCTTGCCCTTGTCGAGCCGGTCCGCCTCCCGAATGGCAAGCGTGGCCCGGGCGCGGTCGGCTTCGTGGTCGGCCTTGGCCAGCATCGCCTTGTGGGTCAGGTCGGCGAGCTGTCCGTTCCAGTAGGCGAGTTGCCCGGGCAACTCGCAGTACGCCCGGTTCAGGTCCATCGGGTCGATCCGAATCGAATCCTCGTTGAACGTGTCCAGGTCGTTCCGTTCCTGCTTCTCCATGGTGTCCTCCGCGCTGGTTATTGCGCCGCTGCTCCCGGCTGTTGCCACTCGTCCATGTCGCCGAGCGTCTGCCCGACCTCGACGTCCACGCGCAGCGGCACGGCCAGGCTGTTGTGCGCGAGCATGATGTCGAGCGCCCCCACGGCAAGGTCATCCACGGCGTCTGCCCGCACCTCGAACACGACGCTGTCGTGAACGGTGAGCACAACTTTGGCGGGTAGCCCATCCCGGAGCACCCACTCGACCAGGGAGCAGATGGACGAGAGCATGAAGTCGCTCGCGGTCCCCTGGACCGGGGTGTTGATGGCGCTGTTCTCCGCGTTGCTGCGCTGGAGATTGTCCGTCGACCGGATGCCGAAGAGCGGCCGCCGACGCGCGTCGGCGCCGTCCCACCAGGTCCGAGCATAGCCCGTCTTCCTGGTCGACGTGATGCGCTCGTGCATCCAGACGGCGAGGCGCTTCCACTTCCCCATGATCGCGGCGCGCAGGCGGCTGGCATCCGCGACCGAGCAGCCGAGCCGCTTCGCGAGCCCGCGGTCGGTCATGCCGTACAGAAGCCCGAAGTTGAAGCTCTTGGCCTGTGTCCTGTGTTTGTCCTCGACGGCCGACGCCTTGATTCCCCAGTACGCCTCGCAAATGAGCTTGGCCGTCGCCAGATGGAAGTCCTCCCCGCTCTGGAACATGGCGATCATCACCGGGTCGCCAGACAGGAAGGCGGCGGTGCGCAGTTCGATCTGCGAGTAGTCGGCGTTGAGGATTAGGTACCCGGGCGGTGCCACGAAGCACCGCTTGATCATCTTGCCCTCGGCCGTGAAGGAGCGGGGTATCTGGTGCAGCGGAGGGTTGACGCACGACAGCCGCCCCGTCTCCGCACCGTCGATCTTCAGCTCGGGGTGGATGCGGCCGTCCATCCGAACGAACGCGGCCATCTTCAGTCCGTAGTTGGACCGGAGCTTCTCGAGCCGGCGGTACTCGATGATGTCGCCGACCACCGGATGGTCGTAGCGCAGCCGCTTCAGCACCTCCTTGTCCGTGGACGGGCGGTCCCCGGAGCTGGTCATGGCCAGCGGCTTCAGCTTCAGCTCGTCAAAGAGCAACCGCGACACGTCGGCGGCGGAGGCCGGGTTGAACGTCCCATAGGTCGCGAGCCGCCGCGAGACCTGCTCGATCTCCATTCCGAGGTAGGCGTCGAACTGGCCCATCGCTGCTCGGTCGGCGGCGATGCCCCACCGCTCCATCTGCTCCACGGCGTCCGTCGCCCGGTGCACGATGGACGTCCACACCCGGCGGATCGGCGGGTCGGCGTCGAGCTGGCGCTCCTCCATGTCTCCGAGCCGGGCCGTCGCCACGGCGTCTCGAGCGCAGTAGCGGTCGCGAACTTCGGGCGGAATGAGGGCGAAGGCGAACCGCTTCGGGTCTTCGTCCGGGGCCGCAACGGCGGCGAGCAACGCGGGGTCGTTCCCCTCGAACATCGCCGCTTGCCGGGACTTCCTGTCTCGGCGCATGTCACGGATGGCCGCCACCGCCTTCTCGAGCCAGGACTCGTTCTCCTCCTTGTGCCCACCCATCCCGACGAGCTCGGCGCACACGTCGAGCTTGGCGTTGACGTCGGCACACAGGAGCCGCCGCCAGAGCCGGGTATCGCCGTAGGTCCCGCGTACCTGAACGCCCCACGCCGCGTACACCGACTGGTTGTCGCTCTTGATGTTGTGGCCGACCTTCCCGACCGCCGGGTCGGCCAGCAGATCGAGCAGCGGCCGCCGCGTCGCCGGGTCATGGAGCGCGTTCCTGCTCCAGACGTAGGGCTCGTCTGTGCCAGAGGAGCACACCGCCGCGGTCACGACCTCGAAGAACCGCGTGAACGGTACGCCCGACCACTCCAGGTCGTACGCGCACCAGGGAGCCTCGTCCCGGATGTCCGCGACCGCGGCGGCTGCATCGTCCGGCGTCTCGACCAGGTGGTAGCTCGCGGCCCAGGGCGGTCGGATAGGAACGGGCCGCCGCAGGGCGAAGGCAATGTCGTCCTCGATGAACCGCTGGAGCGTGGGATTCCGCTCCCCGGCCGCCGGGTGCGGAACGAAGAACACGGGCACGAGAGCCCCATCTGGCATCCGCGTCCAGGCGTAGCCGCTGCGGACGCTCATCACCGGAACCGACCGTCCGACCAGCCCGAGCGCAGCCTCGGCGCCAAGCGCGATGATGCGCTGCGGTCGAGCCTGTCGGAGTATGCGACGGAGGTACGGGCGGCACTCGGTGATGCTGTTCGCTGGCAGCGACCTCCCCTGTCCCGGGAAGCACCGAACGACGTTGTCGTAGACGGCTGGACCGGTCCAGTGTCTTCCAACGATCTCACGAAGCGTCTTTCCGCTCTGGCCTACATGCGCGCGGCCGGCCGTGTCCTCGACCTTTCCTGGGTGCTTGCCGATGAACACGACCCCGCCAGGGGTTCCGTCCGCTGGGAGACAGGGATGGCGCGCGAGTGCGCCGAGCTTGCACCGCGAGCAGCCACGGTCGATGTCCAGCTCGGCCCCTGTGCTGACGGGGCTGACCGGCTCCTCCGGGTATAGCGGGCGGCTGCGCACGGCTCCGCTACGCGTCCAGACCCATGACTGTGATGGCCCGCCGAACACGCTCGTCGGCGTTCCGGATGCGAGCCAGCACCTGGATGTCGTCCTTGACCTCCAGGCACCGGCGGACGATCTCCTCCGGGTCGCGGATGCCGGAGTCGTAGAAGTAGGCAACCACGTCCCGTATCTTCTTCGCCTCGGTCAGCTCGCGCGGCACCCCTCCCGTGCTCGGCGCGGCGACAGGCACCGCCGGGGCCGGGGCCGGGGCCGGGGCCGGGGCCGGGTCCGAATGCACCGGCGGAGGCGCCGGCTGCTCGACCACCGGCGAGGCGGACAGGGAGAAGTCGTCGGCCGGCTCGGGCTCGCTCTTAGCCATCGCTCCGACGTCGTCCTGCACCGTCGCTGCGGTGCCCGCCCCGCGCCTCCTTGCTGGCGGCTTCCGTGCCGACTTCACCTCGGCGGCGGACGGTTGCTCGGCCGGGGCCGGCGGCGTAGCGGAGGCTGGAACCGCGGCCGGAACGACAACCGTCTCGACCTTCGGCTCGCCCGTGTGCAGCACGGCCATTGCTCGGGCCGCCGCCGCCGGAGCGGCCGCCGCCATCACCACCTCCTGCTCGCCCTGCGGCATCGCGCCCACGACGTGCCCCGGCGCACCGCCGAGAGCAGCGATGAGCACGACCGCCTCGTCCGCGTCCAGCGCATCGATCCAGAGACGGCGGATCGCGCCATCGTACCCGACGTTCTTCACGGTACCGCGGATCTCCGCGGTCGCCTGGAACCCCGTCACTCTCAGCATTGCCATCGGTCCATCCTCCTCTGTACGGTCATTGCGCGCCAGCCGCTTCGTTCACCTTCTGCGTCAGCCAAGCCGGGTCCACCGAACCGGGGTCCTCCCCGGGCGGGAGCTTCACCCACGAGGCGGCTGCTCCGTCAAGCTGCAATCGCATCGCCAGCATCTCGCACTCCAGCCACGCGTCCCCATCGAGACAGCACACGACCGGGCGCGGTGCCCTCCTGAGCTTTGCTTCCTGTCCCGCGCTCGGCTTGCCCAGCAACGCCACGACGTCCGGCCAGTAGGGGAGCGCGTCGAACGTGCCTTCCACCACCATGACCGGGCGGTCTGTCTCGACCAGGAGAGCGGCTTCGTTGAAGACCGTGTTGAAACGATCCATCCCCCCGGCCGTGAGGTACTTCGGGATAGCTGGCGGGCACTGACCCCAGAACCGCCCTTGCCAGCCAACCCACGTCCGCCTGTCCGCGGCGAGGACGGGAACGACGACACGCCCGCGCGCCCAGCCCCGTAGGCACGCGCCGATCTGCACGTCCCGGATGGTCTGGCTGCTGACCCTCCGCCGACGGAGGTAGGCCCGAGCCGCCGCGAGCACCGACGCAGAGTCCCCTGGCGGCTCCCATAGGGGCGTCCAGTCTTCGGGCGGCCCGAGGTCGGGCGCACCCTCCTCCGGCTCCTCCGCGATACGCGCAGGCGCGTTCTTGTCGCCGGCGCGGAGGTAGCCCCACGCGGCGCACCGAAAGCAGTGGTACCGCCCGGTGTCGAAGTTGATGCCGAGCGAAGCACGCCGGTCCTGCGTCCCGACTCGCTGAACGCAGAGCGGACACGAGCAGCGCGCCCATCCCGTGCGCCCGGTGTGGTCCGCAAGCCGGACGGCCCGCCGCACAAGCTCCAGGTCAGCTCCCGGTTCAGAAGAGGTCTGGTAGGTCATCGGACGTCAACTCCGCGATGGGAGCGATCCGCGCGCACTCCAACTCGGTCGGCAACGTGACCGAGCCACCGCGCTTCCCTCCCCGGTTCTTCGCCACGTAGTACTCGATCTCGGAGCCGTCTTCGCTCATTCGCAACACGATCCAGAGGTCGGACACCCTGATCTTGTGCTGGGAGTCAGCACCGTCATCGGCGCCCTGCTTCTCCTTGCCGCCCTTCGCCTTCCGCCGGCTCTGGCACGCCGTCCAGACCCACCCGTGGCGCTTCACGGCGAACTCTTCCCGGAGCCCGCTGTAGACCTCGCGCATCCCTTCGTAGTCGCGCATCTTGCTGTGCCCGAGGAGGTCGGCGTAGTCCACGACCAAGAGATCGGCCTTCCAGCCTTTCCGCTGCTCGACCTGGTCGACCCACTCCATGAGGTCGGCGACCCTGGTCACCTCCGGCGCCCAATGCCCGACCTCGCACCGGCCGAGCGGAAGGTCCCCGAGCCGGTGCGCACAGTCCCGCTCCATCGAGCCTTCGATGATGGTGTCGATGGGGATGCCGGTCAGGTTCGCCATGAGCCGCGCGAGCCACTGCCCGTCGTTCAGCTCCAGCGTCGCGACCAGCACGTTGAACCCGCCCATCAGCGCGGACCCCGCCATGTGGCAGAGCAACATCGACTTGCCGTCGCCGCTTCCACCCATCGCGACGGACAGCGAGCTGATCGGCGGCCCGCCGCCCAGCTCCGTGTCCAGCTCGAGAATCCCCGTGCGGAGCCGGTCCGTCTGACGCAGGTTGCGCACGACGGCGAGCGCGTCCGGCCCAAGCTCCACTCCGGTGACGGCCTGAGTAGTTCCGAGTCGACTGGTCGCCTGGAGATGCTCGATCACGTCCGTCAGGTCGTCCCGGGTGGCGACCCGCTTCATGGCCATGCGCACGGCCTCTCGGTTTCGCCGTTCCTGGAGAACTGGAACGAGCTCGTGGACGACGCCGTCCACGGGCGGTGGGTTCTCCCAGTCCTCGAGTTCATCGACCAGGTCCGAGACGGCCATCACCTGTTCGTGTGTGACCCGCCCTTCGTGCCGCCAGCGCGCAACCCGCTGGACAACAAGCGTTCCGCTTCCAGGTCCCCGGCCCGTCTCCGCCGCAATCGCCGCCACCGCCTTCGCGAGCAGCTTCGCCTCCTCCGAGCCCAGCGCGTCGGGCTCGATGCTCCCTCCGACCTGTCCCCACACCCGCGGTTCGAGAACCAGATGGCGAAGGACCGCCAGCTCGAACGCACGGGTGAACCCGTACTGCTCTGTTCCGTCTGTCATGGTCGCCCCGGGTTATTGCGCTCCGTCGACCCAGATGAACGTCCCGCGTGCGGCGTCGTCGCGGAGCCCGCTCATCGCGGTGACGCAGCGTGAATGGACTTCCGCGAGCAGAGCCGCCGCGTGCTCCGCACCACGCGGGAAGAACTCGGAAACGACGGAACGTACCTGGTCGTCTCCGGCTGCTCCCGCCGTCCGCGCCACAAGGGCATCCAGCTTGCGCTCCATCGCACGGAAGCGGTACAGGAACGCCCGGCCGACCGGGTCGTAGGTGACGCGCCCGCCAAGGTGCCGCTGCCGGATACGGTACATTCGACGAACGCGCCCCTTCTGCACCTGGTCCCCGGACAGGACGAGCTTGATCGGCGGCTGCCCGCCCTTCTCACGCGACCACCACTCCAACGACCACGCCACCCACTCAGCGGGCTCCACGCTATGCTCGGCGCAGGCAGCCCAGAAGTCCAGAGCAGCAACGCCGAGCTGCCCGTGACCCTTCGCCAGCGAGTGCGCCCGGACATCGTCCACGTTCTGGAGCGCCCGCCGAGCGGTCAGCCACAGCCGCCCGAGATGCCGACACACGTCGGGGCCGGCCGTCGTGGGCGTGGCCGGCGGCGGGTTCGGAGTACGAACGGCCAGCTCCGCGGAGCGCCCATCGGGCAGGCGCAGACTCGGCACGAACGGCAGCGCCAGCAGCTCCCGCACGCCCCGCCTTGGGGCTCCGTCCGGCGCGTCGGAAGGGCCTGCTGATGGGGCGACAACCCCCGCAACCCCGTCTCGATGTTCGACAAATTCCCCGCAAGGCGTGCCCTGCGTCCCGGACGCGGGGCACGTCTTACGAGCGAACGAAGTGAGCGAGTAAGACTCCATAGTTACCAACGTCATGTCCACGATGTCCTTCGCGGGCGCGCGGCTTCGCGCGAGCGCATGCACCGCCCCGGGCTGCACCTCCCCGTAGGGGAGGGCAGACTCCGCCCCGACTCCGTCTAGAACGCCGTCCTTTGGACTGGCCATCTTGCTTGCGGTGCCCAATCCTATTTCCAGAGTTGTTTCGCGCTGCTCCTCTGTTTGTCGCCCCGTTTGTCGCCCCGCTTGTCGCCCCGCTTGCCGCCCCGCCTGCGCGCCCACGTCCTTCCCGTTGCCGCGCCGCCCGCCTTCGGCCCGCCGCAAGGCAGCCTTCGGGACGACGTCGTCGGCACCGAGGACGGAGCCGCGCACCCGGCGCACGGACGACGAGCCTGACGCCGAGCTGAGCAACCCAGCGACCCGGAGGCGTTCCAGCGCGTGGCGCGTCTGCTTCGGGGTGAGCCCGGAGGCCGTCTCCATCTCGAACGCGCAGAGCGTCACGTAGCCTCCGTGGGCGGCGGCAACCAGCACCCGCCAGAGGCACGCAGCCGAGGTGCCCAGGTGTCGCTCTAGCTCGCCTTGGCCAAGTCGCATAGGGGTAACTGGGCCAGCGCGTGATCGCTCACGTCGAAGCCCTCCCGTTCGTAAGCCCGGCGCCGCGTCTTGGAGTGGCGCTCGAGCACAGGGGTGCCCACGTCGTTGATGTCCCACACGTCGAACCCGTCCTTCCCGTCGGGTCGGCGCATTCCACGACCGATTCTCTGGAGAGCAGCGATTGTGCTCTTGCCGCCCGCGCCGACGATGACGCTTGCGAGCGCCGGGATGTCGATGCCCTCCTGCCAGACGACCGAACAAATGACCACGTCCAGGTCGCCCCGTTCCAGGGACCGAATGGCGTTGCTCCGCGTCGCCTGCTGAGAGTTCCCCCACACGAACGCAACCCGAAGGCCTGCCTTCTCCATCAGCGTCCGGAGCGCCATTCCGTGCGCGGTCAGCTTGACGAAGACCAACGCGGGCTTCCGCGCGAACTTCGCGATGGCGACGAGTGCGTCGTTCCGTTCCTTCGACCGGACGACCGCCTCGCCGTAGACCCCGCGGTACGTTGGCCGGATGACGTACTGCTCGACTGGGACCATGCGCACCGTGGGAGCAGCCAGGACGCCAGCCTCGATGAGCGCCTCAGCACGGAGGCGGTAGACGACAGGACCGAGAGCGCCGACCGCCATCAGCGACCGCCTGTCCTCTCGGTCCAGCGGGGTGCCCGAGAGGCCGATCCTGTGCCGGGCGTGCACGAACTCCATGGCCACTCCGTAGAAGGTCCGCGCCGGAAGCGTGTGGGCCTCGTCCACGATGAGCCCGCGGGTTCCGGCGACCAGTGCCCGCCCTTCCGGCGCGGCGAGCTTGGCGTAGATGGTCTGGAACGTCCCGACGGTGAAGTCCCCAAGGTCGTGATGCCCGTCCCCGAACCGCGCGGCCGGGGCAAGGGCGAGCCCGTGCTCGGCCGTCCGCTTGTCGTACCGCTCGGCGACCTCGTACATGATGCTGGAGCGGTGAACCACGAACAGCCACTTCCCGGGCAACGCCCGGGTCAACCCGATTGCGACCTCCGTCTTTCCGCCTCCCGTTGCCAGCCAAAGCAACCCGCGCTCGCCCTTGATGGCCGCCTCCAGTGCGTCGCGCTGGTAGGGTCGCAGCCAAGCGAGGTCTGCGGCGGGGTCGCGCTGCAGCCCCGGCTGGCGGGCGTCCCGCCATTCCACGCTGAACCCCTGCTCCTTCGCCCGGTCGTGTACCAAGCGGAGCAGCCCGCTCGGAAACGTGTCCGAGAGCGGATCGTATAGCCGGATGCGCGGAGGCTTGACCCGCTTCGCGCGCCCGCCCCGTTGCTGCCGGAAGGCGTTGCTCTCGTCCACGAAGGTCAGGTAGCCGATGAGCCACCTGGTCTCGTCGTCCGAAGCCGCAACCACCCGCGTCGCGCAGTTGCCGATCTCGAGCTTCATGCGGCCGCCTCGGACAAGATCATCGAGCGTACCGGCTCTGGGTAGTAGGCGCCGAGCTGGGCTGCATGTACGAAGCGGAACCGCCCAATGCGGAGCCCTCCCACGGTGCCGCTGTCGATCAGTCTGTAGATCGTCGTCGCGTGGACGCCGGCCCGGCGAGCAGCCTCGTGGACGGTCATGTACCCGGCCCGCCGCATCTTATCCACCAACTTCCCTGGTCCTCCCATGACTTCACCTCTCGCGGTCCGCTCCCGCGGCCGCCTACACGGTGTCCGTGTAGTCCTCGCACCGAAGTTGCTCGCGGAGCGCCCGCTCCTCCTGACTCTTCGACTGCCACATCGGCGGGGTCACGAGGACGTGCCCCCATGCGCCGGCGACCTCGTCCATCATGCGTGACCAGGGGTAGTGCGGCGCGCGGAGCCGCGCCTTCCGAATGTTCGCGATCGGGAGCTCAAGCCACGCCGTGCCGCGCTCCGCTATGAACGCGCGGGCCAGCCTGAAACGCTGGTCCTGCAACACCCGCAAGAGCAGCACGCGCCTCGGTCGCTGCATATACTGCGTCGCGCCGACAACCTTCGCGAACCACTTTGGCACGTACGGCCGGGACTCGGCCTTGGCGAGTTTGTAGCTTCCGTACGAGTACGCGAACCCGCCGATGTCTTGGACGACGCGAACGCCTGCGTCCGCGGCAATGCCAAGCACCCCGGAATGGACGACCGTCATTCCCCGCCCCGCCCACCGGCGCTGCGCCTCAGCGACACGACACCAGTCGCTTTCGTGGTGCCCCATGCCGGCCACGTAGTTCTGCCCGCAGCGGTGGCACACAACGATGACCCGCGTCCGTCTGGGCTGAAGCCGCGCCTCCGCCTCGATGATCCTGGCCTCGTTGTCCGTCTCCGGATGGGCATACATGCCGCTCTCCTTCAGCGGAGCGCCAACGCCACCTCGCGCAGCGTCTCGTCTTCACGGACTGCGGCGCACGTCGCCCTCGCGACGGCGCGAATGTCCTCGACGCGCACGCCCAGCCGCTTTGCCACAGCCGTCGCCGGCTCGTCGCCGAGCAGGTAGGTCAGGGCGAGTGCCCCATCCGGCCGTGCCTCGATGGCTTCCCGCAGCCGGCGGAAGGCGCGTGCCCGGTCCAGCAATCGGTCTGCCGACTCGGCCTCGCTGTGGAACTCCTCGAGCGGCACTGACCGCGTGTCGCAGAGCAGCGCGCCCAGCTTCCTGGTCCCGGCGTGGACCGGGCTCCACTGGTACACGACTTCGCGCCAGAGCGCGGTGTTGACCGCCCGCCAGACGTACGACGTGAGCAGCGCCCCGCCGTCCGCCTTCCAGGTGCGCTGGGCGCACGCAGCAGCTTCCCATGCCGTCTGGCCAAGGTCGTCGCGATCCGCGTGCGGATACCGTATCGCATACCGCTTGACCAGGGATTCAACGACCTTCTCGATTTCCATCGTCGCCTCCAGCCGCCCGCGGAGGAACCCGCGGGACCCGTCTTACAAGGCAACCGAAGCTCCGCACGGTCGACTCCAACTCGCGGAGCCCCGGTTCGTCGTAGGCGTCCCACTCCGAGTTCCATAGGGGCACGCCCGATTCCTCGACCAGCATCCGCACAGGGTAGAACAGCACGGCGCTGCCGGAGAGCCGCGCCATGGCCACGTCCAGGATGACGATCCGTCGCCGCGTCGGCTGGAGCGGTGCCTCCCGTGGCCCACCGAGCCGCCGGGAGGCCTCCTCGACTTGGACATTCCGAGCGTGCGCGGGCGGTAGGTGGAAGGTCAGCCAGGCCACGGCTTCCGCGTAGGCGCGCGGAAGCCGTGGCTTGACGGATGTCGGCGGCACCCTCGGCTGCCCGACCGTCTTCATCTCAGACCGTCTCTCCGGGCTGGATGTCCGCCGCGTTCAGGAACGGCAGCAGGTTGACGAGCGCGTGTTGCTTCGCGGAGCAGCCGGTGGCCAGCCGCGTCGAGATGGCGGCCCGCGCCGCGGTCACGACCAGGTCGTACACCGACGCGTCTGTGACGATCCGGTCGATGATGCCCCACAGCGCCTCCACACGCGCTTCCCGCCGTTCGCAGCGGTCACTCCGCACGAGCGCCGCGCAGGCGGCCATCACGGCGTCCGTCCTGTCCAGGCGGTGCGGTTCGTGCGTCCAGGCGATGCGTCCGTCGAGCAGCATCTCCGGGTCCGGAAGGGCAACGTCGACGATGAAGGTCACGAGCTGGGCACAGGCACCCGCCCCAACGAACGCGGTTATCAGGTCGTCGCGCACGGCCTCGTCGGCGCGATGGACGAAGCACCCGGCGAGCGCCCTGGTCGCCATCTCCCAGGTGCGGGGCGACGGCCACGCCCGACCGCGCGCCTCGCTCCCCGCCTCGGGCTGGTCGTGGAGGTGTTGCTCGAACGACTTGATGAAGGCGCCGACGATGCCCTTGGCCTTCGCAAAGGCGGCGGGCCAAGCGTTCAGCACCCGGGCTTCCTCGACCGTGGGGTCGAGGACGTCGTCGTCTTCATGCTCTGAGGTGCCGTTGACGCCGATGAGCCAGTCGCACCACTCGCGGGCGTCGGGCTTGTCGAAGTCGAGGTGACCGAAGCGGTTCGCGAGCGGCCCGCCCAGGTCATACCCGCCCACCGCGTCCATGACGCTGTTCGCGGCCGCGGTGAAGCGGATCATCTTGCTCAGCTCGTGGTCGCCCAGGAAGCCGTCCAGCACCATCCTGAGCAACGCCTTCTGGGTCTGCGGCTCGACCGTGGTCAGCTCGTCGGTGAGCACCACGCCCCGGCCGCCGCCTTCGACCTCGACGTCCGCGGCCCACGCGGGCGGCGCGAACTCCATGTACGTCGACTTCCCCTTCAGCACGGGGATCGGGAAGCCGCCGAAGTCCTCGGGCCGTCGGATGGACCCGAGCATGGTATTGCAGACCAGCCCGCACCGACGGGCGGCTTCCTCGATGCGGCGCGTCTTGCCCACGCCAGGCGGTCCCCAGAACAGCAGCGGCAAGCCCCACCGCCCGTTCAGCCCCGGGGTGAACCACGCGACCTTCAGTACGGCATTGATGTCCATGACCAGCCTCCTTCGCTTCTTTCCCCGCGGCCCGTCATCCGCGGTACTCGACCAGACCTCAGCTTACCCCTGCGTTGCATTCGTAGCAAGCGAAACATTGGCGGCGGAGTGATCCCTCCTGTTGCTCCACCGTGTGCTCACGCGCTAGCCCCTTCCACGTCGTCGGATTTGATCTCCACGAACTCGCCCCACGGCTGCGTTCCTGTCGGGAACCACGGCTTCTGCGCCCCGCGGCCGACGAGCAGCCACACGGTCTTGACCCCGGCGGGCGGGCGAGCGGGAGCCGGCCCCTGCCCGTCCGTCGCGAAGACCACGACCTCCGGCCGCGGCCGGAGCTTCTCGACCGCCTCGAACACGGGGCGGAAGTCCGTTCCGCCACCGCCGACCAGGGCGGCCAGCACCTCTCGGCGCGTCCTGACCTCGCGGAGTGCTCCAACCGTGGCGTCGCAGGCGATGAAGGTTGCCGACGCGCCGATTGCCTTCAGGATGCCGTCCGCCTCGCAGACTGCGTCGGCAAGCTCGCGCGGCGACATGGAGCCGCTCGTGTCCACGGCAATCGCCACGCGCGGAACGGGCTGGACCATGTCCGGGAGGATTGGCCGGCCCGGTCCGAACCCGTAGACGGCTTGGCGACGGCACGGTCGGCTGTACGTGTACGTCGTCGCCCCGGCGCGGTACTTCACGGCGGTTCGGCAGACCTCGCCGAGCTTGGTGCGCCAGTCGACCTTCGGCGGCTTCAGGAACTCCTCGGCCCAGCGCACGAGCCCGCCCGGAACGTCACCCCGCCCCTTTGCGGCCGCGGCACGCACCGCTTCCGCGACCTGACGCTGGATGGCTCGCTGCTCGGCCGGGGTGCGGCCGACCTTGTCGGTCTGCGGCGCGTACGTCTTCTCGATGGGGAGCGGCCGGCCGCCGCCCGACCCGTCCCAGCCACCGCCGGCCACGGGCTTCTGCGGTGCGTTCTTTCCACACGCCGGGCAGTTGCCGTTGCTTCGGCTACCGCTGGCCTCTGGGCCGCCGCCAGCGTCGTCCTTCCCGGGTTGCCCGCCCTCGCCCTTCCCCGTTCCAGACTTCCCGCTGCGCGCTGCCTGGCCCTTCGCCTTGCCCTTCCCAGCACCCTCGCCCTCGCCCTCGCCCTCGGCGTCTTGGTCCTGCTCGCCCGGGTCGCCCTCCTCCGTGCCCTTGCCATTCTGCTCGCCGGCGGCGTCGCCCTTGCCCTGCTTCCCCTTGCCCTCACGGCCGCACTGCTGACAGCTCTGCTGCTCCTTGAGGAGCGCCCGGAAGTACGCCTCCGCGGTCCAGCCACGTTCCAGGCCGAACTTCTCGGCAAGGATTCCACCATCGTCTGGCAACGCGACGCCGGCCGCGACGAGGTCGTCGTTGATCTCCATGTCCGTCGCGAT